CGTGTACCTTCAATAACAGACTGATATCCAAAGTAAGCTTGCGTATCCAGCACCAGGTCTCCCTCTGAAGAGGAAACGCGCGTGCGAGTGCGAGGCCAGTCTAAGCGAGCGTCTAAATTAAACTGATATGCCGCTTCTGCTGCATCGCCGTTAAACAAGATTGATGCCGGGCTGTGAGCAGTATTGTTAACAAGCGATCCCGTGGGCAGATGGCCTGCGACACCTTGACCACCAAGGACCCAAGAATTAAGATTTGTAGTCCCTTCCTGGTCCTTAACATTCGCAATAGTCGAGTCTTCGGCAATCCAAAGATTTCTAGGCACGACCGGACCGAAACAACCATAAGGCAGAAGACCTTCTGCGCCGGCATTGTCAACCAACGGAGAGGTTTCAACACGAATATGCTGTGAGTGGTTTGGATAGTCACCATGCTGGCGAATCACCTTGTTCGTCGCGTCGTAAGTGTATTCACGGTTACCAATAACCCGAGCAATAAAGTTAGCAGAAGTTGGATTTAAGTTTAGGCCACTGTAGCGCTCTAGCACAACTGGGTTATTGTCAGTGTCGTTGGCGCGCCGCACCAAGACAGAGAAAGTGCCGAACTTGTTAAACTTATCCGATGGAGCTTTGATGTCTTGAATAGAGATCTTGATATCTCTGTTTGTGTGCGCACCATTGTCAAGTGCAACAAGACGGAAAAGCTTTTCGGTGTCATCAATTGGATTAAAGTCCGCGTAGTTTGTACCGCGCGTGTCTTGAGAAATAAACCACCCAGTTTTTGCTGCTGCAGCAGTGCCGGTGGATCCCAGGTGATTTGACCAATCAGTGCTACCCTGCTTAAGGCCTAAAATCACACCCAAGAACTCACCACTGTGGTTTACCGCAGTGCCGGTGACCGCTAGCTGTGTTCTAACCGGCTGGTCAAAAGTCTCTCCAAGCCAGTAATGCTCTTGTGTGCCGCCACAATCCGTGCAGACCAAATCTTCATTAGTTTTTGTTGGGTCAGTGTTGAACACCTTTCGAATGTAAAGATCAGAATCCTTGTCAAAATTAAAAGTTGCGCTCTTTTGTACACCAGTGTTAGCGGCAGCAGTTGTATAACCGTCCTTGACAACCTTAGCAGTAAACTTTTGGTCGGTGGAACGAATAAGCACACCTGCGCCTTCGCGGGGTTGACTATCGCGGGCAGTACCGGACAGAACAACGGCTCCGTCTTCAACATACCAAATCGCTGCTAGCGTTCCCGTAACATGCATCGTGTTGATTACGTGACTGTCATTTGCGACAGTTACTTTGTCTCCAGATACAAGAGTACCTCTAACGGGATCCTGTGGGACGCCGTTTGCAACAAATCGAATTGTAGAAGTCGTACCACCTTCGCCCGCAGCTTGAATATCAAGCAAAGCGCTGCCGTCTGCGGTGTCCTTTGTTGTGGCGGTCACGCCATACAGACGTGCTTGGTTGAGCGAATTTTGAATTGAATCGCACAGGTTGGCTGTATCGCCACTGATGCCGGAGGCGCCAATTTTCGTTGCGGTACTATCAGCAATTGCAACATCGCCGTCAATCTGGGCACTATATACGTTGCCAGACTGATCTGTAAAAGTTAGAGTCTCTCCACCCGAGAGCGAGACGTTGGCTGCGACGATGTCAACAGTTGTTGTCGAGCCGCGCTTGTCCGGGTCGGGCATAACAAAAAGACCGTAAGCTCCGCCAGAATCGTTGATGCTGTTGTTTAGAGTGTTCGCAGTTCTCCAGCCAGCTTGTCCTTTAAGGTTGGTGGAGCTGTAAGCTTCAGCGGAATCTGACTGTTCTCCAAGCAAGCGGAAAACAGTAACAGGGGAGTTGTTTCTTAGCCATGCTTGCACAGCATAAGCTGCATAAGTCGGAGCAGTCATTGCTCCGGTTCGCCAGACGTCGCCGCCTGGATTTCCATCTGAAGGGTTGCCGAAGAGCGACACAAACTCAGGAAAACTCTCTACTTGAACCGGTCGCATCGCAGGGCCTTTGGCAAACCTACCGATAACAACTGGGCCCATCTCTACGGGCTGCGGTGGTAGGGCAGATTCATCAATCTCGTTGATGAAAACGCCCGGTGATACAAACTTAAACTTATCAACTGCCATGTCTTAAACTCCCTATACGTCATTCGGTTGAAATACGCTGTGCATTTTCTTTAATAAATAGTATATGCTCTTGCCAAAGTCCTTTAAAATCTAAATTCACCATCGACGTCTTGCATGATGACCCGCTCCCTCGCAAAACGTATCTGGACAGCATTTTCGCGACGTACGGCACGTGGTGTTATTTGGTTATCTCCGTTACCTATTAAATATCCCAATACTTTAATTGTGACTGCTGTCTCAAACTTCTTCTCTTCCTGCTGGTAGTTTGCAATATTGTTGTTCGCTGCGAAACTATCTTCAACAAACGCCTCATATGTGTTTCTATTGTGGCTTATCATCGCTCTTCGATGACCATTTGTATAGCGGATGAAAGGTGTCAATAGATCATTCATTTGTTGTTGATATTCTGTCCTCAAACTTATCTTATAGTCAATCTCCACATAAACCGGCACAGGGATTGTTATGGTTTCGTATACAATTTTTTCATTTTTTTTATTTTTATAAATTGGGTGGTGCATCTGGCCTTTTTGTCTCATAGCATCCATTTTTGCAAAATTGGATGTTTTGTCCTGCTTGATGACTCGATTAACTGTCAGGAAGCCTCTTTTGATGTCTCCAGTGGGGTCGAGGGCGGCATATGGTAGAGTTTTCTTTTCAAGATCTTTAACAACTGCACCTCGCTCAATGGCGATAACTGGATAAATTATCATCCCGTCCGCGTCTCTTTTAATTGAGTCATTTTTGACATTTTGTGCTCTTTCTGCACCACTCCAAATTACTGGGACCTTCACAAAACCTTTATTAGTCTTTGTTTGAATATCTAATGTCTTGTCAACAAAAGCATACAGAGCCATATCGATGTCTTCAAAAGTAGATTCAATGCGTGGAAGATCGCGCTCTGTGTCTTCATTTTTAGGGCTACGTGGCATCGAAAAGACCCTCCCGTGCCTTAATGCACTGTGCAACTATTTCAAACCTCTTGTCAGCTTGGCCAAAAAGCTCTTTTGGTTCCTTGAGGCTGACTATCTCATAGTGTACCTTGCCATACAAAACGAAGTCTCCTTCTCTTACAAACAAATCTTGATCCTTTGTCAATCTTCTCTTGTGAAAATAAATCGCTAGCTTCGCAGTCTTATCAACACCATAAAAGTCAGTCGCTGTTTCTTGGCCCTGAAATTCAATCAGTGCGTAAACCCTGACAGGTGGAAGAAAAGACTTTACAATTGCTTCGTTGTAAAGGGGGTGAAAGTTCGTGTGTTCCAAGTCAATAGGATAGTATAAAACTTGCTGGCCAATCACGCGCTCAATTAATTCATCATTAACTTGTTTGACTAAATCTCGCTCTTTTTCTCCTAAGAATAGAGGCGGAGGTGGAGCTTCTGGTTGTGACCATTTGTTTTTCTTATTAGACATAACTCACTACCCCTGGTAAATAAACATTGGATAAGTTTGAATTATGCCCTGTGATTTCTCTGCCATGTTTGACTGCAGTTCTGTCATTTTCTCGTAGGTCATCTCATCTAGCACTTTTTGCAACTCTTCTCTTAATTTAGACTGCTCTTCTTTGCCTTCTGTAATCAGCGCAGTGCCGTTAAGTTGCACATTACTATTAGGAATTGGAATTTGACCAAACTTACTTCTAATCTGACCCAAGACTTCCTTGCTCAGGGCTACAGCGAATCTCCTAATCCACTGTTTTCCTATGCTGTTAATGTTTTTGTAAGGTATGTTAGACAAAGGAAGTGTGTTCATGTTGTTCACACCCTGTACGCCGTCTCTGCGATCGGATTGTTCTTCCCACGGGTCTTGTTCAACAGTAAATTCAATCCAATATTTATCAAGGCCAGCAGATGTTGGCATCGGATGAATTCTTATGTTGTTGTTCCTAATTTCATAAGAGTAGTGAGAATTCCTAGTATAAATTGCATCCTCATAGGCGATCGCCTGAAGTTTATTTTGCCATGGCGGAATAATCTCGTAAGTTGAGTCATCCGCAAACATGCCATATGTCGACATGTTGCCGATAGTGTTCAGCCCTCCATAGTAGCCATAGAACCTCCACATAGCATGCGGTGTCTTATAATAAACTCTTCTAATTTTTATTCGATTATTGTCAACTTTATTATAAAACGATATGTTTGCGATGGAAGAAGAGGTCTGTATAATCTGTTGCAGATCATAATCCTGGACCTCTTCATCTACTGTAAAAGACGCAGAATAGATGCCTTGCGTGCCCCCCAGGCCAGTTTCAGTAATCGTATTGTCCATCACTCTTTTAGAATACCCAAATTCAAACTTAGGATACTTTAAGGCAACATCTTTGAGGGAGTCGTAGTTTATTTCCACCGGATGGGTTGACCCCGAAAGCTCACCATCGCTATCAAAGCTCCCAGTTGTGGCGCCGAGCGAGCTATGTAAAATATTTTTCGCTTGATGAACATTAACGATATAAGAGTACTCTAAGACAGCCTCTTCATAAGAGGAGTACACGTTCTTCTCTGTAAGCTCAATATCTAGAACATCGCCGCCCAACTTTCTATAGACATAAGCTACTTGCTCAACAGCTCCAGTAATAAAATTATGGTCGTATAGGTCAGAATCTTCGTCAGCGTAAAGTCCATATGGATAGTTGGATGCAACATTTGCCACCGTATACGTGCCGGTGACTGGAAGCACAACTTTCGAAATTTCAGAGCTAGGTGTTAAAGTGGGTAGTGCCATCGCATCGTGTCTCCTATCAAGGTAAATAGTTTTTATATAAAAGAAAACCCCGGCTAGTTGGACTAACCGGGGTTTTTAGCTCATGCTAACCTAATTTGTTTAGCCAGTGAAGTCTTGGACAACAACCAAACCATACATATCAGGACGTACCATCTTCTTGGCGTAGCGGGTCATGACACCCTTACGTGGTACGAAATCTTCCGTACCGAAGATGGTGGGCGTGATCTGCAGCGGCACATAGGGAGCGTAAACAAATCCACTCTCTAAGAAGCTGCCGCCCTTACGACCGACAAGGATCAAGTTACGCGGGAAGTAGGGGTCAACCCACACATCCCACTTGCGGCTCAGGCTACCAGCCTTCACAGCACCGATGTCGCCTTTGTCATCATCGTGAGTGATGTTGGCACGGAATCCGGAGGTGAACTCCAGAATGTTGGCAACTTCAGGTGAGCACACACAGAAGTTAGCTCCGCCGCGCAACGTCTTACGATGAATCTGGGCCGACACGTCGTTGATGGTCTCGACAAGAGTCTCATACCACTCGGACACGGTACCAGTGAAGTCAGCACCCATCAGTGACTCGTTTGCCACATCAGCGCCAACCTGCGTTCCAGTCGTGCGATCAAGGAACTTACCAGGACGACGCGACCAGTACATGGTGCTAGCCTTTGCGCCCTTAACAAGCTCTTGAACAATCTCACGATCGATCTCTAGAGCAATCTGCTCGGAGAGGACCTGAGTAAGCTCGACCTCGGCATCAAGGTTGTGATAAGCGTTGAGATCCTGGCCAAGCTCAGGGGTCCACTTCGCCTTGAGCTTCTTGCTGACCGCGGTGACCGCGATGCTGTCGACCTTGATGTCGATCTCGCGAATCGTATCAACAACTTCGCCATTGAAAGTGTTGTTGTCGGTGTCATCTGCACCTTCAAGACCCCAGGGAGCCTTACCAACAACAGAGCCAATTGCTCCGCCAGTATCGAATCTATCAGCCTTCGGGAAGTTGACCTTGACCTGGTCGTTGTCAGTATCAATATCGTTGAATGCAGTTGCCTTGGTGTAGACAAGCATAATCTTCGTAGCGTCATCTGGATTCTGACGCGTCAAGCGACGCACCAAAGTTGCGCCATTAAGGTGCTTGCCAGATGCGAGCGCGTTCTGGGCTGTTGCTGCAACAGTATCAATGGCAATGCAGTTAGCCTCGTTCCACTGCGCGTCCGTTAAGCTAGACTTTGCAATCTCGAACACAGCAACGTAAGAGTTGTCACTGATATCAGGATCATGCTGAATAACCTTAAGAGCAGTCTGGGCAGAGCCAGTAAGCTCGCTCTTCTTCTTCGAGCCATCAAGAGTGGTCGTTGAAGTCGAACCGTCAGTTAAGGTTAAGCTGTAGTCAGTCTGAACAACATTGTCGACAGATCCCGTCGGGGACGAGTAGCCGTTGTTAAGAGCGTAAAAGCTCTTCTCAGCGTTAGCCCCAGTAAGGGAAACACCATCGACAAGACCCTTAGCAACCACACCACCACCATAAATCGATTCGGTGGCTGCAGCACCTGCCGAAGCAAGGTCATCAGTGTAGGTAAAGTCCATGAAGAAAATGAGGCCCGAGGGCAAGCTCATCGGCTGAACGGACACAAGGTCATTGGCGATTAGACCACCGAACACGCGGCGGACAATCGGGAAGGCGACCGAGGCAAAGCCCTCAACGTCGCTGGCGGCCATACTCGTTGCTTCCTTAAGAAGCTGAGAGGCCTGATTCTCAAGAAGCCGGGCCATGCCCTGCTTCTGCTGGTCACCGTTAAGACCTTCCAAGAGGCCGGTACGCTCCCACTTATCTAATAGGGCAGCACCTTCTCTCTGGAGGGATCGGTCAACGATGCCTTCAGTTAGTTTTTGTAAAACAGACATTTTTGAAATCTCCTATAAATTTGTTAGTTTTTGTCTATTCCTGCTAGGAATTTCCAACGATCAAACGTTGGACTCTCTTTTCTGGACCGGGATCTAGAATTAGATCTCCCTGCCAGTATCATTGAAGATGGCTTTTGTACTGCTTCACTCAGTGATTTAGGCTGCTGTTTGCGAGAGGTGCTGCCCACTGCGTTTTGAAGTGTCTCAAAAATTACTTTTGCTTCTTCAATAGTTTCGGCGTTGGAGATAGCTTCGACAAGTTTATTTTTTTGTCGCTCATTCAGGGAGGCGCTTTCCAAAGCCTTGTTAGTGTAAAGTAGTCGTGCGTTAGAGACGCTCATATCATCAAGCTTCTCTTTAAGTACAACTACAGTATCGCGCAATCTTGTCATATAATCGCGCGCTTGCTCTAAAGAACCAAGCATTTCTTTGTTTCTGGTCTTCAGGGACTCGTTCATATTCTTGAGCTTGTTGACGGCCGCTCTTTTTGCCGCGCGCTCTTCTCTTACTCGGGAATCTTGCTCCAGCGCAAGCATTTCCTCTTCAGCAAGATTATAGACTGAATCGGGCGTTCCAGCCCAGCCAGATCTTGCCGGTGCGATATCTACCATTAACTCTTCTGAGAGCGCGTCTAAGATTGATTCTTCCAGCTCTTGATCTTCGTCGACGTCTGCGCCCTCGTGATCGAATGTCTCATCGAGGTCTTCGAAGGCTGCGCCATCGGGACCCATCTCTTCTTTGACACAAGCCCCTTCATGGACATTGCCACAATCGGGACACGCGGCGCCTTTGCCCTCTTCCTGCACCTCTTCGTCGCTGTCGTCTTCTTCTGCCAAGAATTCCAAGAGGTCGTCATCAATTTCTGATAGAACCTCATCATCGTCTTCTGGCTCTTCTTCTTCAACAATCTGTGCCAGATCGCTAATTTGTTCAAAAAGCTTGTCAAGCGGAATCTCAATCTCCTCATCGAGGTCTTGAGTGGCTGCAAACGGAATACTCTCAGTTACTGGTGAAATTGGCTCTGAAGGTTCTTCTTCGGCTTCAGCTTCAGGATCCTCACCCATATCTTCGCCTAGGCCGGCAAGCGGGTCTTCTTCAGCACCCTCTTCCTGCTCTTCTAACAATGACTCTACAACATTTCTAATTTTATCTGAATATTTTTCTAAAACGAGAGTCTCGGCATTTTTAACGGCTGCTTCGCGGAGAGCCTCTGCATCTACGATAGCTTGTTCTAACATACTTGACATTTAAATACTCCCAGAAGATAGCTTGTCAGAATAAATAGTATGTTTACGATGAAAATGACCGTTTTTTCAAAGTACCGACTAAGACGTATCGAAAGTTCTGTATCCCACCATCACGTCTACGGTCGCCTCAGAGTTGACAGTGCCAACAACAGTCACCTCAATTGAAATATCGGAGGTAGTAGTCCCGAGCATTGCTACAGCAGCGCCGGTATCAGTGGCGCCAGATATTACGATGCCGTTGGTCTGATTTAAATAATTTGAGGTTGCGCCTAGATCAGTCGACAACATTGGCATATCTTGTCCGCTAGCGCTTAATATAACGTTGCTTACGTATTGCCTATGTCCAGAAGACATGAAGCCAGAGATCACGGCGGCCGATGTAGGCTTAATATAGATATAATCAAGAATTGAATTAGCCGGTAAATCAAGCGTTGTGTCAATCGTGGCACTAGCCGTGCCTAACCCAAGGCCGGTTTTTACAAGCTGAGCGTCTGTCACACCGTACTTGGTGCTGTTTTCCATCTTAATAGGCATAATGGCTCTCCATATGTTATAAATAGAAGGGGGGAGGAAAACCTCCCCCCGTTTTATTTACATGGTGCCATCGAGCGCAGGACCGTAAGCGTCAGGAACATCAGTGATGTCTTCCATGAGAAGCTTAAATCTACGACCAGTCGCATTGTTACGAATGGTTAAGTAGTTCGGTTCCTCGATAAGGACCCAATCTCCGCGGCCGTTGTTCAGGTGTAAGTCCTGGGTGTATACATTTGCCCAAGGAAGTGCAGATGAGCCGAGATCGCCACTGCCCGCAGAGGCTGGGACGAAGTGACCTGCAGAAGTGACCTTGCACTGCAGAGTAGCAGCCTCAGAAGCACCGGTATAGAAACCAAGATACGTTGCATTGTTATCGGCTGCGAAATCGCCCTCCGAAACAGCCTTGATGGCCGCGGCGGTGAGGATTGCGTCAGTGCCTGCACCTTCGTCGGGCGCGGCGAATGCAAGACAGCCAATGACATCATCCGCAGCGATATCAGTCTCGCCGGTTGCGAGAGCAAGAGTTACCGGCTTATCGTCGGCAGTCGCGGTGTGCTTGAGCGTAAGGCCAGTATCAGCAACGTGAATAAGCTTAATTTCTTCGTCTGCCCCAAACTTAAGCTCAGCAGCATCGGACTTAAGCGAGAGGTTATCTTTGACGTAGGCAGAGCCGTCGTCATCTAGGCGAAGAACCTCGGTACCATCATACTGCTTGAAAACAAGATCGTCACTGTCAACCTTAAGCTGGAAAATGACTTCGCCGGCAGTGCCGTCCATGTCAAGAGCCAACTGAGCGGTGCCTCCGTCCATGAAGGTGACATCACCTGCTGCAGAGTCAATCTCAATTGCCGTCGTGGAATCTAAAACAATCTTTCCTCCACTAGCAACAGTCAAGTCCGTCCCATCGCCAGAGATCTTCTCGCCGCTGTCGCCGAATTGAAGCTCTTTGCCAGAAGCGATTAAAAGTGCCGAAACATCGCCGTCAAGACGGAAAACCTCAGTTGCAGAACTACCGTCGTTCACCTTGAAGATCATGTCTTTGTCAGCAATCAAAGTCTGAATAGTGATATCGTCCGAAGACTCAGTAATACTAAACTCGTTTCCGCCAGCGCCGAGGCCAGCCAAGCCGCCAGCTGCAGCAATTGTAATTGCACCGGTTGTAGCTAAGGTTCCAACTGCAGACATGTTGTCGCTGTCATCAACAACGATTGACGAACCCTGAGCGGTACCACCGCCAGTTCCGTTAGTCCTAAGAAGTACGTTATCAGTGCTACCTAGGCCAGACAAAGAACCTGCTGCAGTCCACGAAAGGACACCCGAACCATTTGTCGAAAGAACCTGCCCGTTTGATCCGTCCGCGTTAGGAAGCGTGAATGCCACATTTGAACCAACAGAGGCCGGGGCCTGAAGTGAGATATAGTTGGTACCGTTGCCAGAGTTTTCCATGAACAACAGGGGCGAGGCCGATGATCCACCACCGATTGCGACAGTGCTTTGCAGGCCGATGACGCCCATTGAACTTTTACCAATATCGACCAAGGAGGTCAAGCTTCCATTGACCATGCCAGAGATGACTAGTCCGCCATCTTCTCCACCATTTGTCACATCCGAAAGAACACCATTTAGCTGTGCAGCGATGACGTCGTCGCCATTAGCGTCCTCGACTACGAATTGAACTAACCCACCGGAGTCGTTATTTGCGGCATCGCCGCTATCATTATGAAGTTTTAAAATCGGACCATTAGCGTCAGCGTTCGTATTCTTTAATATCGTAACTGGGCTGGCTGAGGTCGCACTGGTTGAAATTAATGCCATTTTTCTTTCCCTCCAAGAAAAGTATAAAATAAGTTAAATGTAAAAGTGACTTTTGTCGTCGCTTTTAATTAGTATCGAGCAAATACTTAAGGCGCAAATTAATTTTAAAATGTCTATAAGTTATTCTAATTCTTCAAGAACAAACTTATATCTTTTGCCGTTTTTGTTGTTGGTAATGCTCAAAAACTCTTCTTCCTCGATGATAGTCCAGTCGCCGCGTTCGTTTTTAAGATGGAGGTCGCCAGTATAAATATTGGCCCAGCGCTTGGCAGCAGAGCCTAAATCTTTGTCGTTATCAGAGCCTGGTAGGATATGACCACCGACTGTCAATGTTGTGCCATCGTAAGTTAAGTTAGCTTCGGCATCGAGTTCTGTTGTTGTGCTGCCAATTGTAACTAATTCGTTCTCTGTGGCGTTATTAATTGCACTAACTGCGCCACCGCCAGTGCCAACAGCTTGCCAGCTACTGCCATTGTAAAAGTTTAGTGCATTTGTGCTGTCATTATATACAACCAAACCTTCTGCTGGCGAACTGACGGCATCTCGTTGAGTAGTTGTCAGACGAGGCAGCAAGAAACCTTTTGTCGTTGAGGAGAGTTCCAAGATGGCTGAAGAATCGGGGGACGCAGTGCCGATACCAAAACTCCCACCAGTATTAAAATAAGAATTGCCATAGCTTCTCAAGAAAATAGTTGTGGAGTTATTGTTATCATCCATCTTTAATTGATAACCGTGGCCCGCACCTGAAATATACTTTGCCTCGAAGGCGGCTCCGGTGGAGGTGTTTTCCGCTTTGATCCCTTCTCCGTCGTTTGGCGTTGCCACATGAAGAAGTTGGCCGGGGGCATCCGTTCCAATTCCGACTCTTCGTGCTGAAGTGTCAATGCGCATGATTTCATTTGACCCATTAAAATCTTGAAAAATGAGATCTTCGTTAAGGGTCGCAGGCTCAATCAGGGCTCCAGCGCTGCCGCCGGTGCCACGAGAGAACTTAAGAAACTGCATGGAGCCTGTGCCAACAAGCTTAATAGTATTTGTTGCAGAATCCAGCGTAATTGCACCGGCCGAATCCAAATCAATAGACCCGCCAGATGCTAATTCAATATCTCCAGTCTCGGCAGAAGTAACAGTGAGCTTGCTTGCCGCGCTAACATTCATTGTTGCATAACTATCTGAGTCGTACGAGAGTTTCAGCTGCGCGCTGGTTGAAAGCACCTCAAGCGTAGTATCCGGATCGCTCACGCCGATACCGACTTTGTCTTCAGACGCGTCAACAAAAAGCGTGTTCGTGTCAACAGTTAGATCGCCAGTAACAGCCAAGGTGGTCAATGTGCCAACTGATGTTACATGGCCCTGATCGGCGTCAGTAGCCACAGTAATGGTGTTTCCGCTACCCGTTGTTGTAACGCCAGTCCCGCCGGCGATGTCTAACGTTTCACTGTCTAAATCAATGGACAGTGTTCCGCCAGAATCACCTTGGAAATCCAAGTCTTGGGCTGTGACGGTCGCATCCACGTAAGCCTTAATACTTTGTTGTGTAGCTAATGCAGTGTCAGAGTCAGAAGACATGGTATCTTCATCTTTAATAGACGTCGCGACTACAGACCCTCCATCAAATGAAAGCTCTCCGGTTAGATTAATGTCGCCGAGAACATCTAGGGTGTGGGTCGGGTTGGATTGGACGATACCAATTTTAGTCCCGGCAATGGTCATGGCGTGACTTGGCGCTGTCGCTCCATTTGGAGTTGACCAAAGCTGTATTTTTGTACCTTCTGCTGAACCTACATTCCAGTCTTCGGAAGCAACGGCATAAACTCCAGCAGGGCCTGCGGCGTACGTGGATCCATTCTCTGTACCATCAAACTGAATGCCGGCCAGTGTATTTCCGTCTTCAATTGTCGAATCATGTCGCGACAAAGTCAAAATGGAAGACCCTGTAGTTTCTAAATGCAGCCTGTCTTGTGGATTAGACGTGCCAATGCCCACATAGCCAGTATCAGTTATTCGAACCCACTCACTTGAAGTGGTGTCATCAGCTTGGCCGACTGTTGTGGTACCAAAAACAAGCTCGCCGCCCTTGGCGGTTGCACTATGGTGTTCCGCTGCATACGCAGCAATAAATGCCGAAGCTTCTGTGACGGTGCTTGGAACGTTGCCGTCTGTAGAATCAAATCCGATACCGCCAAGAAGGTTTGTGTCGACGGTCGATAGGTCCTCTCTAACAATCAATAATCCATCGTCACCATCAGACCCTGAGTGAAAAAGAGTTACGACATTGCTCGCCACGTCGTGGTCGCGACCAACAATAATCTTTCCAAAGTTCCACGTTGCGCCGGCTCCGTTGATGTCGCCAGTAACAACCGAAGCGATTGTATCTTGATACGAAAGCTTTATCCACTGGCTGCCGCTATAGATAATCCAGTCGTTGGCCTCCCAGTCGTTAATGCTGTCAATTGTAGTATTTTCAGAAGGAGTGCTGCTGGCATTAGAAATTTGCCAATAGTCACCGTTCTTAGGCGCGCCCAGGGCGGCCAGTGGCGTCGAGCCATAAGTAGCAGCAGCAGTTAAGTTTCCGCCACCGTCATAAGTTGCACTTGTTAAAAGACCACTGTACGCCGTGTCACTAGGCTTAGAGACGCCGGTATTAGCGTCAGCGTCCCAGGTACCCTGAAACCTCGCGGCTCCGATAAAAGCTAAACTGCCTGTTGCTACTGTCATTCATAACCTCGTTTAAGATACCGCTACTTGATGTTCGTCACACCCGTGGGGGTGCCCGTTATGCCTGAGCCTGTCAAAGGCAGCATCTCTGCAGCTGGAATGTTCGTCATTTCCGCATAAATTCTATAGGCTGCGCCGGTCGTACCAGCCGCAGTTGAAATATAAATCTCGCGACACTTCACGTTCATCTCCATCTTATCCTCATCAGAATCTAATTCAACATAGTGAAGACCGTCAATAACTTGCGAAGTGCTAGCTGAAGAGTCGGCCGGGTCGGTGCCTGGGGTGTCGTGTGGCCTGAAATGGATCCGGATCGTCTTATTAGCGTGGTTCATGACGGTAATTTTTTTTGTCACATAAGGAAATTCATACTTTACCTCTCGAACGGCTGAGCCGTTGCCTTGGTTGGCTGATCCGGTAATATACGGCAAGCCCGAAACTTGATAAGAACCGACATTGTGAAGTCCCGCTGCGTATCTTTTAAATGTTGACATTTTTAACTCCTAATTTTTCGACTGTTTTGATCTTCTCTCAGCTTCAGCCCTTTTTGCATTCTCTTTTTTTCTTAATTTTTCGCGTCGGCGCTTAGCTGACGGTTTTTCATATCTCAATCTAGATAAATAGTCTTCAATTATTCTTTCTTTTTTGCACTTTTTAATGAATTTCTTAATTAATCTGCTTTGATCGCCTCGAACTTCCGAGAGAGATACTTCCACATTTACAACTTTAGACATCACACACCTTTAAATTAGCTTTTTCCATCTACCGTCGGCAACATTTAAAATCCCAGATATATCAACTCCAGGATCATTAGGATCCGTACCACTAAGGGCGCCGCGGCCCCTTGATTCGACTATTTCTTCTGTTTCTTGAAAAACAGGAGCTTCAATCCTTGTTGACTCGTTCAATCTTTTTATTCTCTCTTGCCTGTCTTTTTCATACTTCTCTCTTAGTTCTCGATTTTCAACACTTTTGTTTTCAACCAGCTGACTAGACCTATTTAGGCCTTTTGCCACTTCAGTTATCAACCCAGATAGTACGCCTTCCTCAAGAATGCACTCTTTGATACACTGTTTTATGAGTGGCTTTAAAATTGTCTTTAGTTCTTTTTTATTCATGTCAACCTTTTAAGATAGAGTCTAGCAAATTATTAATTTTGCTTTCCTTGTTCTCATTTAAATACTGATTAATGGTTGAGCCAATGTTAACCTGGGTTGGGCCTTTTTTGGGTGACAAATAAGCGCCAGGGGTTGAAGGCTCAGAAACAATATCAAAACAAATAAGTTGAAAATCGTCCTCCACCATGGTAACTCCATTGCTTTCTTTGACTGTGCCTAGACCGCGAGAAGAGATGCCGAGCTTAACGCCAGACTTAACCAAAGCTTTAAGAATATTGCCGGAAGGTGTATCTAAAACCTCTATCTTTCCCATGACACTATCACCATCCCACCACATTTTAGTGACAACATGTGACGCATTTTTAAGATTTATAACAGAATCGTCAGGATGATCTAGTTCGCCTAATGATCGACGCTCCTTGATAGCATTTTGATACTTTTCGATTTCTCGACCTAGAGTGTCCTTGTTGTATACGCGCCCATTGCCGTTTTTTGTGCCCGCCTTTTGGCAGACACCGACAAGATAAACTGATCCATCCATTACTCTTTTCTTTTCAGATTCAGTTAATACATGTACCGGGCAGCGACCGTCCGGGCACAACTCATAATACTCTTGTAAAAGCTTTTTTGCCATACTTGTCTATCCGTCGCGACGATTTCCAGACTCTTTTGGCTTATTTGGAAGCTTTGGGCTTGGTGCAGCCTTCCAAGAATACTTGTTTGCAACCTTTTCAGCGCTTTTCACGCCATGATTGTACTTTTTTGGATCACCCGTAGGCTGGGTTCTGCCTTTACCTTTGTCAGACATGTGATTTTCTCCTATTTGTTGTTATGTTAATTTGCAGGCTCGCCCTGCATGATAGAGCTGCCGTTGCAACAGCGTCGTACTTCGGGAAAATTACGCTTTTTCACTTTCATCACCTCCTTTTGTTACAAATTTTAGACCGAAATCATCTAATACTGAACTTAAAAAATAGCTGGTTCCCGCACTCAAGCACCCCAAAAGGAGTGCATTTATTAAATTATACTCAAAACTAAATAGTTCGGTGAAGCTATTGATACTCCACAAAAACACACCAGACCAAAATCCAGTACAAAGAGGACAATGGAACAGTTCTCCAAGCTTGCCGCTTGAAGGGCGAACGGTGTTAAAAATTGAGCCGTATACTAGAATATAAGTTAAACCATAAGCACAAAGAATAAAATAAACTAAATCCACATATCACCTATATTCTATACACAGCAGAAATGCCATAGTGATGAAGCTTGGGATTGTTGAGATTGCCCTTCTTGTCATTGTGAAGATCGGTGGCTTTTTCAATATCCGTAAACTCATCAGGCTCCGGCTTGAGCATATTGGCTTCCACTTCTTTCTCAAAGCGGTCCTTGTTGGCATAAAAGGGAAGTTCCTTGTCCATGAACTCTGAAATAACATAAAGCGCAAATTGAACGCTGTCGCCTTTCTGAGCTTGGGGTAATTTTCCTTCTAAAGACATAAATAAATTTCCAGCCTGAACTGAATCATACACCACAATCCCTTTTCTTGTTAAGAATTTAAATAATCTATTTTGAGTTTCATAAATTTCGTCATCTAGCTCGTCCTTTGCAAGAGCTACGACTTTCTCTTTCATAACAATAATATCAATTTCTGGATGGTCCGTTACCAACACATTACCATCAATTGTCTTCCTTGCCTTGAGCAGTACCCTTTCGGTAGGCAGCCCTTTAGCTTGTTCGTTTGTTATTTGGACCTTAATGGGCATTGCTATATTTCCTCAGCTAGCGCCTGAATATGGAATATCTCAGTGATCAACTCTTTATCAAGTCTTCTCTTATTATAATTAGAAATTCTTTCTAATACTTTTTGAATTTTTTTCTGGACTGTCACATCCTTGGCAGCAGACTCAGAAAGAACCTTCTTCAGTCTATCGATTTCTTGATACAAGAATGTTTTAAATTCAAGCCCATCGTCCATATACGAAAAAATATACTTCTTTAAAAAATCTTTCTGTGATTCGTTAAGAGCCTCAGAATACTCTTCATTGAATTTCGCCACAAACGTTTTAATTGTCAAGTTGTTTATCTTAGGGAACTTTGGCTTAAGCTCTTGGCCAGAATCAGAAACCTGCTTAGCTAGTTTAGCTTCTAAAAGAACTTGTTTCTTTGGCGGCAGATCGCACTGCAAAACTTGGTTTATTGTCGCCAGCTTTCTAAACGCTGGAACAAAGTTTTGCCATGCCGTAGTCGTTAAAGAGTGATTAATTTCTTTAATAAGCTTCGTCTGCTGATCAAAAATCTTGCGGCGATCTAAGTTATGAAATTGTCTCTTGCACTCTGAAATAACTTTTTCTATTATTTCTGACTCGTGCTCTTCCATAGACAACAAAGACTTATAAATTTCAAGCTCCTGTCTTAAGAGCTTGCCTGCTGAGAAATTCTCTTTCAACAAATGAACAATCTTTCTCTTCTTCGCAGAGTCACCTTTCATGCTAGCTTTGGTTAACTCACAAAGCAAAACTTCATAAACCAAGGCTGTGTTTCTTTTTTTATTGTGGCTCATTTTCATTTTTATTATTCTTCTCCAAAGACTCTATTAAAGACTTTATTTCGAACTGCTCATTGAACAATTTTTGTTCCTCTTCTTGATAAATAGAATTCAAACTTTCAGAAAATCTATAAAGTGAGTTAATTTCGTCTGCTCCGGGCAAAATATTCCTAGACGTAGGCGAAGCGGTCTCCCTAGAATAAAGACCTTTGTTCGCTCTTCGGCGAGCGCCAATATCTCGCTTATCGCTTTTAACGGGGCGATATTTACTCTTCTTATAGTATCTATAATCATCGTCTCTCTTGGCTGGGGCTTCTTCTCCACCCGCTGGGGCTGCCAAGACGTTCGTGTCGTCCGCTGGGCCGGCTTCTTCTTCGCCTGCTGGGGCCTCCTCACCTCCAAGGTCTTCGAGGTCGCCGCCCATATCGCCTCCCATATCGCCTCCAAGGTCGCCTAGGCCACCGCCTGCTCCGCCGGCGGCGTCGGCTGCTGCGGCTTCACCCACTTGCTCTAGAGCTAAATCGTGCTTCTTGTCATAAAAAGCTTCAACCTGCATTCTTTGGAACTCTTCTTCGCTAATACCTAGAATATTTTTTGCGACCCAGCGTCGACTAAAGTATCCCTCGTTTGCGCCTTCGGCTGCATCAAAACGCGCTTTCCAGTGTTCTAATTCTTGCAATTCCGCCAATTTGGATGGATTGTTCAGAGCTAGCTTAAAAGACAACAAGTCATTACCGCGATAGCCTATCGTATATAAATGAATAATTGCTATCTTCTCTAGCTCAGAAACTAAAGATCTTTGCAGTCTCTGAATTGTTCTCGCAAATCTAATGTCTTTTTGAGCTAGCGTGGCCTTATCCTCTTCGCCACCTTCTCCGCGAGATAAATACGACTGAGGTACTTTTAGCGCGCTGAACAGTTTGTCCCTCAGATATTTAACATCATCGATATCGCCAGTATAGCTTCCGCCGCCAACTGTTTCAATTTTAGTATTCGAGACCCCGCCGCGGACTGGAATATAATAATCCTCCTCAATGCTCAAAGGATTATAGCGCAAGTCTACGCGGCCAGAATTAGCATCAACGATTTGGTTGCGCTTCATCTGAGTCATGACTCTCTGCATGTATTGTTCGACATCTTGCGGGGGTATGTTTCCAACATCAATGTAGAAAGCACGTCGTTCGGGTGATCGCACGATTCGATAAGCCATGACAGCGTCTTCAAGCAATGTCAACTGTCGCCAAATTCTTCTAGCAGGCTCCAAAATAGATGTACCATAAGGAGAAAACTTGTCATTACCCAAAATTCTAAAATGTGCAATTTGCCAATTTTCTAAAGTAAGGCCGGCCGTATTCCACTGAAACTGAATATAGTTTGGGTTGTTTTTGTCCTCACCCTCAAGTCTTTCAATTTCTGTTGGCGGAAGACCAATAACATTTTTAATCCCCTCATCCTCTTCAATATCCATGTACACGAAAAAATCTCCGTATTTGCACATAGAACGAGCCCAGCCATACAAATTAAACTCAACGTTGAGAACATTGTAGTAAAGAGTTTCCAAAACAGACTTAATCTCTTGGTTGCTGCACGTTATATTTAAGATCGGCCGATAAAGAGAGCTAGTTGTCATTTCATCCGCATAGATGTCCATGCTGGACGCGATTTCTGGAGTGTACTCCATCTGATCAAAATCTACATATCTGTCCAGGCGGTTTTGATTGGCATAGTATTCGCTTTGAAGCGCGCCATAGACATCCCCATAAGAGTGCATCTTGAATTCTTGCCCACTTATAGACCTAAAGCGACTTTTATACTTATCTAACTGTTTTCTTCGAAGTTGTCGAGTGTCCTGCCGTCGGTAGCGAATCAGAGGGCCAGAAAGAAGCTTTGTAAGCTGCCGAAAAAGCTTATTTTGTGGATTTCTTGGATTGCTTGTTTTTGTTTTGGGCGCCATGTTTTATCCTTTCAAGAGCCAGGCAAATTCTTTGTAGTTTTCTTTATTTTCTTTATCTTCTAGTGGCTTGTTATATCCTAACATACCTTTGATAGAAGTGTTTAGTGTTGTGTTCGAAGTATTTATAGAAGACAAAAAGGCCCTTTGATAGGCAACGTTTCGCTGATTAACAGAATAGGCTGTGTCTTTGATCCAACAGCCGATCGCATAAGCAATGACTAAGTCATCATTATGCTTTTTCATAGCCTCCGGCTTGCCATTGTGCCAAACAAAAGTTTTCATCTCATTAAATAATCTTTTTGATTTTATCTTAATTAGTTTATTTCTAACAAACTCTTCCATTTTGGCTATAACGAGAGGTCTTGTCTTTTGCGAGTTTGTAAAGCCGGCGATGACGCCAGATGTCTGTGAAAGAAGCGGGTCGATATATTCGTGTGTTGATTTTTTTGAATAATATATATTTGGATATCCATATTCTTCCAGCTTGTTTAAGACTGCCCACCCAACAGAGTTGTTTTCGACAACAATCATGCAGGTCCCATACTCTTTACCGACTTCATTCAACATATTAGCAAAAATATCAGGTGTCGGCTTGCCTTTATATTCTGCAACAACTTCGTCCGTCTCTATTTTAAAAACAGCAAACGTAGAAAAGTCTTGGCCGTCGCCACGAGCGACATCTGCAGATAGGCTGTAAGTGTACTCAGGGCTGTGCTCTTCCCATATCCACAAATTTCTATCAAAACCGGTCTTGTATTTAGGATCGCACAAATTTTGCTGAATTAATTCCATATCCTCGGGGTGGAATACGGTTTCTCCTGACATGTTAAAGTTACACTCAAGCTCCTGTGCAATTTGCCTACGAGACATGTTTTTTGTTTCATTGTCAAACCACTCTTTGCCCCGGTCGGGATGGACATCCCACGGCAACGTGACCAAGTGAAAGTCGTTGCTGTCTATCTCAGCGTCGACGCAAGTTTGATGAAACCAGTTCCCAACGCCGTTTGGAGTAGAAAGAGCGATGCATCGACCACCGGTTGACAAGGTGGGATACAAGCCTGTCCATAAATCATCTAATCCATCGACGTGAGCCGCCTCATCAATAACCAACAAAGAAAGAGCTTCTGAACGGCCGGCGTCACCACTAGTTGCCGCGGCTTTTATTTGAGATCCGTTGGATAGCTCAAAAGATGTCCTGTTGTCGATTGCAATATTTGAAATGCGCAACCAGTCGGGAAGGTTTTTGTGTATCGACTTAACTTTTTTGACTAAGTTCGACGCGGTTTGAAATTTAGTTGCGATAACTAAGACATTTTTATCGCGGTGAAACATCATAAGCCAAGCGATATATGCTGCAGTTATTGTAGAAATACCTAACTGGCGAGCTTTTAGAACGATCGTGAAGCGATGATCATTGAAGTCCTCTAAAAGATCTCCCTGAAAGTCATAAGTCTTGAACGGGATCAAGCCCTTCATCGGGTGAGAAATCTTAGCGTAGTTATTAATAAAATACTTAGGATCTTTTCCGGATCTAACGACTTCTTTAATTATCTGTTGCTTGGTAAGCTGAGCCGTCATTGCTACCGCCCACCACTGCCACCCTGTGCAAGAAAGTCGTTAAAAGCAGCGTCAAGATTATTCTTGCTAGGTGAGAGGCGATTTTCAACTCCCGACAACCCACCAATTCTATAAACTTTCTTGGCGACTACAAAAACTCGCACATTGCTGGTTTTTTGTACTAATGCATCACACTCGCCCGTGGGAGACAGGCTCAACCTCTTGCCAGTTAAAGCGTTATACCTTTTCTTTAGGTAAGAAACAATATCACTAAAAGTGCTTTCTAGCTCGTCTTCTAGCTTTGTAGCATAAACGTCTCTTAGTTTTATTTCAGATTGATAAGTCACCATCAAGTGAGTTCCATCACACCGAACCTTAAAGCCGTCAATCATGCGTGAATCATAAACAGGATGACCCTCTTCTCTCTTGAGGCCTATTTTAAGAGGCTCTCCTTTCTCATCAAGGGCGCCGTCATATGCGTCGGCGGCAGCTTGCATGATTCCTTGAATTAATTCATAATTTTTTTGCGACATTTTCTGGCCTCCATCCGCTGAACCATCGTTCTTCTCTGTCTTCTACAAATTTTATATAACATTTTTCGCAGCATTCAAATTTTAAAATACAAATATCATCCTTGGCTGTTTTAATTTTGCTACTGCACACCGGACAAGTTAAAATTGTCTCTTTATTAAGTAGTTTACGAGAAATTAAAAACCCACCAACATCTTCCAAGGCTGAATCGTCCTCAGTCTTTCTCTGCTTATCAACAAATTCTCTAAGCTGCTCTAGATAGGCCTCTTCTTTTTCTTTACTCCAGGAGCCTGCAGGATTTTGTATAGCTGTCGGGCCATACTTCTCCTCAATCGCACGCTCTAATCTGGCTATATAATCATAGTCTCTTTTCTTCACTTTGCGATTTCTACACTAGCATAAAAAGTTGCGATTGATAAAACAATCCCGATAGCGACACCACCTAAGACCCACCAATGAGTGTTGTCGCTTCCCATCTCTTCTTTTAAGAGTAAATTAAGGTCAGTAATCTGCTGGTCTCGAATCTTGAGCGTCTCAACGTGTATTTTTTTTAGCGCGTCGTGCTCTGACTTTAAAAGGTCAAAGGCCAGCCTTTTCGAGGCTAATTGCGACTGAAATTCTTTTCTTAGCTTAAGTTCGGTCTCCAGCTTTAGGTACTTCTGGTCGACCAACATTCTAGATGCGGCGATGGGGTCTAGCAAGACACCAGAATAGGGAGCCGGCTGGCCCAAAGAAAGATCAGTGACTCGCCCAGAAAGGCTTGGAACCGTTGGGCTAGCCTCTTCAGCATGAGCGAAGACTGGAATGGCGGTCATTAAAAATGCCAAAATAATCGACAAGGTTTTTTTGTACATTTCTGCCTCTAAAGTTCTGACTCTGGATCCATTTCAATCTGTGGCGCGGCCTGGCCCCAAGCGCCCTCTGCCATCTTGGCGATTGATAACGCTAATTCATCACATGTTTTATTCATGCTTCTAAATTGACGATCGGGCTGCTTTGATCTGGAAGACAGCTCTCTTTTAAGCTGTGAAATGAGCACGGACGCCTTATTCAAGTGGTCATCGATCTCTGCGGGTATATCTCTCATCTCAGGCGCGGCATCTTGTGGGGGCGCTTCTGACTCTGGTCGATCGGCTTCATTTATCCTATTATATTCTTCTTTAATAATCTGCCTTAGCCGGCTTTTCTTAATTTTCACTGCTTTCTCTCCCATTCAGTTTTTGAGTATTCCGCACTCAGGGCCGCTGCGACCGCTCTTGCTAGTTCATCAGGGCGGTCTTGGTGTTTTTCTGCCAAATCGTTGATTTCTTTCTTTTTCTCTTCTTCTAGCTTTTCTATCTCTATATTATACTCTTTTTCAATATTTTTTAAAGTGTCGGTGTGCTTTTTAGCCGCCTCTTCTTGAGTTTTTCTCTTTTCGGCCGCGGCCTGTTCTAAAATCTCAAGCTCTTTTTTATGCGCATCTCTCTGCTTGTCAACAACTTCCCACAACTTCTTGTTGGGGGATCTACCGAGAAGCAAAGAAAATACAACAACTAGAACTACGAGAAGAGGCACATGCCAATAGTGTTTAAGCCATGACCATATTTTTTTTAAAACAAGCATAAAACCCCCTAGGGAAGATTGCGACGATCACCACCATGTTTCCAACGAACAGCGAGATCAACAAGCGCCTCAGAACCAATATAGGTCAAAGTAACTGCGACCCAGTTGTCACTGGTTAAGGAACCAGTTGCAATGAGGTACGTTGCAACGCCCCATGCTAAAAATTTTCTAGAAATAAACTTTTCTACGTATTTGTCTAAAAATGCCTTGACTCTAGCCATGATGTTTCTCCTTTTGTATAAATAGTTTTATAAGGAGAAACGTCCTGCTTATTCATTCACACTAGCTACACCTTTCTGTTTCTCAATAAGTATCTGGCTGTCCACAGTGTCCTTGAGGCTATCCAGGTGCGAAATTAAGATTACAGTTCTAAACTGTGACTTAATCATATCCAGAATATGGATAAAACCGTCCATATTCTCTGCGTCCAGCGAAGTGCCTGGCTCATCTAGGATAAAAATATCGCTCTTGGGAAGAGTTGAAACGTTCAACAGCGCCAATCGAATGGCCATGGCCGCAATTGTTTTTTCTGCGCCTGAGCCCATCTCAATAGGGCGAGGGTCGTGCTTCGGGTGCTTTAGAAGAATATCAAGCTTCTTTTCGTCACTCTCGAAGAACACCTCAAAATCAACAATGTTGGTCAAAATTTTAGAAATCTCATCGTTAATCAGAGGCAACCTCTTTTTAATAACGTCATACGATACGCCATTTGGATGCATGCAGCGCATGTATAAGTCAGAAATCGTATACTCATTCTCTAAATCACAAAAGCTTTGTTCTTGTTCAATAATTTCGTTGTGCTTTTGCTCCAAGCTTCCAGTATTCTTGTAAAGCTCTAAAACTTTCTTTCGTGCAGTTTCTTTCTCCAGGATTAATGATTCTAGCTCGCTATCCATCTCTTGTTTTCTCAAAAGCAGGCTTTCGAAATCTTCAATTGCCTCCTTGTTTTGCTCGTAGATGTCTTGCTTGGTGCTTAGTTCATCACTCTGCTTTTGCAATTGCATCAGCTTTGTTTTGTTCTTTTCAATCTTCAACTCCAAAGAAGACACAACATTCTTATGGTGCATCTTTTTCTCTAGAATAAGCTCATATTTGTTAATATATTCTTCGACTTGTGTTGGGTTCAGTTCCTCAATTTTTCGCCCCAAGGTGCTCTTCGACAAAGTAAGCTGATTCATGTTTATTTTAACATTCGCAACGTCTTCTAGAGAGCGACGTGCATCTTTAACGAAAAGACATTTATCGCGATCAGAATACGAACATGGAACCCTTTTAAGTCTTTCGATCTTATTATCTATTTGTTCTTTTTTTGTCTCATACTGACTTATCTCTAAGTCAATCTTTTCCAAAGTTGCCATATGCTCATCAAGCACTTCTTTCTTCTTATTAAACAAATCAATATCAAAGTTTGAAACAAAATTTTCAATTTTTTCAAGAAATTGTTTTTCCGACTCCAATTCATCTCTTTTGTTTTCGTTGGCCAAGCTCAAAGCTGTGATCGCCTGATGATTCGAATCCAATCTTTTGTTTACATTCTTAATATCAATAAACTCTTTCGGCGCAGAATCGATCTGCTCCTGAAGGTTTGTGACCTGTGCCAGAGCAGCAAGGTGCTGCGAATCTAGACTTTCGAGCTGCCTCTCATTGACAGAAAGCTCTGCTTCGGCCCGGGCTAACTCAGTCCTCGACTCAGAGATCTCTTCTGGGTAATCACGTCCGGAAAGACGTTTGAGGGCGCCCGCAAGATGAGAGCTGTCTTCCTTTATCATCTTAAATTTTCTATCAAAAAACTCAAGATCGAGAAATTTAGCTAGAATTTCTTTTCGACGCATAGACCCTTCGTTAATGTAGGCTAGCGAATCTAGCTGGCTGGCCATAGACGTCATAAGAAAGTCCTCTACTGTCCCAAAGATCTTTCTAATGTTCTTGTCAGTCTCCATTCGACTTGTTCCGTTGAGAGACTCAGTCTCACCGGTTACGGTGTCGATAATGTTGAATTCAACATCTGTCTTGGCTTCTAGAGTCGCTCTGCCCTTTAACTTTTTAGTATATTTGTCGCTTGTTCTTTCAATTGTGTAAGTCTTCGTGCCCACGTCAATCTCAACGTACCCTCGGCACTCATCTTTGTTTTGATTGATTAAATTGAGATTCTTTCTTTCATTTTTCGAAGTAGTGTTGTAGATCGTGTACAACAAGCTATCAATAATACTAGATTTTCCAGAAAAGTTTTTTCCTAGAATGCCAACAACGCCATCAAAATTTTCGAAATTTATGCAGTTACCCTCTCCGTAATTAAAGAGATTGTCCCACTCTAGTTTTTTTAGCTTCCAATTGATATTTCGAAACACCTCTTCATCTTTTTCAACGAGAGCGTTATATTTCTTGTTCATTTCGTAAACTTGCTTTAAGGTTTTCTCGCTAGGCTGGAAATCTTCCAAGTATTCTTTAATCAAGCTCTCTTGAACAATTGGATCCCTTAAGTCATCCTTTTTCAAACTATCAGTTAGACCCTCCATGCTTCTGTATTCGCCGGCGGATCTGTTGAGATAAGTTACAGTCTCTGGCTGGAATCTGGCCTTGACTGCATCTACAACTTTTCTAACTGAATCCAGAGGAAGGTTATTTTCCGACACAAGGCGGACTCGGGCACCGGGCACTATTTTAGTCTTACTAGGGATGCGACCTTTTGGGGTAAGTTTAATGGTGATAAAAGGTTTTGGATTTTCAATAACCACGTGCTCGCAAACAAAGTTATCATGATCTAGAATGTCCCATAGTAGAAAACCCTTGTCGTTTGTTTCTCCATGGTTTTGCTGTACTGTTGAACCTGGATATCGCACCTTTCCGGCTTTATCGAGCGTTTGATTGGTTTTGTGTATATCGCCAAGAAAGCCATAGTCAAAGCTATTAAAGATATTAATATCATCTTCTCCATTCTCCATTTTCCAGCCAGTATCAGTAGTAACACCACTAATCGAGCCATGATACAAGGCAATGTTTACTCTATCCGGATTTGATGGCACAATCCAGTTATCGCGATCGAAAACAGACAAAACATTGATAGTAAACGTTTCGTCTAGGTCGACTTCGCCACTGTTCTTTAGCAAAAACAAGTCTGGGTGATTAAGAGCACTGACAATAGGAGTCAGAGCGTCCTGGCGATTGGAGTTTCTTAGGTTCCCGTCATGATTGCCAAGAATAATATAAGTTGGGGCGATATCGGCTAAATTTCTCAAGAAATCAGAACACATCTCAACGAACTCAGGACTAATTTGAGTTTTTGTGTGCGCGATGTCCCCACAGTGGATAATGTAGTCCACTTGCCTCTCTCTGAGGTCTTCGTAGAGCTTAGAAAATACTTCTCTATACTCTGAATGATATTTTAGATTGCGAATATGCGTATCTGCTATGTGAGCAAACTTCATAAATACTCCTGCGCTTAGTAACTACTATAGGCACAAGATTAATATTATAAATGCTTAAGGCGCCATGAACCTTTCTTTACGGTAAGACTCATCGTCTTCACGCGAAGGTGGCCTAGGGTCGTTAACCTTCTTGTCCATCCAGTCACTAACAGCTCTCATATAATCAGAAGCCAGCGTTAGTTTTGCCTGAACCCAAGAAGGATACTGTTCATCGTCTTTAATTTGATCAGCTAGCTTGGCAGCGTAAGCTCCAACCTTATTGATTTGACTTAGCATCATGCCACCCTCATCATCTGGGTGGTCAAGGAAGTGACCTCCGATGTCGGAGTTCTCTTGCAAGATTGAATTGTCTATTTCTTCTTTAATTATTTCAACTAGACGACCTTTTGTAATCTTCAATTTCTCGTCTCCATGAGGTTAGCTAGTTCTTCTTTCACCATTTTTTCAATTCTTCTTTGCTGCTCATCTTGGCGGCTTTTTGATTTTTTCTCGCCGCGGCTGGCTCTTTTAGAGGATGCAGGTCTCGCCTGGTTGGCGGAGGCGCTTGGCACAGAAGCACCTTTGCCGAATGTCGCCATGCGCGCCTCAAGCTCTGCAGGTGTTACGCCTGCAACGGCGGCGCCGACCATATCAATTGAGCCGTCAAGCTGTTTGCCCTGTAGAAGCTGAGCCTCAAGGGCCTCTAAGCATGCCGAAACAAGCTTAAGCAATTCAGGCATGCCTACAATTTTTTGAGGCTCTGGGCAACAACCGTCGCCTCCTGCAGCCATTGTTCCAGCGGCTACACCGGGCGCTACACCGCCGCCTCCAGGACCACCTTTGGCGCCTGGCTTCGTTGAAGGCGCTGGTGCAATTGGTACCACCGGAGCATCCGGTTTTTTTCCGGCTGTAGGGTTCTTGCCGGGCCCCGGGGCACCGGAAGCGCCGGGCTTTGGGTTGGCCCCGCCGGCGGGCGGTCGGACTGGTTTGACCCTGTTCTCTTGTAAGTACTTTATTCTCTTTTTCATGGGCTAAATTCCTTGAATCTTCCTTAATAAATAGTTAGAAGAATTGATAAATGCAGCACTTTGTTTTCTTCTAGAAAATTCCTCTTTGCTCATCTCTCCCACATCTCCATAAGGAGCCACGTCAATCTTATAAATCTCGATATCGTACTTTAAAAATTTCTTAACCAAATCCATAGCTTTTTTTTCAGCGTCTGGGTCTAATGCTAGATATATCGCGGTATCGTTTTTTACAATCTCCTGAAATAACGCACTATCTTCTCTCAACGTTGAACCCAGAAGCGGTACCGCATTGGGGCCGGCTATGACAGCATCAAAAACACCTTCAACCAGTACCATGTCCTCGTCAAAATCAAGATATAAATGATTGAAAACAATGTCTCTGGACGCCGCTGGATTTTGATATTTCTTCCAGTCATGCGAGTAAGTTCTTGCAACAAAATAGTTTGCCTGTCCGGTCAAACCAAATGAAGGAACGATAACACGGCCTGCGTACGGGCCCTCAGAACAAAAGCCCATTTTCCAGCGCGCTATATCGAGCTTGGTGATTCCTCTCGATTGAAGATAATTCAAAGCATAAAGAGAGGTTGCAGGAAGATTCTTATTTACCAAAGAAACAAATTCTTTAGGCAAATCCACCACTTGCTCCTCTTGCACTTCTGGTGCACCAAAAAGCTTCTGGGCAAAGTTTTCGATGTCGGTACGGTCGGAGAAGCTTTTCCATTCTTCTTTGCTTGAATATGACCCATATCGCCTAACAATGCGGTATATATCACCACCAGACCAGTCACACACCCAACACTTAAACACATTTTTATCTAAATTTATAGATAGTTTTCGTTTGTGGTGCTCGCACTTAGGGCAGTAAAAAAGATGTTCTGAGCTGTTCTTATAAAAATCTCCAAGAATTGTTTTTAAGATTTTTAATTTTCGCTCTGTTGACATTCTACCCAGCCGGCTCTTGCAATAACCCAACTGTCCGCCATGTCGTAACACTGCGGCTTTGGGTTTCCATGCTTAGTATAAGATATAGAAACAGAAGGCACATTGTCAATGACATGTTTTATAACACATTGCTTTGCTTTTGTACCACGCGGTACAGTAATGCCAACTTTTTTTCTAGCGCTGGTGGCCGCTATGTATTCAGGCTCAACATGTAATATTCCATATACCATCCATGAAACAACGCCATTAAAACGAGCAAGAGTTGAAAGAGTTTTTGCCGAGGAGAATCCAGATCTGAAAGATTGGAGAGACTGTTCAATATAGACTTTTTTGACCCCCACAGGAAGCTCTTTAAGCTTTTGCTCAACAAACTTGGCTTTCTCAAAAAAATTCTTGTATTTTCTAGTATCCCACGCGGCATTGTGAATAACCTTTCCTTCTTTATTTAACAAAGTCACACCAGTTATACTAGTGCTAACATCTAAACCTAAAATCATATTTATATAATACTATATGTCAAGCTTTAATTTAAATGTGTAGTTTGTTTCTTCTGTTTTTTTAACGGGATTGGCCAAAGAAGCAATCGCAATAAGGTTCTTATCTTTATCATAAATTCCTATTTTAGTTATATATGTGATTGGTTTAAAGCTAGCTGTATAACCTTGATAACTACTCGAAACTATATTCTGAATCTTGAGATTGGGCGACTCAGCATAAGAACTAGACGTGTAAGACGCGTTAAAGTTTTGCTCAGTCCCTAGCTCACTTACGGAAGAAAGAAAAGTAGGATTATTAGAAAAATTAAGCTCATTTCTTTCAGCATGGGCCAACATTGTTACAGTGTTGACGTAGTTTGTACCTTTAAAGTCCAAAGAAAAGCTTGATGAGGGCGCGCCGCCAGGTTGCGTAGCACTGACGTGCGCGGCGTCTTGAACACCCCAGTTTTGCCAATTTGCATTTGCTGTAAATGGCGAGACAGGGTTATAATTTTCCACATGAGTGGCGTGATCAGTGGTAGTTTTTAAGTCTGCGCTTCCTGTTAACATTATGAAGCCTTCATGATAGAGGACAACACCAACAGTATGACCGGTAAAAGCTCCGGATGTTTGAATCAAGCGACCATCTTTATGAATATCCGACGCTTCAGATAAAAGACTTCCCGTAATAAAATATTTTAAACTAACAGAACCTTTTTTAATGCCTGATCCATAAAAAATTGAAGGTATGCTGATAAGGTTTAAATATTGACTTTCCTTTTCTCCATGCGTGGGTGAAGAATATGCATAATGATCGTTTAAGCCAGAGTATCTGTCGAGAGTTGTTCTTAGCGCGTAAAGAACTCTTTTTTTATCACTCGTTAACGAATTGCCATACCTGTTTATGGATATTGAGGAAGTTAAAGGATAAGAGCCTGTTACAAGATCCCCGAATGCAAAGTCCTGTGCATAGCTCGTTGCGCTAATTGTTTTAAAACTAGAGAGGCTGCCTCTTTTCTCAACAAAAGGATAAATTAACTCCATGTCAGCAGCTGTTGGGTGATCATTTCTGCTCACGTTTAATTCATATAAGTTTATACAGCCATCTGGGGTATGATAATTGTCACTATTCTGTGTCTTATCATTATAGTAAATGGATCCAGTATAAATGAAAAAGCTGCAATGGGGGTACGTCTTTAACCGATTGCGAAAAACGTCCTCTTTGCCAAATTTGAAAAAATTACTATTTTTAGACTCATGAGAGGGCATAAATCACTACTCCTTTAGTAATCTAAGCGGACCCTCAAAGTAAGCTCGGTATTTGGATCTTTTCTAATCGGCTCAGAAAGCTTAGCAACAGCCAACAATTCGTTATCGGCAGAATAAAGACCGACTGTGGTCAAATAAGTGACCGGTAGATCATTAACATTATTCTTGACCGCAATTTTTCCGCCTGAAACGTAAGTCGGGTTTGCGCTATAATTGAATTCATTGTGGTTTAATCTACAGAAATAGATAGAGGAATTAAGCTCAACAGTGTTGTTAAAGTCAATTGATCTTACTTTAAAACGGAATGCGTCTGCTAGCTGCGCGATTGTGCCCGATGTAATTGCATGAGACACACACGTATCTGCGCCCACGCCGGCGCCACCGCCTTCTTCGAGCTTCGCCCCTCCTCCGGATGGCGTACCACCGTTGATGACATGATTAGCTGCATGATATTTATCTGCTACAGTGCCGTCGTTATTCGAGCCGGCTGGGCCAACAAAATGTCCGCTAATTATTGAAGAAGTCAATACAACAATACCGGCCTGATAGAAGATTAAACCAACGCTATTCGTATTCGTCGTAGAATCGGCTTGAGACTTAAAAATCAAACCATAATCACCAGATGGTGATGACCTGTATTCGTTTAAGGCGTCATAATCACCCAAAGTTACTTCATGTTGGTAAGTTCCTGACGTGGCGCCCTTGCCAGCGACTCCATCTCCGGGGTCGACATAAGCCTCGCTGCCGCTTAAATACATGGCTAACCTAAAGCTGCCCTTTTTAATCTCATCTTTAACAAGCAATCGTGAAAAATTCAAGAAAAAGCAGTTATGCATGGTACCATCAGAACTATCACCATTGCCATCAGAGTCAAATTTTCTGATTGCGCCAGTTTCATCATAACCTATGAGCATTTGCGCCATTTGATTATACATGTTGGTCTTTTTTTGAATTTGGGCCCCTGTCTTATTAGCAGCGGTTGCAATTGAAGAAGATATATCTGAACTATGCCCATAAGTAAAGTCAAACACATGGTTCGCTGAAGAGCTTAAATACGGATAATCGTAAACTGATTGGAACATTCCATGAGAAAAATTCTTAATATTAATGTCTTGATATGTACCAGAGCAGATCGTTCCCGTAAGGGGTATTGATTCATGCAACAACGTCCTGGTGTTTACCACGTCATCGTTTAACAATGTTTTAAATGTGCTTGCCATAGTTTTTTACCTTATTGTATTTTTACGAATCGAACAGGAATATCAAGTCGCGCTCCTGTGTTCGCTCCGTGTATTCTGACTGTTGTGTCAAGCCAGTAAACCGTTTTTCCACTTAAGCGCGTATCTTTGGTACCTGTGACGTCAAATCCAAAAGTAGATGAAGACCCGTCAGCAGCTTCAGACTGACCAATTTGCGTAAATAAGTAAGTTGAATATTGAAGCTCAGGTGACGCACGAAGTCGGAACGACAAAGTTGAGCCCCGGGGGCCTTGAAAAACCTGTTCGCCATGGCCTTCATCAGTGCCTGGGCCTGTACCTTGCTGAGTGCTTTTACTGTCATCAAGAGTTGCTGTTGAGGGGTTGTTTCTAACGTAAGTGTCTTGAGTTACATAATAACTTGCTATGTTGTCGTCATCGATAAAATTGACTGCCGCTTCGGTGTGGCCGTTGGTAGGTGCGAGACGACCTAATCGATAATCCATTTCTAAAATATATTGACTTTCATAAAGATCACCATCGAGACCGGCTGTTGCGTTGATCGCATTTGTATCCAAACCCTGGTGTATTAAAATAAACTGACCATATGGGCCGTTTGTTCCGCCAGTAGAGGCTGGAGTGTAGCCTTGAATAACTTCCCCGACCGTACCATCGGCAGCGTCCATTGTCACATCAGATTGGTTTTGTGTAAAGTACTTAAAAGTATCTGCATCGACAGCAACAACGTACCTAGTATTAGTCCATGATGGGTTGGCGCCATCGGTGTCAGCAGTCCGTCCTAGATACATTTGCGAGCCAGCCAACTGCTTAAGATCAGGCAAGGCTGGCGAATTGCTATCTGCCAACTTTGTCTTAGCAAACTTGGCCAACTTCAACGTTGGCATGTAAAGAAGGTTAGTCCTCGAAATAGACATCAGCTTGGTGTTCAGATTTGAGGTATTGTTAGTAAAAGCCTCTAAAATCGGAGTTTGTAAAATCTGCAAATCGTAGTAAGCACTACCTGATGCGTGGTTCTTATCATAGAGACTATAATTAATCTCATCGTCGCCTAGGGCGAACTTTGTAATTTTAAAACTTCCATCTCCTTGCGAAAGACGAAGTCTGCCTGTGTCTGTCAGCACAGCATCTAGAATAATATCTCCAGAATTATCCAAAAAAGCCATATTCTTTACTCCTCACTATAATAAGTAGTCAATAATTTTGTTTATGTTTTATTAAGTTAAGTGCGCTTTTTTCACAAAAGCGACGTTCAAATCAATTTTCTTTCCAGTGCTCTTAGATGTTAGACGAATCTTGAATCTTCTTTTTGAGTTAGGGTCTTCTACTCCGTCGGCATCACCATACGGAGGCTCAGTAAACATATAGTCTAAATCTTCTGTCTTTTCCTTAGAGTATATCTGCTTTAGGGAAGGTTTTATATAAATATATTTTTGACAACCCTTTGCAGGGGTTTCAGCAGCATGCTCGGGAAACATATAATGTCTTATCTTGGGCTTTACAGCGCCCTGCTCAGATATTAACTCAACCTCATAAATTGCTGTAGGGTTCGACATGTGACCATGACTGTCAATTGACCTAAATGTGTAATAATATTTTCTATTTGGAAAAATATTCTCTTCTATGAACGTATTTTCGTTTAGATTGTCCACATACAAGTCGAAATCTCTATAGCTCTTGGGAGGCGTAGAAGATCTAAAAATCTGAAAGCTGCTTGCGACATCATCTGAAGAAAATTTAACTTTCCCCTTTTGTGACGCTTGAATTTTAGGGCCTCCAATATAAGTACCATCACTAAGCGGATCGACATAAATCTCCGTAGATGTTAGCTGAGATTCTCTTACTTTCTGCCAAGCAGAATCGTCGGCCGGCAAAATAGAAATTGGGTGATCTTGATATGTGTCAACGGAGCCATTCATCATAAACAAAAGCTTGTTATCAACAGCCCTGAACGGGACTATGTTTACTTGCGGAGGAGGAGGAGGAGAATCCAGAACTGAAACAACGGGTGATGCGAAGTACAAGTCCTCAATCATTACCAAGTCGGGTGCGACGAGTACGTCACACGTGGCATGATAGGTCGCATAATCTATAGCATTTCTGTTTGTTACTGTTTTGCCAATTGGGTTGCCGCCTGGCCACATATATTTGTATTTTGCGCCAAAAACAAGCCTATAAACATAAACATTATAACGATATACAGTACCTTCATAATGTTGTGTGTCTCCTCCGTATTTTACTTGCGTATCGACATATTTAAATAAATTTAAATCAGAGGTATTTGGTACGATCGTGTTGGAAACGTGCTTCCACTCATCATCTGACTGGCTGACAAATTTTTCCCACTTCTCGATTCTATAAAAAACATCTTCAGTGTAGGCTGGAACGCCTTTAAGTATGTCTTCATAGTCACGATAATTTTCTTTATATTTCTTCACCAAGTAGGCTCCAAATCCCTTGCCCAAGAAAGTTCGAATAGCATTATTTAGTTCAGAAGGAGTTGAAGCCTCGCTTTTTTCGTCTCTCAAGTATGCAGTAAAGTTTTTTATACTATCTCTTCCTGCTTGAGTTTCGATATCGGGCTCGGCATAGTAATCGTCACTTTCGATTACGCCGTTGGGGCCTGCGAGTATGCTAAAAATATCATAAACTTTGTTAGTTGATGTTACTAAATCGCCAGAGCTGTAAACAGGAGTCGCAGTAGAAAAGTCACTATATATGTCCTGCTGATAGTGATTTACAAATGTGCCGACGGTGGCGGAATTAGGAAATGTTATAACTATATTTTGAGAATCTTCGTGGTGCCAGCGAGCGCAAACATTAGAAGAATTTGATTCAGCTATTTTTGTAGCAAACAGACTTGTTTGAAGCATTTTGCCCATCATATCCCCGACGCCGGTCAGTGTTTGAGTAGAAAACTGCAATTCTGAATAAAATGGAAAATATTTTTTATATTTGTTCACCATATTCATTGTTGGCATCATGCCGCTGCTGAATATAATATTTTTAAATTTAGACTCCAACAAAATCTTCTTATAATAATTAAAATCTTCCTTTATGTCGGGAGATGATTGCGAAGTTGAAAACCAATAAGCCAGGTTATTAAAATAATCTTCAAAATATGAGTCAATAGCTGTATTATTGGAGTTCGACGCTAAGACAGACTGGATCGCTGTTTTGTCAACAAGGCCACCAAGAGTAATCAACATCTCAAAAGGAAAATCTCGTACAAAAGGGTACCACTCGTCAGCGTAATCCATTGTTTGGTAGCCATCGGGATGTGAGCCATGAGAAATTCCTGAAATTTGGGAATAAAATTTCTCAAGATCAAACTCTCCGTTCACCAGGCTCAAAAATCCATAAATATTAGGCAAGCAAGTACTAAAAAACGTGCCGCCCTTAGCAATTGAATTTTCATAAAATCTAGGTATCACCGAAGATTGAAGATCGGGGTGCACCAGTGTCGCACCACCTGAGCCTCCGGAATAGCCCATCACGCTGTCATAATAAGTTGTGACATCTGCCATCAAGCTCTTTCCGGTGATGTTGTTGTTTTTTATTTCACTTTTTGTAAAGGGGTATGAACACTCGTGATAGTGATCTTTGTACACTTTTGTATCATCAATAATTGGCGGATAATACGTACCATCAGCCATATCCTTGCCACTTCGAATTAAACGCTTCCATCGCTCGATGCCTTCTGATTCGTCAGATCTTGGCCACCAGTAACTATAAGCGGCGCTTTCATTTATTTCAATTTTGGCTGTTATTTCAACTGTTCTTGTTGTTAGGACATTGTTTTCCAGCCAAAATGCATTAGTTGTTTCCCAAATTGAATCGTTCGGGTTGGGTTCTAATAAACCTTGAGGGGCACCACTTAAAGATGTCTTATCGCTACAAAAAATAAGGCCCAAAGTTTTACCATAGAAAACCCTATATTTATCGCCATAAGAACCGCCAGGTGTATTTGTCAAAATAGCAGAGTCTTTCCAGGCGCCTCGTAAATTATCAAAAGTGTATTCAGTATTAGGATCGCTATTCCACCCGAGGGGCGGTTCGCCATCCGGATAATGATGCAAACTTCTTGGCGTTGATGACCTGTTAGACCAACTAGCTCCAAGAGCGCATCGCAAGCGGTCTTGAGTAAACAAGCCCGCTGGAGAGCCGGCGTTTGAAGCTAGATGATTTACAGAATCAGAACCTTGAGCTTGGTCCTTGGCAGGGTTGTCGTCATCGTACGAATAACCAGTAGCAGGGTTTTTGCGCAAATGAATACCAGGACCATGCTGCCACCACTCTTCGCCGGGAAGAGCGCCATAGGAGGTGTCTGTAACCATTATTTTGTTTTTTCCGATTATGTTGCCACTAGACATTCTTCATCTCCTACTTCTAATAGCCAGCGTCGTTGTTGTTTTGTCCAAATCCAGCCATAGTAGCTGCTGCGCCCTGCATTCCTGTTCCAGCAGCGTCTAAATCGGTGCCTCCGGCATCCATACCCACGCCTTCTGTTGCTAAGCCACCACCGTCGGCTCCGACGCCCATATTGGCTTGACCCATTGCCATAAGAAGGCCAGCGCCGATAAGTGCTGTTGAAATCCCCTCAGCGCCGCCACCGGTGTCGCCGCCCATATCCATTCCTTGCATTCCTGTCGGACCAGCAGGGCTACCAGCGGGGCCAACTCCACCGCCTCCAGCCGGGTTGCCAACTGGCCATATCAAGCCGCCAAACGGGCCTCCGCCAGGACCGCCCATACCTCCGCCGGGCGTGCCATCAGTTGGTATAACGGGTATCCCGACTCCGGTGCCGGTGCCGGCATCGGGATCGGGCTCGCCGCCGCCAAAAATGTCGATTCCAACACCCAGAGAAGTTCCGCCACCTTGGTTTTCGCCCATGTCCATAAAAGCGCCCATTTCTCCAGTTGCTTGACCTTCTGATTGTTGGCCTTTTTCTAACATGGTGATCCATTCTTCAACTTCTTCGTGATTTTCGCCATACCATTCTTCTGGACTTTGATCGTACAAATCACCGAAATCAGGCTCCACATAGGGTGGTACAGGAGCACCACTTTTATCAATAAAGAAATAGCTGTTTAAAACCGGAATATTTTCAACATTTCCAACCAAAGTGGGATCAAAATAGCTTATTCTACACAAAAGAGGGTGAATAAAATCAGCATCAGCAACACCAGAGCCCCCCGCTGCTGTGGTATAGCTTCCCATTGAAGCGCCTCGGAGCCTTTCTGTTGTTAGCAGCGCCCATCTATCATCCTGCGCGGCGTGCATTTTTATTACCCGGCCAGTTGTAGAGCATATTGTTTCCATTTCTCCATATCCAGTAAATACTTCGATTTTAGCTGTCATATTAAAATTTAGAAACTTAAAGCCATTTGCGTGCTGATCAGGTTTGACAACATCTGCGCCTTCGACGTACGCGTCAGGAAGCATTGAAACCCAGGTATCGCCAACTGCCAGGCCTTGGATGTATACGTCTGTCAATAGAGTAATTGTTCTTCCATCCTGCGAGCCGGCCATGCCGGCAAGAAATGCTCCAGGATTATTTTTATTATCAAGTCTCGCCATATATTTTTTGAAAGCATACCAAAGTTTAAACTGATTAGGAAGCATTTCATTATAGCCGGTCATGGGGCCCCATTCTTTAATAGTATCGCCTTGATCTGTCGCGTAGCCTCCAAGCCATTGGTCTTCCCCTACGTATCCACTCCAGCCGCCTTGAGTCAAGTACATGGGGATTCCAGAGGTGTTGTAGGGCTCATGGTTGCCGCGCGGTACCTTAGTAAAAACAGTGCCATAGTCTGGATTTGCTATAAGATTCTTAAACAAGACTTGCGTTTCCAAGCCTGCGTCTGAAAAATATGCCCCGGTTTTGCCATATTGTTCGTTTCTCCAAGTCTCCATGGATTCAGAAAGAAACGGTGTCGCTCCAGCTTCTTTGAGAAAAATATCATTATAGGCTGCCTCACTATGAACTACAATATTGTGAGAGCTAAAAAAGCTATTATACAACCCTTTTGAATTATAATATTTTTGAGCGCCGGGGAGCATGTCGGGCTCTTCTTTAAACTCGTCCCATTTGCTTATGTCAAAATTAGGATTTGCCATATCTATATAATTTTGTTCTGCTGTGTCGTTGCTGTAAAGTATCATAGACAGGAGCACATCGTCTTGATATCCAAAATCATAAAAATCTTGTTTCCACAAAGGGGAATATTGCAAATACTGAAGAGCCCAGTTCTGCATAAGATCTTCGTTGTCCATGTTCTTAGCCAGGTTTTTGAGGGCATAGGTCTCGTTAAAACCTCGGAGCCAGTCTGTTACATTTTCGCGAAAAACAGAATATCTAAAAGAATAAGCATTATCTCCTGATCCGGGGTCTGATATGTTGATTATCGAAGGAGTCAAATATGAATAACCTGTGCGAGACAGACTATCCCAATTATCTTGACCAACTTCCTCTAAGGCGCCGTCGTCAGACCCCATACCTTGGGCGTTGTAATACTGTTTAGCGTAAGGGTGTATGTTGCCTGTAAAATTGGTGCCCATGTCGCCTTTTGCTTCCCACCATATGTCTTTTACAGCAAAAATAGACATTTTTGCGCTATCCATGCGACATCGAGCCATATAGTACGCGGGCGTCAATGTCAAAAGACCGTCGCCGGCATCGATTCCTGGAATTGAGGTATACGTTGGAGATATATCAATTTCTTCGTCTAAAGATAGAAAGTCTACGTACGCATATTCATTTGTTACTGCGCGAAAACACTCTCCAGGGCCGTCGAATTCGTGTTTTTCATAAATAATTGACCTTGCCGGATTTATTGCCACTTGATAAAAATCTTCTGGCAGTACTGAAAGCTGGTTAGGGGTACTGATGTCTCCTGTGCCGACTCCGCCGCCGCTCGACTCACTTGCTGTCTCGTGGGCGCGCAAAAGCTTGGACAATCGTTCGTATGTTTCGTCAGCCATAGCTAGCAAATATTGAATACCTTCTGGGCTGCCCTCCATGTAGGGAGACGCTATCGCTGCCAGATAATTCGCTAGATCCGACATGCTGGCGTCTAGATCACCTTGAGTCATTTGAGCGCTGAGGCCGGCTTTAACACCGGTATCAACAAAAAGATTGAGCAAGTCGACTATTTTTTGTGCAGCTGCTTGCCATACTGGCTGTTCATTAATTCTGAACATTGGTGCATTTTTATTTATAGATTCAATCTCTGCAGGGAAATCAGGCCTAAATTCGCGAATATGCCTGTTATACCACGGTATGTTTCGCCTCTTGTCTATGCTTTCACCATTAGGATCAAAAGTTGCAATAACTGTGCCCTTTGACCCCTTGGAAAATTCTAAATATTGACTCAACGTGAGCCTGATTTGTAATAACTCTTGCAAATGCTCGTGAAGAAATTGTGGAGTGCCGTCCTGAAAGTCCACCTCGACGCTGTACATATAAAGACCAGAAGCAAACCCATCTACTTCGCGGTCGTGAAAAGTAACATATAGCGGTCGCGCGCCTGGAGCGAGATTTTCAGCATGAACGTGTGTAGCGTTTATGTAAAACTTGTCACCGTTGACGCTTTCGGGTACAAAGGCGCTCCAGGATGTTGCCCCCTCAACTGTGCCGCCGAGGCCCCCGATTCCAACTTGAGTTAACGTGCCAATCAGCTTTTTAGGTTCTTCTTCTGGTTTGTATTGTAAGAACTTTTTATATAAATCTTCTGTGCCTTTTTTGAATTCGACGCGCTCTCTGTATAGACGAAGTTCTAAAATCTTGCTTCGTTTCCAGACCTCCGATGTGAGATTATTATCAAAATTATTTTGAATTCGAGCGCCAAAGTTTTTAAAAAGTTTTGACTGGTTTTTTAGTAGAGTGGCCACGTCTATATAAAAGAAGCCCCTGGCTTCGTTTCTAACACTTCTTGCAAGATATAATTTAGAAAATTCGGCATCGTTATCTTTTACTATATTTCTTTTATTTGATTTTTCCCACGGTGTCATGCCAAAAGGACCGGCGAAGCCACTTGTGCCGGCAGGATGAGTAGCAGACGCTCCAACACCCCCGGCTTCAGCAAGAGTGGCTGCGACCGCTGCAGTGGCTGTTTTCGAAATTTCTCCAGCTTTTGTCTGCAAATCTGACACACTAACAGAAACTCCCGTAAGTGCTGATGGTTTTGTCTGGAAGACGCTACCAGGCACACCAGAAAAGACACCACTAGCCAATTTAATTTCGTTTATTCTGTTTCGAGCATTCGTGATTAAATAATTTGGCGAATCTACAAGAGTTAGTTTTGGTTGGTAGCGAGAACCTACGTGTGATCTCCCTGCCATGTATCCGATGTATCCATCAGGTGCGGGACCGGACAAGCCAATTTGGTCGACGGCCGCATAAGGAGGAAAATGGAAATGCCAATCGCCATGATGCACTTTTCCATTTTCATCGCGCAACACCTGTCGCGTCTGTGGTATTTGGCCGTCTCTAAAGACAATCGCAGACGTTGCCTGGCCCTGTATAACTGACTCGTCTAGTCCAAGATCTAGAATACTATTGACATCAAGATAGCAATAATAAGCAACGCCAAAATATTCATGAGCGATTCTTTCAGAAAGGTGCTTATCTCCATTTTCGTTAAAACCTTCGCGCAGAGTATATGTATCTTCAAATGGAATTACGTAATACATTACGCCATTTTTCACTTCTTCAAATATCTTGCCCTCGGCGACTTGTGGGCCTAGCACATCCTGAGCCGTGCCGGCAGTATCAAGCGCCGAAACGTTGAGATTGCCGGCGATAGAGCCAACTTTGACGGAGACGTCCTCAATTTCAACTTGATTTGCAGCAGCGGCGCCATAGACGGTACCTTGGTGGCCACCTTCCAGATTTTCAACGTGTTTTAATCCAGAGGCATGACCAGAAAGATCATGGGGGCCTACGGGTGCGCTGGGGTCGGGAACAATGTGAGGATTTTGGCCATGACCCATCCAGACGCCGCTATTTTCTCGGTTTGAGGCCCGATGTACGCCTGTTGGCGCATTTTCAATAGCAGCCTGATTAGAATAACGCAAATTGTTGATGTTGGAGAGGCCAAAAATACGTGCTTTGCGCAAAAACATGGCATCTAAAATATTTGACGCGTCCATGTCAGGGCTTGGCAAGGGAACATTAGCTAGCCAACTTTTTTCCAAAAGTTGATCTTTTTTAATGTAAAGCCCCAGCTTGACTCGCACAAGAATTGGCCTATCTTCGTTAGAGGATTCTTCAATAAAAATCTTCCTTATCCTAACTGCAGGTACAAGATCGCCAACTAAATAATCAAGAGCGTCTGACATAGTCTAGCATACCTCCCCTGGGTCGTCAACTTCTTTTTCGTATATATCATAAGTTTTGACCTCGTCGTCTAGAAGATCGTTGCAGAATTCTGTTTTTCTGTCTGCAAAATGACCCTTTGTTTTCGAAACAGGATCAAGAGAACATATAATCTTGTCGTCTATTTCTGAGTCTACAAGTAGGTCAAAATAATGGTTAACGTAATTTGGGTCGTCTTGTGGCGTGGGTTCGTCCAACCAACTAAAAATTTCGTTTTCTGTTTCTTTTGGATAAAAAGATAATTGTCGCAAGACCTGCTCCGTCAAATCTCCCGCCTCGTTCTCCACTATTTCAAAAACTTCAATGTCAAAATTTTCTTTTTGATATGGAGCAAATTCTTCGCCCACTTTTATTAAAAAATAAGCCTCGTTTGGTGGGGTCACTAGCGCGAAATCATATCCGACGCCTGTCTCATACTCGTAGAACGCGTCGTCATTGGGTGATATATTTTTATATTCAATTTCGATATCAGCCTTAAGTTGTGGAATGTGCCGCGTATTGATACCACCATCCTGGCCTTTTAAATTCCAGGTTTTTGAAAAAGACCCGCTCATGTTGCCTTTTAGGAAAGTTAGGTGCACTGCTGGCGCGGGATCACTATTTAGGTCGCTGGTGCCGATCGAGGTCCAGAGCGAGTACATCTTTTCTGAAGTTGGCTGCATCGCTTTCGAATCAAACTTTTTAGACTCAAATATTTTTTGGCCATATTGATATGCAAATTTCTTCTCAAGAGAAGAAAATGTCGTCGCGCTTTTCACTAGCGGCGTTTCTTTAATTCTGGCCTGGGAGTCTGATTGTTCCTCAGAAAAGCCCCCCTTTTCAGAGTTATACAGAACTGCATCATCGTGAAAAGAATAATACACTGGGTTGAAAACGCCCCTAGACATTAAGTGTCGCCCAAAAGGAGTTATTTGTATGTCAATTACGTCTTGTTTTTTGTTAAAAAACTCCATTATTCGTCCACCTTAAATTCAGCTTCAATTTTTAATTTCTCCACCAGCGAAAAATAATCATATGGCCAATTCATCCCATATACGTCACTAAAATAAGTAGGTTCCAGGCTAATTCCAGACAATGAAGCTTGATCACCAGGGTTGAAACGACTATTTGTAATCAAAGAGGACTCTCCCTTGGCGTCTAAATTGTCCATTATTGCGTTCTCAATGTGTCTATAACGGTACATTTCATAATTTTTATGAGCGCGCTGTTTAATTTTGAAAGTCATCCACCGAAGGCGACTATAAAACTCAGCACTTGAGTTTGGATAGTCGCCCAACATCTCAACATACTCAGGATCAATACCATAATTTCCTTTTAACGCCATTGGAGACAAAAAGTTTGCCAAACCGGCACTAGAAAGATCGGCCGTGCCGCCCCCCGGAAGCGAAAGATCAAAAATGTCGTTAATATTGGCCGAACCTCGTCCAGGACTTGTGGTAATTTTTACAAAATCTTTTTCAGCCCTCATTGAGCAGTCAGGCATCAGTCCTTGGTAAATATTTGTCAAATCTTGCTTATCTAAGAACTGATAAAATGGCGCAATCAACATCTGGAATGGCGTTACCGCCTTGTTGTGAATAAAATCCATCTCAGGTGGTAAAACATAACTAACAGCCTCAAATTCAGGAGCAGAAGCAGGATCAAAAGCATTCACATCGCCGATAAGAGTTGCAATCATCTTGCCTAAATCAGTTTTTCTAATTTCTTTTATTGCAATCTCGCTAGTATTAAATTTCTGATAAAATTCCTGCAGTGAAACCCCCGCCTTAACTTTTGCGTTTCTCTGTGCTAACAAACGCGACAGCATTCGCTCAAACAAAGGGTTCCAGATTCTTAAGAAGTGCTTGCCCGGCAAAATCTCAACTGTCCCATAGATAGTTGAATCATAATGCTCGCCTGGGAAATTCACACGTTTCTGGAAGCCTTTTTCAAAGTAAGGTATTGCGACAACTGCCTCACTAACTAATTTGGCGTTATTCATGCGGCCAAGAGGATAAGTCATACCACTACCTGCATCATGAAAGCCCAGTGCATCGCCTAAAGATGCGGTATCTTGGTTTCCAAAAGCAGATTCACGCGTAGCTGCAAGAGCCGTGTTGCTTCCAATATCCGTAACAAAACCTGGAGTCGTTGCCTGATCTCCTGAAACTCCAATATTGACATCTTTAACTGTTAGCCATATGCCCTTTTCTTTTTCGTGACCTTCACCATGTACGGCTTCGATGAGATCTTCATCGTACGGATCATAACCATAACCCATCCAAATAGATCGCCCTGTTCGGTGACCATAATATTGCGTACCAGACGATGTAACGACTTCAGTAACCTTATCTGATTGAAGGACATCGCCATTTTTCTGATATCGCGTTGTTTTGCGATACGGTACGCTGTCCTCGGACATGTCAAGCACTGGTGCCATCCATTTTGGAGCCATCCACCAAACTTCGCCTTCTTTCTCAGGCTCATCTTCGCGGGCCTTAAGTGTAAAGATGTTATTTTTTCCTTCATTTCCTTTTGTTGACTCCCAAATGTCGACTGAGGCTTCGATTTTCATTCTATTCATGGAGCCACTTGATAAAGAGCCAGTAGAGGGCATTCTTGGACACAAATCTTTATAATATTCTTCAAAATAATACGAGTTGCTTCTAGTATTAGAGACAATCTCAGATAACTTGTAGTTTGTTGTCCCCTCGGCCTTAAAAGAAATAACAGCAGAACTAGGTCCATAGAAATAAGGAGGAGTATAAGCTTGATAGGCAGGGTCTTGAAGATTGTAATATAATTCAGATGACGCCGAATTTACAGCCTTCATGCTACTATCATAATATCCAAATTGTGTTTCGCCAAGCTTCTCCCATGGTACGCCTGCGGCGGCGCCATATAAATATGAAGTTCCGAGAGCAAGCGAGCTAGCTGGCATGCCGCCAGACACCCAGCCAATAGAAGTTGACGTCAAGGCGGAAGAGTTAAGCATGCGATTGCTAGATGAGGCGTCTTTTTGATCAAAGCCTATATAAGGCGCTGTAGCATGGCTGCTTTCGGAACCTATGTTGCCAGAAAGACGAGTAACAGGGTGAGGTATCGTGGACCATATGCTAATCCAAGAAGTAGAGGTCGAGCCTGTTGTAGCCAAAATACCAAACGGTGGGATGTAAACTCCAGGATATGTACTATCTTGTGTTGCAGAAAAGCCTCTAGCTTTGGCCCGGCCAAGCGAACCATAGGTCGAGTGTCCAGAACCATATGGAGCATAAATATCTGCGCCAGTCTTATAATAATCAGACATGTCCGCGCCGGTCAGATCGACTCCGTTAATTGCATTAACTGCTCGTTGCGCTGTTTCAGCAGTCGTGGATCCTATCTTGACCTCAATTAGGTTGTCGGTAGTAATGTCGCCAGACGTAAGATTGGTTACAAACCTAATCGTAACCCAGCCTGGATTGTCGCCATCGCCGGTGCGCGTATCATTGACGGCGTCGTCCCACGCGCTATTGATATTAAATCTAGCGTTGTGATAATTAACACAAAATCTTATTTCATCGCCATTAGCAGGGCCAGAATCGTTACTAATCTTAAATATGTTCGGAATATAAGTATATCTTAGGTTTGTCTCGTCTATCTTAAGAGGCTCAATTATTTGAACCGGTGGTCCAAAAAGAGCGCCTCGCATCATGGCAGACCCAGAAGTCACACGATCAGGACCTGTATTGGGTGCGCGCACATGTTTTTTGCCATACTCAGTGTTTAATGAAGCTAGACGTGGACCCTCGCACAAGACGTGATCTTTAGCCTGGTGAAGCTGAACGTCCATAGTGTAAGTTTTGGGCTCAAGCTCAATTCCTCCATATATTGGATTGCTTTGAATGACTGGGAATTTTGCATCACCACCCTCTAGGAAAAAGTCCATCGTTTCACAAAGAAAATTACTCATGGAGCTTTGATATCTCTTTAACGAGGTGCGTTGAACCGGTCCACCCAATATCGCCCCAAAACTAAAAGAAGCATCCGGATTCCATAAAGGTGTCCAGCTTGATTCTGACGTTCTTGATCCCTTTGCCCCTCTCAGTTTTGCGTTGGTGACCGTCTCGCCAAAAGTTGATCTCAATTCGCGGGCACGGGCTTCGTCAATAAAATCGTAAGGTAAATAAGACGCATTTTGTACTTCTCCATCATTATCCGATTTAAAAGCCTGCTTTAGAAGAGAGGGTGTGTAAAGTGCTTCAAAGGGTAGCTTGAAGCTAGCTGATACTTTTAAAAATGTTGGCATTGCAGAAGCCACGCCCATCATTGAGCCGTGACCCAGCCCCACAAAGTCAGCATGATAGTGCAAGCCGTGTGAATCGTTAGCAGCTAGCTCCATGTTGTTCGTGAACACCTCAAGAGAATAATTGCCCGTTGCTGATTCTGGAGGCGTGGCTGCAGCTTTGCTGTGCGGCTGGATGCCTTCGCCGTACGTGGAGGATGCTTTTGAGATGCACAGATGACGGGCGACTTGTCCAAGCTTGTCGGAAAAGCCAAAACGATTAGTAGAATGGCCAACATTTGTAACGGCAGGATCTTCGGCGCCAAGCTCTTCGCCATACCAATTTGGCTGACGTGGCCCGAAGTACTTCATAGGGAACTCTTGCTCTGGCGCTCCATCCTTATAAGATCTATAAATTGGATGATTTACAGCAATTCCTGACTTAATAGAGTTGTATAGAAGCCCCGGGGCCATCAATGGTTCTAACAAGGCTTGAAGGCGCGCCGCTTGAAGAGTTCCTGATGCCTGTATCAAGGCGGCGCCCGGATAGTTCGTGTAAAGATCCTCATTGTTGGTTCCTGTCAAATAGCTGCCAAATGCTTGCGATAGGTGAGTCCCGATCTGAACAGTGCGCGAAACAGGATAAAAGCCGTTATATGGTAGCAGTTTTTTAATTGCCATAAACTTTAAAGTAATCCTGCTGGGTATTGTTTCCTCTCCATCGGTAAAATTGTCGCCTAGGCGGAGTAAATAAGAGAAATTTGTCGCGGGTTCGGTTTCCGTATATTTGCCATGAAATTCTACACTTTGCGGATAAGCTTTATAGCTTTTATCCGGCGTGTCTACTATAGCCAGAGTATTCGAAGTGTAATCTAAATCATCCAATTCATAAAACTGCGTTTTGAACTCATACTTGTTTTGAGGGCCGCTAGAGAAATCTGTCTGTGTTTGTTGGAGATCGACACCGTCAATAGTTAAGAAATTAACTTTAGGCTCTATTAGCTTGCTGTAGTTCCTTTTAAAGGCTTTGTAGCCCTTGTCAGTATCCAGACCAAACATTTTAAGATTTGGAGAAGTAAACATACCAAATCTAGGCGTATAATAATCATAGTGCTCAGAATATCTAAACTCTGGTACGATAGAATAGTCCTTGCCAATGTAATACAGATCTTGTGAAAAATCTTCATATGAGTCATACATTGGATTTCGTTCGGAAATCAAATGAGCCGCCCAGTACGGAGTTTGATAAGGATAGGCATGTCTCAAGAATTGCAAAGACGCAGTGGCTGCGTGATAGCCATCGCGAAGAGAGCCGTATGATGACCCAGTAAAAGAAAAGTTTGCGTTATATTGACTAGGGTGATCGCCGGTTGAACCCAAAGTGAGCCCGCCTGTGTGGGTGTCCCCACTAACTGACAATCCTCGATTGCGCGCGCGGCTTCCGGAAACTCGTGCTATAGGAACTTCTTGCGCGGTGTCATCTGCAGATTTGCCACTAACTGTTGGATGACCCTCATGAACAAATGAAGTAGCGTTTATTTGCTGGGCCCAGTAAAGTATTGTTGGCTTTGTACTATACACAAGCTCGCCGGCAGATCTCGTGATACTGGAAGTAACTGCGGCAGCAAAAGAGCGGCTCGACATTAAAGCTGCAGGAGCTAACGGCGAGAGGCCAATTGCAACACTGGGACCGTCTGAAAAATCTGAATGTGTGCCTGAATTGTGAACTGCTGCCAAGTAGTAGGGCCTGTCATATATGTCACTACGGACGTCAAGCGGCCACATGCTATTCAGAGCAATTTGGTATGGTTGATACATTTCACGCTGTTGACCGAAAACTGAAGAACCGGAAGGAGGATATTTAACGTGCTCAGACTCTCTTTGCCAAGTTACAACGCCGGCGGCGACAAATGGCACAGAGCCGCTCATATAATATTGATTTGAGCACATGTAATTTTTGAGACTATTGTCTCCTTGTGATCCTGAGCGTGCAATATAATCTTGAAAAGGGATCCTTTGATTGTAACCTTGAGAATTAAGGCACGCGTCGTCCGTACGAGCACGGTTTGCTTGAGAATCTCTCCAGAAAGTTCTATAAGAAACGCGGTCATAACCTTTAAAGTCTGTACCAGCCACCTCGTCATAAAGATCTTTCTTTCTGGTGGTTGGTCGATATGTGTTTACTTCTCGTGGATATATCCGCTCTTTAAGTGTAACATCACGCATGCCATCTATTTGTTTTGCGGCTTGCAACATTCGATACGGTTCCATGGGACGCTTAATATAAAAATCGTTGACATTATCAAAAACATTAGGAGGCTTGCCATCTGATAATTTCAACTTTTTATTTAAGTCTTCATTGGTAAAATAAGTTAATTCATTAAAAAGCGTCTGGCGCACGATGGCTGGCGAGTCGCCAATATTTACCGTATATTTTAAAGGAAGGTGATTTGACACAACAGCCGATTCATAAAATTTAACTGTTGTGCTGTATTTATCTAGCGTTTGGAAAAGTATAAAATTATCAGCATAATTAGACTTAGGAGTTGTGGGATCGTGCTCGTTGTGTTTGCCCCACTGATGTTGTTGCAAGGGAGCATTAGCCTTATTCGCAGGGTCGGCCATGTTCCATGGAGACTTGCTAGATATAGACATTGTGTTGTGTAGTCTTAAATATCTTGCAATTGGATGACTCGCGTCTCTAAACTGTTGCCACATTGGGCGCTGATAGGGTCCATTTCGATGCAACATTAAAGCGTTGAAAATATAAGCAGTGCTAAATCCTAAGTCGCCTGCCTCGTCTGCCTGATAATTGACGTTTATAAAGCCGCCATATCCTTGAGATGAGCCATCTTTCGTCGTGTCGTTGCCATCGGTTCCGACGTTAACATAAGACATTATGCTGTATGATGAAGTATAGCCAAGAAAACTAGAATTTAAATCAAAAGGCTCGTGAATATTCGTGTTCAAGCCCACAAAATCAGTTGGTATAAAGCCATTTCTAGTTGAACCATCTAGCTGTGCATCGTTTTTATCGAGACCAAATCTCCGATTCGCATCTGAGCCTGGCTTTAGATAACTACCAAACTCGCTGGCGGTTATAAAATTTAGTGATCCGCTTATTGCCATTGTTTACCTCAACTCCATCTAATAATTAGATTATACATTAAATTATCGAAGCTGTTATCCATGCATATTGAAAATCTGTTCTTGGTATCATATGAGACACAAAACCATTGTCGTGGGTAGAGCCGGTGACCATTTGTTCAAAAATCGCAGGAGGTACGCCCAAAGTAAAAACTGTAGGGCCGGTACCGTAGCCTGTAGCATTGTTGCTGTTTTTTCTATCGATTGAAGTTGTTAAAGACGAGTCTGACTCAACAGTATCGCCACTATCACCTAAACGCCACCAAGCCTGCAAATGCTGCGCGGCGGAGTGGTTTGTCAAATCACCAGAGCCTGGATTGATGATTTTACTCACATTGGACGTAGCAGTCTCTTGTTTAGGACAGCCGTTATAAATTTCCAACACATCTTCGTCGGACAATGCTCGATTCCAAATACTTATTTCGTCCATACCGCCGCGGGCAAATAGCGGAGATCCTGTGTCGTATTTGCCAATGCTTAAGCCGGCGGCAGTATTGTGCATAGCTGTGTAAGATCCTGCGTCGAAACGAGTTGAAGCAATTTCTGCACCATTTATATAAAGCTTCATGCCTTTAGATTCGCCGGCTGTATCGGCAGTTGCAACTATATGAGTCCAAAGACCTTGATATGAAGTGAGGGCGGAGTCAGACCTTACCGCCTCGTACACAGATTCTGTCTCATCCATGCATTTAAAGTATAATTTGTCGTCAGTGCTGACATAAAGGCGCCATTCATAAAGGCTAGAGCCATGGTTAACTTTCTCAATGATGGGAAAATTAGTTGCATCCGTCATCTGCACCCAAGCGCTAATAGAAAAAGCGCCATCAGCGCTGGTGGCGCCGAACTGGAGAGTGATGTTATCCGCAACAGCAAGATAATCGTTTGTACCATTAAAAGATGCGCCCTTGCTTGAAGCAATTCCATAAGAAGACGACTGTTCAATTCTTTGTACGGAGTTTGAGTGATATTTGTGTCTAGCTGCATCTCCATTTATTGAATAATCATCGCTTCGAGTGCTGCCGACGACCTCGTCTCCAAAAACTCTAGCTGATGTAGAAGTTGGGCCATGTGTACTAGTGCCAAATTTGCCCATATGCGCAGTTAATTGTGAAGTATGCTGTTGCCGAATAAATCTGTTTCGCCATGGCATAGCATTGTAGACAGAAAAACTCTCATGCTCGCGATCAAGGTAGCCCCTAGACAAGCTTTCATGATCTCCAGGTGAGCTAAAATGAGCAACAAATCTTGTCTTGTTGCGCACTGTGCCGCTGAGGAACTCGCGCTCCGGCAAAACAAAGCTGTCAGTCGAAGGTGCTCGACCGCCAACTACGGGATCAAGCCTAGTGTTTAATATATTTGTAATACTAGAGCCGGTACCGATCATTGAAAGGGGGCCCATTGAGGAAGTACGGCTTGAGACTTCTGTATGGTTCTTGACAAACCACGGATCATTGGCCGCGCGGTTGCCTATATTCAAGTATTGATATCTATGAAAATAGTTACCAGCTTTGGTTGGTGAGGAACTGGTAATTTCTATATTTCTAATATTAACAGGGCGCTTTGCTACTTCTTCACGGAAAAGCATAGCGTGTGGTTGGCTTATGTTGTCGTGTGTGGGGTGCAACAAGCGCCAGGAGTCACCTTTGTTTTGTTTCGCAGAGTCGCCCTGATAGATGGCCACATTATCAATCGCGCAATCTCCAAGATGGCCAATACCAGCAGTGTAAAGAAATCTTATATAAAATCTTTTTCCAAGAAAATCTTGAAGGCCGTTGCCATATGAAGGATAGTTTGCTGTGGCATATGCAGATTTGAATGCGTCAGTTGAACTGGCATGCTGCTCTCCAGTAAGGCTGGTTGCCTGACTTGGAGTGCCGCTATGATCCCACCTAAGCAAGATATCCGTCACATCGCTAGCAAAAGTTGGGTCAGTAGACGCTTGAGCCTTCAAGGTGCCTATATTAACACCATGCATGTGATAGTCAAATTTAAAATATACTTCTCCGGAGTCAGTAGACAAGTCCAAGAAATCAATTAAAGGAGTTCTCAAGCCAAAAGTCTGTTGCGCATATTCTGGCAGGACTTCACAATAAGCAAACCTTTCACTAGCGCTGACGGTCGGACCAGTACCAAACGAGGGTGTCGTGCCTCTCTTGAATGTCCAAGCGTGCAAGGTACCGCAATCTACACCACCGGCCCACATTTCATACGCACTAGGCTCAAGATACACATTCCCGTGCATGCCTCCCGCTGTATCGCTGTTACCTCCTCTTAGCTGGACGTGGTCTTGGTGGCCAGCATAAGTGCCAGCGTGAAAATATTCGTTTAAAATATATTGACTTTCAAGACTTCGCGGCCTAGTAAGATTATTATACAGAGCCCAACCTTCTGCTCGGTCGAGGGCAGAATCTAGATTATTAAAATTGCCCTTTAGAGTAGAATAGCGATTGATTTCTGCATGTCGGTGTTGCATGCCTCCAACATTTGCCCGAGTAAACGGCCCCTGCATCGGTATTTCTGCGTCCGGGCCGTAATAATCATGGTGGTAGTTGTTAAAGTCAGTTCTAAATTGAGCGTTTGTTCCAAGCGCATTGATATATCCAGGCTTTTTATAGCCATCCTCAATAGAAGACGTGTATATACTAAATGGAAAAAGCTGTTCACTCTTAAGATCGTCATATTCTGCCCGGGCTGTGTTGCCGCCAAGGACTGTATCTGTTAAGTCACCTGCAGTTTCTATTGATGACTTGAAATAAGCTATCTTCTTGTTTAACTCTTCTGGCGTATATTGGTCATTGCAGTCTTTTATAGGAAGCTGGTTGTCCAAATCCATAAAAAGAAAATCATCATCACTAGCCCATTTTACAGCGTTTTTGTAAAGATCATATTTTTTATTAACTTTTGAGTTTGGGCCGCCCTTCAAAGTCAAGGCCCGGTCTTTTTCTATGCGAACCGGCCTAGAAAGTGCCCTTATTTTGTAAGTGGGCGCAGAATAACTGTCTCCGCCATCAGTAAAAAACGTTGGGTCATCTTGAGGGCGCATATTTGTGCCAACAACAGGCGATGTTGTGTTTATTCTGCGCAATAGAGTGTTTTTTGTATTATTAACGTCAACAACACTAGAAGAAAGAGTTGTTTTTGACGGATCGACGCTGCCTGGATCTACATAAAGAATCCCACGCTCTGCTCTGGACTTCCACCATAGACAACTATCACTTTCTGTGCTTCCGGGGTTTACATGTCCGAACTTCCAGTTATACAACATCTCGTTAATGCCCAAAATAGGGTCAAATGGTTCGCGAGTTTTGTTGTCTAGGGTGGGAAACTTAGACCAGTACTTATTTCTCTCAAGAATATGACTCTCTACCATATTTCGCAGTACTTCGACCTTGTTTGTCGAAGCTGGAATTAGTTGGAAAATCATTAACGAAACTGCATCGTCAATCCACTTGTAATATTCAATAAATTTGTCTAAATCCGGGGCTTCTTCCACCTTTTCAAAGAAAAGATCGCGCAGTTTGTCTATTTTTTTATAATTTGGACGATATCTGTTAACTGGTTCACCAATCAAGTTGTTAAAGTCGACAATTGTAGCAAAAAATCTCAACATTTCTTCCGAAATGACCTGATACATGCTTTTTTCTACTGAAAGATGGTGCTGAACGTAAGTTGTGTCTCGAATGAAGTTAACATCATCAAATCTATTTAAAACTTTGACCATGTCGTCGCTATTTACGATTTCTGGTAGCTTTTGTTTACCAGTTGGGACAAATTCGACGTCAACTGCTTGATCTGACCCGGTAACAAAGAAATCTCCCTTGGCTGGATAGTGAGAATTCAGTAGAGTTCTATAATCACCGTATCTATTGCTTGAGTTGCCTCTTGAGCCGGATGAAAAGTCAGTAATTGAAAACTCTCCGGACCTTCCGGAAGCAGTAACGTTTTCAACTGTCCAGTCCATGACCAATTTTTCTATTTGCGGAATAGATTTGTGTGAAAATTTTGAGAAAAAGTTGTCATTCTTGTAAGGATTGCCGGCGCCATAAGTAAAAGAGTCCAAAGCATGCGCCTTAATCGTGTCATTTGTCAAATAGTCGTGCCAATATCTTACTGAGGCGACTTTAACATCTGAATGTGTGGCCACGGAGCCAGTAAAGTTGTTCCTCCGAGCGCCGGCAAAAATTCTTTTTGGCCTTTCAAAGAACTTAATTGCAGTTTCAAAACTGATTGAACTGCTTAGAACGAACTCTTCTTGTAAAATATTCGATAAGTAGTTAACCCCGTAAAGCTCTAAAACGTAAGCACTGCTAATAGGCTCAAAACTGCCGGTAACGAGACCGCCATGGTTCTTGGACGGTCGCAGACGAACTGCAAAATTCCACTTTTCATTATCATAAATTCTAGAATATGAACTAGCTGTTTCTAATTCCGGAAAAACGTGGTCGCCGTTCGATGGTGCAGTCGTTGAAAGAACAAATTTTCCATCTCTTTTGTCATTTTTGGACTTCTGAACCTTTAAGTGGAAGTTAATATCGTCAGTTCCAACGTCGGCCCCAGTGCCATCTAAGTAGCTCAAGTCTGTATTCGAGGGCTTTACGCCATGTAGACCAAAAATCGACGAATCATAACCAGGAAAAAGATTATAGTTATCGTCATTAGCTACGTGCCTTTTGGGGAATATCACTTCTACTTCCATAGTGGCAGAACTGCCCGAGGCCAGGGCCCTGGATATTCCTGGTATATAAGAAAGAGAATCTGTTATGCCAGTATCGTAGTATTGATAGGCGGTTGATTCAAAAGAATTTATATATTTACCGGTCTTCTCATACCTGGTCTCCAAGTCATCAAAATCTATATATTTTTTTCTTAATGAAGTATAAGTAAAATTGTCTTTTAATTCAAATGTCTCGCCAGATGCATAAATGTTAAGTTTGACGAGGTCTTCATCAACACCAAAACACCTTAAAAAGTTGCGCAAAGACTTAAGCGTGCCTTTGGTTTTTTGCAAATACGTGAGGTTGTTATATATGTTTTGATAAATTGTGTTTTTAACGTCGTATAATTTCTTTTCAAATAGTCTTTGTTCGTCACGATTTAAATATTTTGCCAACAATGACGCATCTGCAAAAAGCTCCGGTGCCTCGATGCCACGATGAGTAAGAAGTCGATCAGCGAAGGCCAGAGGCTTTTCATATTTTGGATCGTTATCATAAGGATAGTTTATATCTTTGAGTCGAGGCAAAGATTCCATTTGCAGATAAACGTCATCGAAAAAGCTAGAAATTATCTGAACCATGTATTTTAGATTGTTAGATTTTTGTTCGTCTTCTTCTGTAATCCAGCCCGGAAAGCTTTTTAAAAGCATCGCCGAGTTTTCTTCATCCCAGAATGAACCAGATGTTAGTTTTGCTGTATGATATGCAGAGACTTCTGGGTGGAAAGAATATAAAATAGGGTCTTTAAATTCTGCTGGTGAGGCGCCTGCCGTGACCATAGCAGAACTTAAGTTTCTTGAAGTCGTGGAGTCATAATTTATAAAATCGCCATTTGAAATACGACCAGAATAATCCAATATGATTGAATCAGTGTTGGGCTGGCCAGTAATTCCTTCGTTGAACTTGTAATAAACACCAAGATCGACTGGATTGTGAACTTTATCATATTTTATATTATCAGTATTTGTTCCGCCGCCGATCTGTTGTCGGTAGAACCTCCCAATATCTTGCGCGTTGCGTTCTGTTTTCCAATATCTAAATTCGTCAAAATGAGCGTCAACAGCATTACCCCAGCCGCGTCCAGCTTGTGCGAGATTTATCGCTTTAGGTCCTGCTAGAGCGCCGATGGCGGCGACCATCTTGCCGTCAATTGGGTTAATCGTATCCGAATCGATCACAGATGATTTTAAAACGCCGTCTAAGTACATTTTACTTATGGTGGAGGAGCCAGTTATCGCTGCAGTAAACGCATAATGGCGCCACTTCCCGTCAGCAATACCTTGGCCAGACAGTCCAGTCTCGTGAAGGAACTCTAGTTCTGTTGATCCAGAATTAATTATTAATCTAAGATCATCCTTGGAAACACCATTACAGTAAACTCTTAAGTTTCCATATTGATCGCCTGTGGCTCCTGAGGCGACAAGGTTAAACAAGTATTCGTATTTTACAGTTGATGTGTCGACCCAAGAATCTTTTTTAAGCCAAAATTCAAAAGTTATACCCTTGGCCAGATCTAGCTCTAAGTTGTTTGTCCTTGCAGAGGACGCTTCATATATATTTACTTTAGACACGCCAGGCTGTTCTGGGCCGCTCGCAACAGGATCTTTAAAATTTCCTGCTGGGTCGGCGTGAGGGCCACCTGAAAAGAGAATATATTGCGGAGCAGAGCTGCTGTATACATTTAAAGAAGATTCAGCAGTGTAAGTATTTGAGCCGCTGTTGAGTGTTATATGGCCGTTGACGCGAGGATACTCATTTTGAAAAATAAATGCGTCTAAATAATTGCTATCATTCTCCCATTCAGTTTTTTCTGCCAAGGAGCCATCGTACGGATAGGTCTGGTATATCCGTTTAATTGCTGAATCGTAATAAAGCTCCGCTGACCCATATCTTGCGAAATTAGAAGCTGTTGTAAAGTCAACATTAGGAAAGAATCTTCTGCGCTTTTCAGAATATGCTTCGATAAACCGCTTCGACTCAACATCATCACGCACGTCATTGTGAGTTTGTTTGCGGATAAACTTTAGAGAGTGGCCTTTGTCAAATAAATCTTTTACGCTCATGGTATGTTCCCAGCATTCTTATTTAATTATCTTCCACTCTAAATTTAAACACCTCTTCTTGGTCTCGCCAGCCGGCAGAAGTATAATATGCCAGCTTGATGCCATACATATAGCCTTTCTCAAGCATATTCATATCTAGATCAAAATAACTACCAGAATTGTCATAAGACAAGTAAGTATGATAATCGCTACTACCTGTTCCATGCTCAATAATCGTCTCTCTATCTACCATTCTCAATATTTGAAAAGAGGCAGAAGGTATGGTTACGCCATCTATTTCTTTTGAGGCGACAGAATACACCGTGTAGTCATGATTTCTAGGTCGAGTGAAAACTCTAAATCTCGCTGTCTCTTTGTTGGTGTACTTTGGTTTTAAATTAGTTATTTTTGACGCATACTCTGAATAATCGTCGGACACCAAAGGGGAGTGAGTCTTGACTGGTAAAGAGCCGGTCCTGTATTGCACCGCTATGTCAGCAGTTTTATACCAGACATCATGCAAGACAGAAGACGTAGTGTCAAGCTTGACCTCAGCAAAGTATATACCTGTGGATTCTTTTGTGGCTGTAAATTGAGCTAAATGATTTGATTTACTTTCATCTTCATACTCCTGAGGTACATCGTTCGAGCTGGGGTATACTCTTACAGATATCGCGCCGGATGCATAGCTTGGCACATCTTTCAAAACGCCACGCACATAGTTGTACATGTAGAGCTTGTAGGTGTTGTCTGCAGTACTCAGCAAATTACTACTAGCATAAAAATTATTTCTATCGTCGAGCACTCTAGAATCCCAACGCGCTTCTATAACAGGTCTTTTGAAAAAGAACTCACTAGATCTTGAAAAGAATCTTTTAGTATAGAATGATGTTGTCGAGCCTCCTGGATTGTGAAGAATCTCGTCCTCGTCTGCACTACTTGCATTTGATTGATAAGCCTCTTGGCTAGATGTTAAAAATATACCAAAACCGTAATCTTCTTTTCCAGTTGATGATGGGCCTTTTATCCACTGTTCAACCAACTCAGAAACATCGATCTCAAGATCTTCCGTTCCTTCTTCAAAATCGGCAGAATAGATCACTGCAGAGTGGTGAGCTTCTTCCCGAGATGTGTGATAATCGCCGCCGGCTTTGGCCCAAAGGCCATGGCCTCCAGAAAAAGGCACTGATGTTAAATGTGCAACGCTGCTTACATCTATCGCCGTGTTTCCAGCTATGCCTGTGTCGTCTTGTGTCAAAGGGAGCGTCATTTCTGAATCTGCGTCCCCTGTTGGTACCGCAGTTCCTGCAGTTATTTTTAAAGAAGTTACGTTATTGATTGCTGACTTGATGGAATCTATGATAGCTGTTGTGTTTGAGTCGCTGGACATGCCAATTGTACCACCAGTAACCGTATCGTTGGAAATGGTAAATGTAAACTCCTGGCTTGTGCCAGCAGTATCAGTCAAAGTAAAAGTTTGATTATGCATTGTTGCTTTGTTCGCACCACCTTGAAGTATTAACTTCCCAGTCGCAGAAATATCGTTTCGTTGAGCGCGCATCCAATTTGAGCCGTCAATAGTTCCTTTTGTCTTGTCGCTGTAGCCTTCCATGTCTAAGCCATAGCCTTCTTGCCAAGAAGAAGAAACTGCTAGAATGTTTAATTTAGCTTTAGAGGGCAGTTGCTCAGAATGTCGAGCGTTAAACATTCTTAAATAAAAACTAACACTGCCAGATGCAGGTAAGATGCCGCTTGCTCTGTCTTCCTTGATTCCAGATGCAGAAGTGACAGGAAACTGAATTAAAACGCGCGAAAGCTCTGCCGATGAAGTTGTATTTTGCCCATAGATAGAAAAAACTTCTAAAATATCCGCAGCGCCCATGTTCGAGCCTGTCCCGCGGGTTGCAAGATTTAAATCAAACGCATTTGTAATCGTGTTGTCTCGTATGGCATAATATTTTTTAATACCCATTATCTTATGGTTCCTTGAAAATCTAAATCTGGATATTTAAACTCATAAATAGCATTCTCGGGAGCATAAAGTATGCGACCGTCAGCAGAAGTAAAGTGATTTAAATCCAAACTGTTATCTGAATACAAACCACCGGTCTTGTTGACAATCTCAACGTCCACAACGTCAACTATTTCATCAAGCTGGTTTAAAACATCATATATTTTGGTGATGTATATTGGTTGGCCAACATCAAACTTCTCAACGAACATCTCTTGCAGGGTTGTCAGTGCGATGTTCAGTGCTTCAAACTTTTCCTGGTCGTAATTTACAACCGCGGTGAAATTTATACCAATATTAAATATTCGAGCATCCAGAATATCCACTGTATCATTAATCATTCTATATTGGTTAATCCAAGTTTTGATATTGTTTTTTAATATTGTGCTACTCTGAATTAAATTTTGCTCCGAATCTTCCGAAACAACATACAGATTCAAATTTTTCTTAAAAGAGTCGTGATCGCGGATTAATTTTGCTCTTTTAATTTTACCAAACTGTCCGGGCATTCTATAAACCAGTGCAATATAATCGTCAGCAGTAACTGCCCTGTTTTGGGTTGCAAAAGTATCGTTTACGCGCTGCCTTAATTCTTCAAGAGAAGGGGGAGAGACGTCTCCAACGACTGGTTCCTCGTTAATACACTCCAGGCTATCTTTTACAAAGTTAACTTTTGTTTGGTTTGTTGCTTGGTCGCCAAAAATCAATAAAGTGTTGCTGATATTCGTTAAAGTTTTCACCGGGGCGTTCGCTTTTTTATTTGTATTAGACCGATAAACAATCCTTAAGGTCGTGTTGGCTGGAGCGATTCCAAACTTGTCGCTCTCTAGTAGTTTTGATGGATCAAAGGAGTTGTCTGTTTCATAATCACGACCATGCATTTTTAAAACAACATTAGAAGGGTGAGTCATTAAATCAGACTTTAAGGAAGATTCTGAGCCATATCCAAACTTAAGATTAGTGCGACCTGACTCGACAAAGACAGTGTATCGTCGCGGGACTGACGTTGCAACCAGAACGCTTGGTACGCGCTCTCTGGTGTTGCTATCCTTGTTTACGACACTTCGAAAAACAGTGTCTTGAGACAAATACGGCACTTCAAAATATTCGTGCCCCTCGGTGTCTGTCACCGACACCACTTCTGTTATGTTTGCGTCTCCCAAGGGAACATTTAAAAATCTTGCAAAATCCCCAACTGTGTAAAACTCTTCTTTTAATTCTCCAGACATTACTTTTCCGTAAGCCTTAATCGCAAAAGAAGTGGGTGAGCCATCGTCTGAGTCGCTAGTTGCGACCACAACCTCATTGTTAGGATTAGAAAAATCTACATTTTCAATTAAAGTAAAGATGTTGCCGCCCGGAGTTGATACTTTTGTGTCTTTTGCTAAAATTGGTATATAGTTTGAATCGGGACCGGTGCCTACCGGATCAGAAGGCACCAATACATATAATGAAACTAGACCAAACGCGTTTGCGCGAAGGGCCTCTTTGTATCCAACCTGTTGACCTAACCTCAATACATTATCATATTCTATCGCAGTATCGACAAACGATTCGTTGGCTTGATAGTCTAGATAAAAAGAAAGAACATCCCCAACATAGGCTACGGTGTCCAGCATCATCGATCCAAACGATGCCTCTGAAAAGTCTTTATGGACATTTGGATAATATCTTTTAGCATACTGAAGTAAGCCGTCTTTAATACTATCAAAATCTCTGTTTGTGTATCGTATTAATTTTTTACTATCCTTTGCCATGCTATGTTATCCCACTTGTAGTAATTGTTATAGAAGAAGATAAATTAAAATCTGGAATCTCATATTCAATGGAAACCGACACGATATGCCTATCAACAAGCTCGCTAGGATTTGGGTTATCGTGATCAAAAATAATGTTGTTTACGGTTATATACGGCATGTAAGTTTCGACCTGCTCCTCGATGCGCGAATGAAGCGATGGTAATATCTCATCTCGTTGCTCAAACAAAAACCTTCGCACTCCAACACCAAAGGAAGGGTTCATAATTCGTTCGCCGGGGGATGTCAATAAGAGATTTTTAAAATTCTGTCTTACTTCCTCATGATAAGAGGTCACCAAGTCATAAACACCATATTCTGTGCTTCTAGTTAGTGGTAGGCGTGCTCCAATTCCCTCCATTTATAATACCTCCTCGCAATTAGGGCCGTTTTTGGCGTTTGTAATGTCATCGTGAAGTTTATCTTCCCATATATCCATAAGTAGTAGCGCAAGATATATATAACCAGGAATGGTGCCTGGAGGGCCCCAGCCTGTAATGAGCGGATTGACAGGAGGTAGGCCGCCATAATAAGGCACCCAAGAAGGCATCATTGCAGCCCACAATGAAGGCAGAGCATACGGAGACTGTAAAGTTTTATTTAGTTCGTCTTTTGCATCTGCCAGCTCTCCGTCTCTGTAATCTTCAAGATCTTTCTTTTGTTCCCGAAGCGCATCAAGGCTTTCATCTAGATCTTTGAATGCTTGCACCAGCGTGGTCATGTCTTGGGCTGACTGAGATATGTTGTCTAAAGCAGCCTGCTCGTCTTCTGGAAGGGGGAAAATTTCATCATCCATCTCATCTTGATTTACTTCAAAGACCCAGTTCGCGGCATTTGGAGAATCAGTCTCAACTTTAACGCCGGCTGATACTTCTTCTGGCAACATGGCCGCAGCACCCTGCATTGCGGATCCGCCGATGGCCATTTGAGTGGTCATTGTTACTTTCGCCTGCTCAGCAGCCATAATTGAACCATCAAGGCCTTGAATGGCCATGTTCACTCCAGATTCGATAGCCATGACTACCGCTTGCTGGATGGCATTCGCAATATCAATTATAAGCTTAGCAATCATAATTGCAGGATCTGTAATTTCTACAAAACCCTTTAAAATCAAAAGAGGGGTGCGGAGTATTATCTTTAATATGTCGATTTCTTCTTCTGGAACGTCTAGGCCTCGGGTACCTGTTTGATTTGCTATCATATCTGCTGCAATTGGGTTAAAAGGAGGCTGATATGTGCCATCTTGGGCCGCTATAATTCCTTCAATCGATTGCATTAGTCCTCTTTTTGTCTTTTTCAAGAGATTTTTCTGGTCCGGTATCCACTTGATTAGAAGATCACTAGAGAATAAGAAGGCTAGCGCCATATACCTACGTTGAGGGAATAAATAATCAAACATCAGCTTAAATTCTGCAGAATTCTGCATTTCCTGCAGTAAATCTTGCGCAACGAAACGATAGAAAAACTGTGCGGGTGTTTTTATGAGCGTCTGCTGGTGGCCTTTGGTGGCAGAGCTTTGAAATTCGCTAATTGGGCTTACAAATTGGAAAGGAGCGCTGCCAAACATCTTAACACCCGGCATGTGCCCATATGCAGTAGCCTTACCATCAACACTCAGATAAGGAACGCGTAGCCCGTCTTCAAGGTGCACGCCATTGGGGGTTAAAATAATCTCTTTCTCCACTTGATGGATTGGAATGTGCATTTCGTGCATCATCGGAATAACCGAAGTGCCATCTAGTTGATCAGAATCTTCATCTGCGTGTAAAACATATGGCGCTGTCTGTAAAATGCTCTTTGTTCTCTCCAATACGTCCTGGCCGCAAAGTTTAGCCATATTATGAACATAATTTACATCGCCATGGTCTACGGCGGGATTCCATTGAGCTGTCTCTTCGCCATCTTCATCAAGTTTAAAATCAACCTCTTGAATTGGATCATAAGAATAATCAGTATCAGTCGAATAGCCTTTGCCGCGCGGGATCACAGGGTAGTGACACGTATACGTCATTCTAATTCCATATTTTATTTTTCTGAAGAATGGACTGAGGCCATATTTTTGAAAAACAGCCTTGTAGACACTATTAGAATTTATAACAGGCATAACAATATGATTATAAAAATGACTCCAGACCGGGATTGGAACATATCCAAATATGTGAGGACCTGTCCTTGGCTTGGGGGATGCATTGCCGCGGTCGCCTTGGCGATCTTCCGCAGTGCCGTCGCGGCCAGGTAAGTTTGTGCGGCCGCGGCGAGCGAAATCTAAAAACGGATCAGAGCCTAAAATATCAGTTAAAGGAGTACCGCCTGGTGTTGGTGAACAGGAGACAGTTTCTTCATCAACTGTAATGTATATATTTTCTCTATCGCTTGCATCAGCATCTTCAATAAAAACATATGTTTGAAAAAGAATATTTCCTACTTTTGCATTCAAGTTATTGCGGAATGTTAGGTGGGGACACTGTTCAAAAGCGAAAGGATCACTGCTAATTGCACGATGCGCTTTTTGAATCGACTTAACTTTGTGCCAATCACCTCCATCTGAATAATCGTCCCACGAAAAACCTCCGGATGTCCCCTCGCCGTCAAACGTAAGATTATATGGTTCCATAATCGGTCTGTCTTGTGAGACGCCTAGGCCGTCTATGTCACTCTCACTTCCGGCTAGCCGGAATTTATCAACATGTTGAAGAGTTTTTGCATAGAGTTCGCCGGGATGATTAAAATCTGGGTGGTTAAAATTATACTTGCCCTTTTGATGGTCCCATGGGCCTAAAGATCGAAAATCTCCGAAAGGCAAACCTGATTTGTCGTTACTTTCTTTTCCATAATAGCCGTACGGTATGGATTGAAAATAATTTGTTTGATTTAAATCAAGTGTGCCGTTTCCAAAAATATTTCCGTCTAGTGCGACGGCATCCGAAGCATCATAGTATGGCGCATAAAAATTATTATTATTGTTGCAGAGAGTGTATATGTTGTTAGTTAAATTAACATCAACAACGTAATCGCTGTTCCATGGGTTTGAGGAAGCTGCTGCAGCATTTTGTCCTATTTTCAAAGCAGTAGCTCTGCGCTTGGCGCCCCAATACTCGCCTCGATTGTTAGCATCCTCAACAGGCTTGAGGAAGTTTTCATCAAAGTCGTTTCTCTGAGTGTATGGTGCATCATCATAATCACCGCCAGAACCATGGAGAGTATTAAATATGTTTTCTTTATTGCTGTTATAAAAGTTAAAATTTGATGATTGAAAGAGCGGCTGATCGTACATGTCTGCCAAGGTTTCAGAAAGATCTGGAGATCTAGCATTGACAGTCTTTAACGACATGCCTGTCGACAGTGGCTTTACCGAAGGGTTTGTAAACAAAGTGGAAATTATTGAACCAATTGACTCGGCTTCTTTTTCTATAACATACTCTAAAGAACTAATATTGTTATCGCTCAAATATTTTACCAAAACATCAATATTTTCTTTTTTCTTGAGCGCACTGTCGAAAAACTGTACAAAGAAATCAAACTGGTCTGCGCCAATTTCTTCTTGCATGTGCGCGACAACAACTTGCTTCATTATTTTTTCTTTAAACAGGTCGCCAATATCAAACGCTTCCCAAGTCACAACGCCGGCCAAACAAACTTCCAAAACATATATTCGCACCAGCATTTGAAGAGCGCCTTCTAGAAGCGAGCGTTGCGTTGCATTAATCGCATTAGCTTGACCATCGTATATGTCTCTACATACAGATTTTTCATAATATTCCAGAATCGAAGTTTTTACTGCCTCTATATTCCAAAAATCAGTTTCAATTTCGCCTTCGCCGGGGGCGGGGGTAATTCCTAGTTGCTTAAACTTTGTCGTGCAACGAGGATCAATACTAGTGTTTAGTGGCGTTTTAAGAATTGCTTTCCACAACATCTTCATGTGCTTTCTTTTATGTAACCTTGAGTTGGCGACTTTTGAAAAAGCGCGTGATGAATATGCGTACTGTAAGGCTGAATAGCCGTGGGTAGACAGAAGATACATTATCCTGTTCTTGAAAGTGTTTTTGCCGACTGTCATCTCAGTCGGATTACGTATGTATTTTGGGTTGTCTTGATCATCCCCATCTATAGGAGGATGATTATCAATAAATTGAAAAAGTTTTTCTGTTAAAAATTTTCCAAAAATATGAGCTTTAAAATTGTAATTTTCCTTGGCATAGGAGAGGGGGCTATCGAAGAGTCCTATATCAGCAGGATCAGTTGTGGGCCACCACAGACTTTTGTGTATTTTTGAACCTTGGCCGACGGCGGTGTGATGCGGCATGCCGGCTGGTATGATGTCGTCGTAATGTTTTCCCTGTTGAGCCCAACTGCTATCCCCGTACAAGTAAGAATTATATAACTCTTTGTTAGAATCGTGCACCATTTCTGAGTTAGAGAGCGACATCGAATCAAGCAATTCAAGAACATCTGCATCTAGCTTGCTTCCAAGTAAATCAAAATTATAAATTGAATCTCTAATTTTTTCAGAAAATCTTATTGGGTATGAAGAATAAGACGAATTACCTTCGTTTTTCCCGTAGGCGCTATCGTCTGGCGCAATTTTTCCTTTTACTAGCATCGAATCGTCACGCAAACTGCCTAAGAGTTGATTGTAGGTCTTTTCTTTTGGTACCAGGCGATTTTGATAAATAAGCATCCTATCTAGCTGAGTGGCAGAAAGCTCGTCAGCCAAAGAGGCAATAGCGTCAAAAGAGGGCTGTCCCGAAATTGATGGAGAAGAAAAAATCTCTGTAATTGCATTTGACGCAAGGAGTTCTTTACTTTGTGTGCTAGATCCCAAGAAAGAGGTATAGTTCATGGGATAGCTTAATATATTTGGATTAAAGTTATGATTTCTTTCAATACGCGCGGCGTCCTGCTGAATATCGGTTCGACCTGGGCTTTTCTTAAAGCCTAAAGATTTTTGAAACAAATCATCGCCGTCGTTTATAACATTTAAATACTCATACAACTGCTTGTTAATAGGCTGGTTGTCCATCGTCATTGTGTCTAGGACGCCTTGAGCGTCTTCAAGAGGGCTATCTAAATTTCTAAATGGCACCTCAAACGCAATAAACATTGGCTTAATTCCTTGATGCCACGGGCCGAACCCGCCGCGAGCTTCATCGTCCGAGGAGAGCTGTCTCCAGCTTTCATGATCCTTATCTGCTGGATAAGAGTGGTGATTAGCAAAAACTACTCCGCCGGTGCCGCCGACGAGAGTATTAATTGAGGGCCAGTTTGGATAAAGTCTAGATATTCTTTCATGTGTTAAGCCTGTGGCCTCTGCGACTGTTAGATCCATGAAGACTTCCATTAGGTGTGTGCCTACTGGGTAACTTTTAAGTTTTTCAAGTAAGAAAATTAAACCGTCGGACCAAAAACGATCGCCTGATTTAGAGTGGACAACCGGCCGGTTGTCTAGAGTGTCATACCCTTCGTCAAAAAGATCTTCGCTCCAAGGCACCCCAAGCAGATCATAAGATTTGCGGTCTCCGAAATTAGTGCCGCTGACGCCGAGGGAGGCTTCATCGTGTTCCATTGTAATGTATGCAATAGGGTTAATTCCGAAAGCTCCGTTGGCGCCCTGCTTGAACCGTTCAAGGTCAATGTTGCCAGTCAGGTCTTCGTCATCCCACTTATCCGCAACAGTATCGCCCTTCATGCCTCCAATGCCTATAAATCGAGAGAACATGCCATGCCAACCCAAAGCCCAGCGAGATGTCGCGACGCCATTATTTGGACGATGAGTTATCTTGGTTGGATGTATCCCGGGATATATATCTTTCAATTTTGTGTCCAAAGGCCAGACTTTTGTAAAAATATCCTGCCCGTAGGTGTTGACCGCCTCCGGTAGCCCAAAAGGACCATTTTGCTTGCCACTTTTAGTGAACGTCGAAAGTTCACCTTTCATTTTGACAAAAAACCTCCACAAATCAAACGTATAAACAAAATCAACTGCGTTGGGCGATGGCGGAACGGGCATGCCATTAGCATCTGCCGGGCCGTCACCAAAACTTATATTTTTAATAACTACTTGTTGATATTTTGCTGCAGTTAAATCATTTTTATAAAACGTTTGGTCCGGACTTGTAGGATTTTTCCATGTTCCGCCGTTTATAGCGGTGCCCCAAGTGGTTTCGATTCCCCATGTAGTGAGAAATTGCCCAAGCGTCCTTTCAGGCGCACCCTCCGCAGTGGGATAAATAACTTCGTCTTTATTTTCCCACATTCTTCTAATATCATCTCTTATCCGGTTTTGGCCTGCAGTAGAATTTGTTAAACCGCCGAGATGAGCGCCGGCAAACAAATAATCAATTTTTAAAAATGACGGATTGTTTGTGTCACCAAACGTTGGATCTTTTTGCCAATATTCTGTACCTGATCGCTCAGGAGACCTATAAGAATTATAACTATGTCCGCCGCCGGCGGCGTAGTCGCCGGCAGACATTCTATGATTTCCATAAAACAAATTATAGCCCCTGCCTTGGTGTTCGCTTCCGTCAAAAGCATAGCCTGATTGATCTTCGTTGCGGCCGGAAAATGTTGATCCTCCAAAATATTTATTGCCGGGCACCAACACAAGAGGAGATAGGGGCTTGTTTGTGTGTAGTGCATCCACCATGATTTGATGAGCTTCGTCTAGTTGATCCGGAGACTGTATCGCTTGAATCGCTCTTGGTGGCATTAAGAAAAACTGCATATTGTCCAAGTCAGACAAAAGATTAATTTTAGTATAATCTAAAATTGTGTCTGTAACGCGCGCCATACTATCTTTAGTGGCTGACGGTAATTGGAAATATCCATCCGGGCCGCAGGGCTCTGGTACTGCCTGTTGGAAAGTTGTTGGTTGGCCGGGGAGGGTCCAGTCGGCTAGCCCAAGAATCTTGTTTTTAAGCGATTCAAGTTCTTGAGAGATGTGTTCTTGACATTCTTCAGGTGTTAGGCCAGCTTGTTGCAGTTCATTGCACCTTTCGTCATAATCAAAGATAGCATTTTGGCATGCATCGACGTCGACATTTGGTTTTGCATTGAGGAAGTTGCAAATATCTAAATTAAAATCTTCTCCGATATCTTTAAAAATTTTATTGATATCCGGCACACTATCTCCAATGCCAGCAGCATATATATTTGGCCAATGTTGTCTTGTGCGCTCAACTAAACTTTGAGAAAGTTGTGTTGATGCTGTGCCTTTCATTAACGCACACAGCTGTGCAGGACTGCAAGAAGAAATTAAGTCTTGTAAATACCTTGCAATCTCTAAAGGTGCAGTGGTGGGCCCCAGCCTTGCTCGCTGTCTTAAGTCGGCCAACGGAATTACATCTGGGGGCACAGTTGGAGCGCCGAATGTAGGACCTTCGCCTTCGGAAGGATCCTCCTCAAAGCAAGTATTAATGAGATCGAGCAAGAAAAGATGCAAAAGTTTACCCAAAACAGCAGCAAGAATCGCAATTACAGCTTTCAAGACCATCTTTGTATATTGATCCATTGGGTATCCCACAGGAAGACTGTCCGGTAATTTTAATTTTGGTATCTTGGGAGTAAATTGCTTTGAAAAGCGATTTACAAAATCGGATCCCCACTCACTAAAAAGCTCGTCAAATTGCGAGGGATCGCTTTCCGCTAAAAGCATCTGAGGTAATTCTAAGAGTGGTCCAACAATGTTTTCGCAAGCTTGACGAATGTCGGTAATACTTCCTAAATATTTTACAAAGTATTTCGCTTGGGCCAAAGCCGAACCAGCTGTTCTGAACGCGTCTGCCGTGGCGCCTGCTCCGTGATAATTCATTGAATCACTGAACTTCTCCATTGCGTCACTAAACGTGTCGATTGCAGAGCCATATTCTACTGTCCTGGGTACAAGATACCCTTGCTCTACCAAAAGAGCGTCAGCTGATTTTCGAGTATGTCCTTGAGATATATAGCTTTTTCGTAATTCATTAATCTCAGCCCAACTGTAAAAATCCCCTCCTTCAACTAATTGAGAAAACTCAGAACCGGCTTTGAGCAGCGCATCCCAAACTTCAGACGCCTGTGTGTTGCCAGAAGGCAAGACTTCATGAGGCTTCCTAGGGCCCGGCACCAGTTCAACACCAGTTCCACCCTTCTCTAGTGACATAACAGCATGCACAACATGTGGTGGTGCAGAACCGCCTAGCACAAGACCAGTCGCAACGGGGGCGCCATCAAAACGGCTATCGAGTCTCCAGCCCTCGTCAAGAGAGTCGACTGTAAACATCCAAGGAGCGTCTGCAGTATTCGTGCCCTTATTTGACGGAGTCGCGTTGTTCTCTTCTAGGTCTTTTAATATCTTTGCTGCATCTTCTCCGATTACGCTATCAACATAAGAGTCTCCTCCAGAAAAATATGGAGCTAACTCTGGCATAAATTTTAATAAAGTGCCCTTAAACTTTTCTACGCCAACCTGTTCTACCATTTTTATCATTGCTGCTTCACACAAAGCCTCAGCAGTGAGGTCCATACCTATCTTGCTCTGGATGCATGCCATCAATAATTCCATCAAGGTTGGAACATCTAGCTCATGTAAGAAGATCTTGTAAAGATATTTTAAAGCATCAATTGTTTCGCTTCCTGCTGCTGATTCAGCTGCGAGATAGCCATCTTGTAGATTTTTCTTCTGCACTCTTTGATCAGCGGCGCTTGTGTTTTTTCTCTGGCTAGCAATATATTTCCTACACTTGGACAACACTTCTTCTTCAAATCTTTTTTGCTCTTCATTCATTACGGCCGGCATTTCTTTGAGCTTTTTGACTAACTCTTCACAGTCGACATCTTCACCTGGCTGGTGAGTCGGGTCTTTCGTTGTCCAAATTAAAAATGGAGGTACGGAATACGCTTGTAAAAACTTTATCCACTTGTCAGTTTTACCTTCTTTTTTAGCCTCAGATCCATAAGTTAAGAGATTTTTATAACTCATTATATAATGAAGCGTTCGAGAGGCCTCAATTCCAACAAACTGATTTCGAAGCCAATTCATCCCCTTTTTTAAGACATAGCCGCTACGTCGAACCGGTAATTCGCCTTGAATTTCGTCTTGTGAGATGTTCGGATCGATTTGATACAGTTCATCACTTTCCCACGTTTTTAAATCTTCAGGATCTGGTGAGAAAACTATGAAAGAGATAGTGTTACGGACATCGCCTCCTACTTTTCCGTTATCTCTCAAGCCAATTTGAAGAATATGATCGTGCTCAGTATCAGTGGCGGGAGGAAAATGAGCCATCGCAAGATTTTCTTGGTCGGAAGTTGACGGAAAAGGTTGTTTTCTTAAAAAGCGATCGATTACATCTGGAAATGTCTCTATCGATTTTATTTGAGAATCAACATCATAACTAACGTGGTTTGGATTTTTGATAATTCCGCCCGAAGATTCAAAACTTTCAACTTGTTTCTTAAATTTATCGAACAAAGCAGCAATTTCTTTGCAAGTATTGCGCAATTCTTTTAAACTAATAGTAAAAACATAGTCTTTTGATCCCGATGTTCTAAATTCTTCGTACGGATCAAGCAAATTCAATGCAGACGTTTCTTCAGATTTAGAAAAATTGTCATTATAGGGGTTATTCGTATCCATTGCACCGTCGATAACAGATGCCGGGGCCGCAAAAAGAATCTTTTGGTTGTTTGGATTGGGGCCTTGAACTTTTAACTTTTTAGCAACCGAAACTAAAAGCCCAGGATCCAGGCCCGACCCTTGGAGTGCTGCGCGAGTTTCAATCCTATTGACATCTTTGTTGTGATACTCCAACAGCACGTCAACTGCAACTTTTTTAATGTTATCTTCAGTCAATAATCGTTCGCTTTCCTTAGCAGACAATAATTGAGCCTGGGCCTCGCTAGATAAGACAACTCCACTATCAATCATTTCTTGAGTATAGAGCTGCGCAGCATTTTTTCTCACCCCCTCGGTTACAACAAAATAATAATAGCCTTCTGAGTAGCGCAATCTAGGGTCTTGTTTGATTAAACCTGTGGAAATCTTTAATTTATCGCCAAGTCGCTCTTTGTTGTATTCAGTAAAATTAAAATACGACATTATAACATCGTTATTTTCAATTTTTTCCCAATTGTCATTTTTGCCTGGTGCGATGGCTTTGGCCGCATCTGCAATTTTTGCATCAGCACCACGAGCCACACCATAAAATGTGTTAGAAAAAGGAATAAGGTTTGTTCCTACTAGGCCGCCGGTGCGCGCGCGCAGATACTCAGGCCTCGTATACAATATTTGAGTCCAATTACTAGTCCATTTTGTTATAAGTTCGGTCGATATGTCCGTATCTTCGATCACAAAACCCACCCAAAGCCCTGTATCGCTTTGAACAATTTCAGTAACAAAAACACCGGTTCCTACGTTAACTTCAATTCCGTTAGAAGCGTCATTGCCGTGCTGATCTGTAACCAACTGCCCTTCATTATTCAGCAGATGATAGCCTCGGTCATCCCACCCAAGCTTAAGCGCTGGACTATAACTATGAGGCGCAAGACGAACAGGAAGATAAGGATGCTTGCGAGCACCTTGAGATTGAGCGGGACCAGCCAATTGGCCAACATAATGCGTTGCATGTACTGGAAGCGCGAATACCGACTCTAGCGATGCATCAGTCGGCATAATGCTAGCATACGGCGTTTGTTCGGGAGGCGGGGGATCTATAAACTTTGTTGTGTCAACCATTTTTCTTTTCTATAATTAGTTTACTTTGTTATATGCAGACAATATGTATTCTGGACCTTGCGGGTCGCTATAGTTGTTCTCTAGGCCTGCGAGATTTGTCATTTCTGTTAATATTGCGCGCTCAGTGTTTACCACTGTTTTTATTTGTTCCACGACGCCAGATTGGACGACTACTTCTGACGGAAGAGTGGGTTTAGCAAAAAGAGGGGAGCGATGCGTGTGCGTTGTCAAAGCCCTGTTCATTGCTTGCTGATGGTCCATCTGCATTTTTTGGAGCCTCAGCATGTTATTCATAAAATTATTAATCTTCTTCAAGGCATTTACAAGGTTATCACCTAAGACCATTGGCTGTAAAGAGTCTTCGTGATTGTTTGCTATTATTTCTACGCCACCGGTGGACATATCTTTTCCACCTTGCGAGTTTGAAACATCTGTCTTAGTTACTAGCTTGAGGGTTTCTCGGCCGACTACTCTAATATTATCACCCTTTAGAACAACTGCAGATTTTGCGTTTGCTACTTCTCGATTTTCTTCAGTACCAATTGCAAAATTCACGTCACAGTCTGTTTTTTGAGAAATATAAATAAAAGCAGCATCAACGAAAAAATTTGGATTAGTCCAGAAGCGATTACCCTTCGCATCTACCTGTTTTGGGCGGTGGCCACCCATCCCAGCACAAAGATATATCGCATCAGACTGAGTGTGGCCCTCCATACCATAGCCAGAAAGCTTGTCTCCGTTGCGATCAGCGCCGAGGATAAGTTTTGCGTTGCCACTATTTGAAAACACAGTCTCGCACTCTGCAGCATTATAATTTATAACTGCTTGTTTGCGCTTCTGGCCGCCGATGCCGCTGACTCCATGGGCAATTTGTTCTTCAATTGGGCTTTCGTCGACAGCTTTCCCCCCAGGAGAAAACTGCCTATTGACTGCCGGTTTTTCAAGCGATGGTGATTTTAAATTAGGGGTGTTTGACAGGCCTGGTGGCTTGACACCGTCAGCCGGAGAAGTAAAAGAAGGGTGTACTTCTTCTTGTTGTGCGTCGGCTAGTTCATCTGTTAATTGATTTTGCGGCGGGAGCGGAGGATCTGCGAGAGCTTCTTCGCGTGACTCAGTAGGATCTGAGCGTAACTTTATCCCTGCATTAGGATATTGCTCCTCTGCATCGCGATAAAATTGTTCTGCTTCAGCTTGCTTGTTCGTGTGCTTGCTAGAAATTTGACTGCCGCCTTCGTATATAGAGACCTCCCACATGGGTATTTGTCCTTCAGGCGTAGCTTTTGTATATCTGTTTACAAATATAGTTTTTTCTGACATTTTCGCTCCTTCCCTTTATTATATATCACTTTATTAATATTGTATATTATTTGCTGCAGCAACTTCTGCAATTCCTTTTTGGCGGGCGCCAGCATGTTCACCGGCGGTGAAGGGAATGGTTGTGTGTGGTGCGTCGTACCACTGAAAGTGCATAAAATCATTGACATCGCTATCCCAAGAGATGGCTTGAACTCGACGCATGACGTCTTTAATTCCAAAAAGCTCATCTAGATAATGATAAAAACTTCCCGCCGCGGCGTCGCCTAGATCTTGATATTTAAAAACATCACCGCCGCGATATCTTTTCTTGAGAAATGTTCCGTTACCCCACTTCATTCCGGTAAATTCACAAAATGTTATAACCCATAAAAGTGGATTTGAGCCTAAAGGGTTAATTAAGGAATTCTTAATGTCTTTTAAATAGCCGCCATATTCGTTGCCAGGCTGCCAAACTGTGCCAGATGAATCGTATTCATGTGCCTGTCGTAACGCAAGGCCGGTTGAGCTACTGGAGTTTAGCCATGCCTTTATCTTTTCTGGTGAATCGAGGCTGGTGCTGTTAGAGGCAATATTTTTCATTAGTTGATCTAATGATTCTGCGTAAACGCCGGCATGCCGTAAAGAAAGTAGAGAGCTTATCGCGTCGCGTTCTCCACGAGAAAAACTATAATCTTCCGGGTGGTCGCTTGCAAAGCTCCAGTTATCGCCCCAGCCGGCTTTTCCGGACGTCTTATGTGCTCGATAGCCATTAGTAAATTGTACTGCAGTCAACTCGCCTTTATTGTCCCAACCGTTTAAGCATGGATCGATATCTAACGCCAAACCATAACTGTGTAGAGAGACTGAGTCTGTCATGCCAGGAGGCGGGCCCGCGCGGAAGCCATGCGTGACCTTGTATGGAGCGAACTTGGATGCATCGGTGGCGGCCTTCATTCCTTCCTCTACCAGGGGCACTAAGCACTTCCAAATCCTGACACTATCTTTTGCACTATCGTGAATTTTTACAACGTCATTTGAAGTTCGAGCGGGATATTTAAATCCTGCTAATTCAAAACCTGGAACCTCTCCAGGGGTTAAAATTTTATTAAGCTTTGCGTCGATATAGTCGCTTTTCTTTGGGTAGAATGGTATCATTCTTACAAGATCTGCAAACTTGCGAGGCAGGTGAACTGGCTTTACAGAATCACAATCAAAATTTAAATAATTGTCTTTTGGGCGCCGTGATGGTGATGCGGAAAGTCTAGCCAGAGCTGTAACACCCACGTCACAAGGTGATGGCTCACGAGTTGGCGGACCTGCCTTCAATAATCTTTCATATTCTTGAATTCTATTTTCTGCTTTCAAGATTGCGTCGTTGGTGCCTAGAGTCTGCATGATGGCAATAACGAAATCTCTAGCACTATTAACAGAAGCTACGTTGTTCGGAGGAAAGTTTGTCAAACTAAAAAATTCATAGTTTTTTAAAGCCGACTTTGCGTTTGGCATAGCGCTCGCATTAACCTCTTTAAGACTGCTGTAATAGCTTTTAACATCTTTAAGTTCGCGCTTCTGCTCAACAACTTCTTTCATGACAATTTCTAAATTAATTAACTCGTTTAGTTCATAATATTTCTGAGTCGCAGATTTCCAAGCAGTATATGAAGATGCAAATGCAGAATCTGCATTTGCATACAAATCAAAACCGCCTAGACCATCGGGCTTGCAAAAATGAGGACTATTTTGACAAAGACCGGTGGTACCTTCTTGCCCCAGCAAACCAAGAGCCGTTTCGAAAGGCTCAATTTGTTTCGAAACTAAGTCTGTCCTTTGCTTTTCATATACTAATATTGCAGAATCGTTCTTTTTGTGAGAAATAGAGGCAGCATGATCTGGAATTCCTTGATTAATTGGGCCTCCAATTGTTCGCCTCTTTCTAAGAGCGCGCAAACCAGTAGAGCTATTTTTCATTGTAAAAGCGTATTCGGCGCCCTTGTTCTCACCAGTGTGCTGGTGATAAGTTATAGTTCTATCAATTGAGGAATCATTGCCAACGTGATATGTAAAACATTGACCTTTTTGATTTTTGAATTTTGTAAGTTTGGCTTCCTGGCCTTGATTTTTAAAAAAGAGCTTGACGTCTGATTGTGCTGGCATTGGTGCGATATAATTGAATTCAATTGGCCATGTTAAAGATTTTAAATATTTATCATCGAAGTATTGCGTGGCCGAACTATTTTCAAAATATAAAGACCATGGTTTAGCATGAAAATCCAGACCAGCAGCATTGATCCAGTCTATTCTTGTCAACTTTGAGCCTAGTGACAATAAATCTTCAGTGGGGATGTGAGCCAATGTAAGCGCGCCGGCGTTATCAGCCACTATAGAAATTTGAGAATCCTCGCTGTCGAAGCCAGTCAAGAGTGCCTGCGACAGATGTTCAGACAACACACCTTTTATCTGCGTGTGAAAAACTGCAAAATTGCCACCGGTAAAGGATCTATCAAATGTCTTCATGTATCTGTTTTTCAATCGCTGCACAGATAACAAATTTTCTGCTTTATCAGAAGCAATTGTCATCCCCCCAAGATGACTTCGAATTCTATCTTGTGACTTTGTTGGCGATGAGTCAAGATACGTTCGAATAGTGTCTTTGGCCCCATGCAAGCCTTGACCCGCTGCTGTTAAGTTCATTATATTTGTTAAACGATTGTCATCTGAAAGACCCGTACCATATCCCCGGGAGTGCATCATTTCTGGTATTACCAAGACGTAGTTTCGACCATCACGGTTCAAGTCTTTTATCATGGGCGCTATCTTTTCTTTAAAGTCGCAGCCGGGCAAAGCGGCACTTTCTATAGCCTGCTTTGTCGTTGTTAATGGGCCATTCAACCAAGCATAGCCAAACCCACCTGCGTCATGAAAATAGTATTTTATCTCAATGGGCGCACTTATATCTAAGGTTTTTGGCGCATATATAATAGTTTCACGGCCCAGGTCAGAAGGACGATCTACTGAATCGAGGTAGCCATTATAGCGGAGGTGACCCACCCAAAGAAAACAATTGTTCTGTCCTGGCGATGGGCCTTTTATTTTATGCTTTGGAGAGGGATTTTTCGCCTGGAAAAGACACTCTAAAAAATGAGCCTTTGTTTGGGCTGTTCCGTTTCCGTAAACTCCAGTTTTTATTTTGTTTCTTATTTTTGACACTCTGCGGCCGGAGCGTAACGTGCCAACAGTGTGCCCAGCATAAAAACCTTCTTCTGGTTCTGAGCCGGGAATGAACTCACACTGAGGATTGTGGGCTTCTTTAGGCGAAGTTTTCACTTCAGCAGCTTTTGGCGTATAATCTTTTATTACACCAACTATCACCCCGTTAGCTCTTGCGGGATTTTGGCCTTGGGGAAAATCTACGAAAATAGGCGTGCCCGGAACTATTGAGCTTAAATCTTGATCCTTGTCTTGGGATGCCTTGAGCGCCACAAACTCAGGATGCAGGGATATGTTTTGCTCAATCTCGGCATCTGTAGCATCTTTTTTTAAATCCCAAGGAGCGGGAATACCACCATTAAAAACTACACCGTTAGATGTACCTTTCATCGACAAAGGCCTGGCAATAACCCTAACGGGGCTTAATTTCCCTTCCAATGCTGAAAATTGTTCCCACCAATTTCTGTTAGCAGAGGTTGAGGCGCCTTTAGTAGCCTGGCCTCCGGTTGAGGCTTCGTTGCCTGCGCTCTGACCAGCTAGAACTTTTAAAACAACTGCTGGGTATGGTCCTTTAGACCCTTTGAAGATATCTGTTTCGTAGCTTTCTTGTACAAGCTTCTTTGAGCGAGCAACCCAGCTTGCATTCTCATCTTCATGCTCTGAATAAAGCGATACGTCAGGTGGCGAAGAGTCTTCACCATCAGCTTCTTTAGCCCACCACCACGATTTTGCTAATTTTGGTTTCGGTTTGGCATCGGCCATACATCAGCGCCTCACTTTTTTTCATCATTGATGATGTTGTATATTTCTTCCTTGTCGATGGGTGACAAACCAGAATTAGCCTCTTTTCTTGATAGCAAAGATGCCAACTTAACAAGTTGTTCGTTAGATCTTTGGAGCGTTTCAAGATATTTGGCGGCAACAAGACCACACGACTGATGTCTCTCGTCTGAGGCTTTCATATATGTAGTTAAGTGTATCAACAAATCGGCGGCGAGCGCTCGGTCTTTCTTAATGTTACTAATAGCGTCTTCTACAAACTTTTCTGTGCTTAAATGTTGCCCTTTTCCCATTCTTTTTTAAATTCCCTATAGCGGCTTCGAATCCTGTTCAGATTATTAACAATCTGTTTTGTGTTTAAGCCTGTTATTTCTCTCATGTAAAGATAAATAGCTTTTTTATTAAAAATTTCAATCTCTTCTATGCTAGAAAACAAGATATTGACGGCGTCGAGGACTTTCTTTTCATTGTCTTTCAGTTTCATTTTTTCCCAATCCTTCATTTCCTTAAAAAGGAGGGTCCAAAATTCACGTCTTTCGCGATGAGGTATATATTGGTTATAGACAACTAGCTGTTCTTTCTGTATGTGTTCATTAATGTCTTCATATTGAACATCCCGTTTTAGTCGTTTTGAATTCTGCTTAACTTTGTGTATAAACCAGTTTTTTGTAATAACACTAAAATAAGAAAACGCTTTGGTCTTCTTGCTGGGGTCGTATTTGTCTAAGATTGTCATTAGCCATATTTTACAATCATCTTTAAGGCAATCAACGTTAGGCAGAGTATTAAACTTATAAGTGTACACTATTTTATCAACCATTTCGTTAAAAGCTGGTCCGATAAATTTTATATACAACTCAGTTCTTACGGCTTTGTCTTCCGTCGAGGCGTATTTAATAATCGCGTCCTCGTGAACTTTTGTAAAATAATCATTCTTCCGTCGGCGGCGCCGCTTCGGGGTCTTCACTGTCATCTGCTTCTATTACCTCTATATCAAAATATTTTTCTTGAAAATCTATAGTCTTATTAACAAGGTTGCGCGAATGGTCTATTAAAGCTTGAAGAGTTTCATCCCCATAGAACATTTCTAACGCGTGGATGTCTTCCAGGTGGGTGCAAAAATAGTCCACATCGTCAGATAATTTACTTAAATCTTCCTGAACTTCGTTATTTAAGGCAATTGCGCCAAGCGCATACCAAACTAAAAACCCATTTAGCACAATACTCACATAAAGTAAAAATGGAACCAAGCCAAACAGAAAACTAAGAAGTATGGCATTTAAAATTAATGAAATTATAATAACATATCTGTTCATGAGTTAGGCTCCCACACACTTTCTTTTAATTTCTGCTTTTCAGAGGCTAAATCTTGTTTAAAATCCTCTATTGACTGTTTAACAAGAGATCCTGCTCGTGCAGGACTTTCTGTTGTTTCCTTAAGCACGCGGAAATTAGACGGCAGTCTTACTAGAGCGTCTTCGGATCCACATTCTTTACAGTTTTTTACTCTTTTTGTTGCAGAATGACGTTCACAAAACACCACTTCGCACTCTTCACACCTGTAGGTATACTTAGGCAAACTCAAGACCTTTCTTTATCTTATCTCTAATCACAAAGAGGACGTCTAAGTTATAAGTATCATTCCAAAACTTTTGTTCAATCGGCTCTTGCTCAAAATGCTTTAAATACTTCTTTAAATGAACATATAGAGCTTCAAATTCATCTTTATTAATATCCATGACTAGTCACTAGCCTCCGGTGTAGGAAAATCAGGCTCACCTACTTTAAAAATAGGCGGATTCATAACAAATAATTCTTTATTTTCATTCACTTTGAAGTTAAATCCCTTCAAAACCGGAACAATGTCAGTTTGTTCTAGTAGGGACTTTTGTAGGGCCATCATTAAGGCTCCAAGTGCTTCATCAGACAATTTTAGCATTTACTTTCTCCTTAGTTGTTTAAAGCAGTCTGCAATTCCTTTGCTTATTTTGGTTTTACTTTCCCATCCAATTTGTTTTAGAGCGGATACGTCAGCTTTTGTCTCAAAGACATCGCCAGTGCGGCCTTCGACATACTGAAATTCTACATTTGGTAAAATATAATTGACAATTTCTGTAATTTCATTCAAAGAAATGTTCTCTCCAGTGCCAACATCATAGTTAGCTCCTGCAAAATCATTAGGATGTTCCATTACAAATATATTCGCAGAAACTACATCGTCAACATGTATCATATCACGACGTTGCGTACCGTCACCAGTAATGAATGGCTGTTTATCTTGTCTGATAAACTCCATAAAGTTAGCAATCGCAGTCGTGTATGGGCCATCTGCTGGCTGATCTTCGGAATAGACGTTAAAATAACGAAGTGAGACTGTATCCAGGCCATAAAGTTGTGAATAAAGCCTACATTCCAGCTCTGAAATTAATTTTTGCAACCCGTACGGACTCGTTGGGCCTAAGCCATCATTATTTCCGGTAACAGATGAAGAGCTTGAATAAATAACACGCCTACAGCCAACCTTGTGCGCAAAATTTAACACGTTAGAGGTAGACAAAACGTTATTTTTCATTGTTTCGACAGGATTTTCAACACTATAGGCAACGCGTGGCCAGCATGCAAGATGAAAAATGTATTCTGGCTTAAAATTAAACCAGAAAGGATGAAATTTTCCGCCTTCTTCGAGGCCATAACTGTTGGAATTGATGTCTTTGCCATCTTTAAGATCAATACCAAGCACTTCGTGACCTAGGTCTTTCAACTTAGCGTATAAATGGGATCCAATGTAGCCCTGATGTCCTGTAACCAAACATCTCATTCCTTGTTGACCTGCTTATTAATCCACTCGAACGTTTTTTCCATTCCAGTTCTAAGCGGCTGGGAGACTTTCCAGCCAATTTTTTCATAATAAAGCTTATTGTCAGAGTTTCTGCCTTTTACGCCCAAAGGACCAGGAATGTTTTTAATTTTTAGGTCTTTTCCTGAGATGTCGATGGCCATTTGAGCAAACTTGTTGATAGAAATCATCTCCTCAGAGCCAATATTTACCGGCCCAGTAAAATCCGAGTCCATCAATCGGCGGGTGGCTTCAATGCACTCGTCGATATAAAGAAAAGATCTTGTCTGTGTGCCATCGCCCCAAACCTCAATTGTTGAGCCGGTTGCAGCAGCAACTTTTCTACAAAAAGCAGCAGGAGCCTTTTCTTTTCCGCCATCCCACGTACCTTCAGGTCCAAAAATATTGTGATATCTAGCAATTCGCACGTCAAGACCATAGTTTCTATGAAAAGCAAGGTATAATCTTTCGCTGAAAAGCTTTTCCCAGCCGTATTCTGAATCTGGATCGGCTGGATATGCCGAACTTTCTTCGCAATTGGGGTTATTTGGATCCATTTGATTGTGTTCTGGGTACATACAAGCCGAAGAAGAATAGAAAATCTTCTTAACTCCCTTTTGTACACACTGTTCAGCTATATTAAGGTTGATCAAGGCTGAATTATGCATAACGTTTGCGTCATTTTCTCCCGTAAAGATGTACCCGGCGCCGCCCATGTCTGCAGCAAACTGGTAAATCTCGTCTATATCTTCAGTTACGACACTATTACACACTCCAGGGTTCCTTAAATCGCCCCTAGCGAACTCGTCACATGCCGCGATGATATCAAAAAACTCATGATACTTAATATCTACGCCACGAACCCAGTGGCCTTCTGATTTTAACCTCTTTACCATCGCGCCACCGATAAAACCGCCAGCACCACAAACTAATATTCTCTTTTTCACCCTTTTAATCTCCTTTTTTGATCCTATAGCTGTCAGAATCAAAATGTTGAGTTGAAAACTCAAACAATTCAGTATCTTCTAATGCAATTACCCGATGTCGAAGCCCTCTATAGACATGAAAATTATCTCCGGGGCCCAGGATGACTGCATTTGCCTGCTCAATATCGTCATTGTCTGAATATAATACCTTTACTTTGCCGGATTGAATATAAAAAACCTCATCTTTGAGCTTATGAAAGTGCCAAGAACACTTCTTGCCTTTTGCAAAATACAAAAGCTTTCCACAATATTCTTCACAATTAACAATCCATTTTTCGAATCCCCACCCTTTAGAAACAAATTTAATCGGTAAAGAAGTCTCTGTCATTGAAGGATTTGTCATCGACATATATATCTCCTGCGGGCTTGCCTAAAAAAAGCTCATGAAAGTTCACACCCCAACTTTTAAGTTGATTATACGTGAAATCATGAAACATTTTAATAGCTAATTCAGAATTATTTTGAGTTCTGCCCATTCCTCTTGCTGTTTGAAATACAATTTTGTTATTTTCTGCGTAAAGTCGATTTACTGTATCGATTCTTGACTGTATTGGCTCACTTTTGGCATAGTCTCCGTCAGTCAAGGTGCAAATTGTCCCATCTATATCAAAAACATAGACTTTTTTGTACTTTTTCATAATCTTTCTTCTCCAAAGCGTGTGTTCCAACCCTAGAAACAGTAACAGATGCGCAGTGATTAGCAAATTTTATAGCTTTTTCCATGTCTTTTGACAGAATATAGCCATAAACAACGGCTGCCAAAAATGTATCGCCGGCGCCGGTGACGTCAAACACTTCTTTTCTCTCTACTGCGGGGAAAATTTGCTCATTCCATAACGCACCTTCTTCACCAAGAGTAACTATTAATTGTGAATTGTTCAAATTTGGAAACTTATATGCTTGTTCGCGCTCGTGTTTGTTTATTTTAATAAAAAAATCATCGTAAATAGACATATCGCGCCTCTTAGTATCAACAAACTTTAGACAATTTTTAAATTTTTGCCTGAGAAGGGAAACTAGCTCATCAGTAACGAACCCCTTGCAGTAATCCGACACAACAATGGCGTCATATTCCGTATTTAGCTTGTTAATTTTGCTCAAATCCGGATACGTAATCAAGGTTTCACCCTTGTCAAATCGAAAAAGTTGGTATTTGCTCTTGCTGTCAATGAACCTTTCTTTAAAAAGGTCATGAGAATTAAAAAAAGAGTCGACGCTGCAGCCAAGACCCTTAAAGTTTTGTTCTACATTTAGCGCCATTCCAGGCTTTTCTATGGAATATTCGTGCTCAAAGACTGGCACCGGTGCTTCGGGGCTAATTCTCTCACAAGAGCCGTAATGATAAACGTCAGTGCACGCGTCACCTAGAAGCAAGATCTTTAATTGTCTTTGTTGTCGAGTATTCATCTATAAATTTAAATATTTTTACTTCTGCGAGGTCGCGACCAACAACTTCATCAGCTGTATAGTCTCCACCCTTAACAATTATATCTGGTTTCAGGCTCTTTATTAAGTTATAGGGAGTTTTTTCAGAAAAGAACAGCACCTCGTCGACGCATTCTAGACTCTCAAGTAAGAATTTTCGATCATATTGATTGTTGAACGGACGTGATAGGCCTTTATTCTCCTTCACGCTAGAGTCATCATTGAGTCCAACAATCACGTAGCCCATGCTTTTGCAGTATTTTAAAAGCTCGACATGTCCACGGTGAAGAATATCGAAACAGCCATTAGTAAAGATCCTCTTCATTATATAACAACATATTCGACATTGTCAAATATAAACAATGCCTTGTCCTTATGATAGGTATAGACGTCTTTATCTATTATGCAATAGCTTTTTAGTTCCGGGTTGTAAGCCTTTAGGGCAGAACTGAGATGGCTAGCGCCGCTGTGAAGGGCAACAATCCCGCAACACGATCGTATAAGATCACAATATTGAAATATGTTGTCTATTTTAATGTCTTTTTCTGTATCGGCGGCATATTTTCTATGGACTCCGTTGTGCGCAATAGAAAACCCAACCGGAGGATTGATATTTTGTGCAAATTTAACAAAAGAAAATGTTTTTTTTGGGTTTAAGTCTCTGATTTTAGCCATGGCAAGGTTGATTTTAGTTTGATCATAAGCCCGGGTTATTGAACTAACGTCGATTAAGATTGTGTTCTCAAGCCCGGAGATTAAATTTGGCTCATAATAAACTTTTGGATATACATTTGTCGGCTCAAGGCCATGTAAGGCCTCCCAATTAGCGATACACTGAGTGTTAACAGCCCTGTGCCCTATCTCTGGCGTGTCTCCTGCGGTCCAGGCGCCATCTTTGACCCCAAGAATGTAAGGATTCGCTCCCCAAACCAAGTCATATATCTCTCTATTCCTAAAATACGCCCGGGACCAGATATAAACCTTCTTTCCAGCCTTAGAAAACATTTCTGGCAGAGTCGAAAACTGTAAATTGTCGCCTAAGCCGCCATGATAAGCTGCTAGAATGACATCATCGGACATTTTACTTACCTTCGCCGAGGATCCACCCTATTTGGTAGCCCTCGAACAACAATTCTGCATCAATGTCGCTCATAAATTGCTTGACATATGTGCCTTTGCCTATTTTTCCGCCAGTAAAGAACCCATCATGGTCATCAACAACAATAATTGTGTCTTTTTTTAGATTTTTCATCGCGGCGCACAACTCTTTTACGTGATGTAACTGTGACGGATGCGGGTTTTCTCTCTCAATGTCATAAGAATCAAGGTAAAGAAAGTCAATTTTGTAATTTTCAGGCAAAGACCAGAGAAATTTTACTGAATCGCTACAAGTGACACGTGTTTTTGGGGAAGTTATAGAATTAGAAAAGTCACAGTTCTCTTGCTTAATGTCAACGGAAAGCACTTCTCCGTCATAAAAGTTAACAAATTTATCAAAAATGTGTGTTGCACAGCCATCATCGCCAAAACACATATATCCATGATCGAGGCGAGACGTGCCAGTTTCCACAATATGAAAATAATCTTGTCCGGAAAGTTTTCTGTCTTCTAGAAGCTCGAACACTTTCAAAAAAGGATCTGCTCTGTTTCTTATTGGATTGCTTCCATGAGGCGACAAAAGTTTTCTATAATATTCTTTTCTAAACAACTCTACAAAACTCATTTGAGTGTCCTATTTTCGTTATGTTTCGGCCCAATAATTAAATCTTTGTGCCTATTCCAGAAAATTTTAGAATTTTTATGATGAGCCTTCAAGTGCCAAGGAGGTGAGCCGCCATTATTGCAGCGTAATGAGCCCCAGTGAGGCTCTGACACGATGTCAACCCAATAACATCCGGCGAGAAGGCCGAGGTCTCTATATGCGCGATGACAAAGATCATGTTCATCGAATTCAAGAGGAGCGTAGATCTCGTCTAAGTAATTCAATTTTTCTAGTACTTCTTTCTTGATAAGCAAGGGGCCACGATTAACTGAGTCTCTGATAGCGAACGTATCTCTAGAGATCTTTCCCTTCTCAGCATGCTCTGTGTGAATTAGTATATCGCACCAACAGTCATCTAAGTCTTCCTTCATATGCTCATGAACAGAATTTGGATTGTAAATCCAGTTATGGGCGGTGCGGGCCGTCACAGCGAAGACATCTGAGTATTCTAAAACTGGCCTTACTAATCTCTGGTCCCATGCAAATTCATTGATGATCATGTCATCTTGAATGATCACCGCATATTCAGAACTAGAAGCCTTTAAGCCCACATTATTTGCCTTGGTCTCAAAAACATCGGGTGTGTGAAAAATATTCGTTCGGGTGCCAGGGTATTTTTTTAAAGTATCAGATATCACTTCTTCAGAGTTGTCAGTACAACCGTCTATAACAATATTTAACTCTAAGTTAGCTGCCGTATTGACAATAATACTATCAATAACTTTATCTACAAGCCAAGCTTTGTTGTGGACAGTTAGCACAACACTAATATCATTCTTCATAATGCCTCGTTAACGTTACAGTTTATAAACTGCCTTATCAGTTCATTTTCTATTCTTAAATTATGCTTAATCGCGATATTTGTCAAAATGCTTTGATCATGACGATGATCTTGAAAGCTTGGAAAATTATGATATCCGGATTGGTTTGGTGCATCAGTTAAAATATGCGGATTTTTGCAATACTCAAGCCACTCATTGACAACTTCTATTGTTTTTGCTGTCTTTTTAAAAAAACCAATACCAGCTTCGAGTTGATTGTGGTCCCAGTATTCTTCGCTATCGCAGTCCATCATCACAAAACAATCCCTCTTAGTCCAATCTTTATTTTTATAGGCGCCTTGAAGCAAGATTACATCACAAGTATCGAATTCTCCCCTTAAAAAAGGTATAAGCTGCGGCATAAAAACATCAGCACAGTCAGCATAAAAAACTATATCGCCATCATCAATCTCTTCTAGTTTTTTTAAAATATAGAATGGCTTCCAAAGCCAATATCCACAACCCCTCTCTTGATCAAATATTTCTTTGTTTTCGTTATAAAAACTAGTCTTTATCAAGTCACTCTCTTTTGAATAATCAGAAACAGTCTCAAACTGATTCAACTCCTTTGCGTAAAGACATAAATTAAATTGCTGAAGTTTGTATTTTTTATCGGCAAATGTAACAAAATGAAAGCCAGACACTAGGAAAACTCCGAAGGTACGTGACACACGGGAGGTGCCTTCAATTTGTGCGCAGCTCGCACATGTCTAAATTTATAGATTTCCAGGACGTCGCGTTGTCTTTTAGTCAAGCCTTGCCGGTTTTGAGCACTAGAAACAAAGTTCATAGCCCACTCAAGTTCCTCATAGGAAGCACCAATTTGACTTTCGTCCGTGCGATTGTCCCCCCATAAGCCGTCGACGGGGGCTGCTCTTAAAATTTCTTCGCTCACTTCAAGCGTTCGAGCAAGCTCATAGACTTCTGATTTTAATAAATCTGCAATCGGACAAAGATCCACACCACCGTCGCCATATTTTGTAAAAAAACCTATTCCATAGTCTTCTACTTTGTTACCTGTTCCGACAACCAAAAAATTATTAGAATTAGCAAAGGCATATAGAGCACACATTCTGAGCCTGGACTTGAGATTAGCCTTTGCAAGGTCTGAGCCTGCAGCGGACGGCAGCGAGGCCTCGAATGCAGAACTCACATTGCTTAGATCAACTTCAAAAGATTTTACATTAACAAATTTTTCTTTTAAATGCTCTATGTGCCCTTGTGCTCTCTTCAGTTGTGCCGAGTCTTGATTTATTGGCAAACTAACAACCGCTACAGGAAAAGTTGTTAATGAGGCCAAAGTAGAGGCCACTGCTGAGTCTACGCCGCCCGAGACGCCAACAACAAATCCTTGACATCCCGCCCCTTTGACTTGCTGTTTTAGCCACTCTGTAATAAAGATAATTTTCTCGCTAATCATTATCGTTCCTCGTATTCAAAAAGCATCCCGTGCACATTCTTGATCTTTTCTATTACTCGCGGATCTTCTCTAATAATAACATTATAGCCACGGCGCGCCAAATGGACAGCAAATCTTAATTGTTGAGACTCTTCAAGAATTGTAGTGCCAGGCTTATAGGCTAGTTGTGTTAGTACTACCGGCTCATCTTTAGAATTTTTTTCTGCAAAATCTTCAACTTGGTACGTAAGATGCAAACTATTGTAATCGTCAACAGCCGATGGAAGCAAAGGAAAAATATATCGCGACTTGGCATACGCAGAAAAAGCGCGATTGTCGCGTGGGAAGCATGGGCCACCATAACCATAGCCATGGCGCAAATATTTATTACCAACTCGACTGTCTGAACCGATTGCAGCCAAGACACGATCAGGCTCATAGCCTGCACGCTTCACTACGTCACCCACCATGTTCGCAAAAGTGATCTTTGTTGTCAAAAATGAGTTTAAGGATATCTTGGTTATTTCAGCCTCGGTGCGACTCATTCTACAAATTTTTGGTACGTTGTTGGTCATCTGAATATAATGACTTGCGATTTCTTTTCCTACTTCTTCGTTGGCCTCACCAATCAAAACCATATCAGGAGACGCTTGATCTCGCAATATTGTACCTTGAGCTATAAACTCTGGGTTGTAGCTAACAGTATAGTCATAATTTTTCAACTTATCTGCAACTTGATCACAGTATTCTGGCATCGTTGTACAGCAAATAACAAGGTTTTTTGTATTTTTTCTAGGGCCGAGGACCTGTATTTTTTCAACTAAATTATCTATCTGAGAATGGTCATAATGTCCATCTTGCAGAGAGGGCGTCGCGACCACAACATATATAAAATCGGAATGATCAAGCGCTGAGACCAAGCTTGTCGTCGCGACAAAGTTGCTACTTTCTTTTAAGAATTTTTCAACATCCGGTTCAGGCGAAGTTAGCATTTTTTCGTTAATCAAGTTTACATATTGCTCATCAATATCGACACCGACAACGTTAAATCCAGCTTTTTCCAAAGTAAGTGCGAAACACAAACCCAAGCGTCCGATACCCACAACTGATAGATTTTTCATAAAACTCTCCATGTTTTTGGAAATAAATCTTTTAAAGAATGATTTGCAAATTTAGGACCAAACCAGTTTTTAGGAGCGTACACAAGCTTGTTTTTGTGATTATTTAACCAAGCACCCCACCAGCTAAAAGAACTGTTTGCAATTATATTATGGTTGCACAAGGACATCCTTGCTAGGTCTTCCTTGTCGTTGCAATTTTCAGAAAAAATGTACTTTTCTCCAATAAAATTTTGCTTGCACCACTGAATATCATCTGAAATAACTAAAACTTTAACATTACCTAAAATTTCTTCTATTTCCGAAATAGCGGCTTGATAATAATCCATCGTACAAAGAGGATGAGCGGCCTGAAGAGCTAAATAATCACCACGTCGCACATGCAAAGAGACCAAAGGTTGTCCTCGTAAGGCCTTTACATACTCGCGCGCCGGATCAAGAATCTCCTCTTTAAATACAAACTGTTTTCTTATCTCAAGCTCATGATCAGCAAAATATTTCTCTGACTGAAAATAACCGTCTATGTTAGAAAAATCAGGTATTTTAAAGACTTGATTCGAAAACTCGTTACCAATCTCCTGATAAGAAAAACGTATATTGCGAGCTAGCTCTATATCGTTAACCAAATCACATTCAATCTCAAAGCAATCAAACAATTCGAAGCCGCTCAACTCTCTTTTTTGAGTTAATGCGTTATAATACGCTGAATATGTTCTATCGACAGAAGATGCTGGAACAACGTGCTGATAATCGTTTTTTAGGGCAACAGACAGCAGCGTGGCATATTGAAACATCTGATTTCCCAAGCGACCATTTTGTCCAATCCTAAAGTAAGTTATCAAAATGTCTCCCAGGCCTCCGGGAGAAGGTCTTTTGTATCATGATCTTTATAAACTTTTCCAAACCATTTTGAAGGGGCGATAACTCTCTTATCTCTGTTTTCATTTAACCAAGCTGCCCACCAAGAAAAGCTACTATTTGAAATAACATTATGGTCGCATTGCTTCATAAACTCGAAATCATAAACATCGTCGGCGCCGCCAACAAAATAAATATTTTCTGCCTGCATGTTTTCTTTGCACCACTCGATATCTTTTTGCGAATCAGAAAACACCAGCTTAACTTCATCTTTAAACTCATTCAATGAATGGTCAATATATTCTTGACTCAAGAGAGGGTGGTAATCTTGTTTGTTGGTTCTCCACTGTGAGCCGTCGTCGCCGACCTGGTTTTCTTCTGCGGGAACATTATCGCCGCGGCGAATGTGGTAGGCCACAACGGATTTTCCAGGATGATCAGCTTTTAAGTTCTTTATTGTTTCTTTGACAGAATCAACAATACGGTGGTTAACTAATTGAAACTCTCGCTTGAGAATGTGCTCAATATCCTTAAAATATTTCTCCGACTGGAAGAAACCATTTAAATTTGTATTCTGCAAGTGCGCCGGAATCTTAAAAAAGTTTTCATCATAATGAAAATGTGGCTCATTGTAAACAATTGGACGATTTTCATTAAAGATGTTGACTATCTCATTTGGCGGCAGGTTGTAAGTATTTACTCTAAAAATTCTTAGCCTATGTGTGCCGGCCGGCAAAAGGACAGGAACAGTCTTATGCAGTGAAAGACATTTCATTGCTGCGTATTGAAACATTTGATTTCCTAGGCGACCGTTCTGCCCTAGGTTTAATTGTGTTATGAATCTCATTACAGTTCCTCTATGCGCTCGTAAGCCTTGCCTGTTCGTATTTCCATCTCTTGTTTCTGTTGCAATTCAGTATAAATCTTATAATCGTTTAGAGGGTTGGTGTTGTTGTAGACATACAGATGTTTACTTAAAAATTTTGCTTTTGGGCCAGCCATTTCGCACATCGGTATCATGTAAGCAAGATCCCATGCAGTCTGCCAATGCTTACCATCTTCTCCAAGAAGATCCTCTTGTTTTACTTTAGCCCACAAAGCATGTCTGTATGCGCGCATGTGGCTAGCTAAAAATCTAAAATTTCTATAGCTGTTTTCTTTAACAACATACTCTGGATATTGAAAAATTGGAAAAGGTTGATTTTCAATATCTGGCCAGTTTACGTGATTACCATAAGTCAACCAAACATCGTCATCCTGATAAACTTCATTTAAATAAGACAGTACCCTGGAATTTGGAAGCCAATCATCTCCATCTAAATTTACGATTATATCGTTAGGTTTTGGATTGCAAGCAGCTGTAGCATCGCAAATATTTCTAAGAGCAAACTTCTTTTCTTTGTTTACAATCAAGCGAATATTAGAAATATCCTTTGTTAGTTCTTCGACTATCTCAACAGTGTTGTCCGTAGACATGTCGTCAACCAAAATCCATTCATAATTGGTGTAATCTTGCGCCAGCACTGTTTTAATAGTCAGCGCAATCCAATCTTCTACGTTGTACATTGGCGTAACAATTTTAAAATGATTATTTTTCATCTTGCAGCCTCTTTTGCCTTTAGGAAGTCCGCACATTCAGACGGAAAAAACTCAAGCTCATACTCTTCAGCGAGATAATCTTTTTTAAGACATGCTGAGCCGGGTACAAAAGGATTATCTTTAAAGCACTCAACATAGGAGTCGTCATCATGCCAGACTAAGTTTTCCTTATCAAAGGACAACGCCACGCCTTGCCTTTGCAAACGCAAAGAGTACTCTACATCTTCGTTTATGCCTCCATTCTTTTCAGCATAAAATTCAATTTTAGAATCCCACTGTTCTTTCGCGAACACATCAGATCTTATAATCCAGAAGCATCCGGTCTGATATTGGGCTTGACCTGGGAAGGCATAGTCATCGTAGCCAATCATAACATGGGGTTTTGCAGTTGCACGGTCCCAATAACGACCACCGTCAGGTAATAAGATTCTATTTCCTAAAACTTCCCAGCCAGTGCTTTTTGAATAGTCTTGCAAGCGAGGGGCCCAGTTTTTATCAAAAATTAAGTCATCATCAGCAAAGACAATAACATTATTCTTTTTGTTTGACTTTTCCGCAGCCATGTTGCGAAGCAAGGCTAGCTGACCTGAATCAGCTTGCTGTTTTGCCTCGACATATGTAACTTTTTTATCCTTCTTGAGTATGTCTGCGGGTCCCGCGACTATAATCTCATAAGGTACAGTTGCTGCACTCATCGTCTTGTGTATTGAATTAACAGTCCGCTGTGTTTTCTCAAGTTTGGCGCCATTCGTTGAGATACAGAAAGATATGCCAGTGACAGGCTCAGGAGCAATGTCGCGACGACCCAGGACGTAATTTACAAACTTGCTATATTGCTTCGCCTCAGAAAAGTTTTCGCATAAATGTTTCTGAAGATCTTTAGCGCGCTTGACATGGCGGCCATGGTCATCGCAGATTTGCTTTATATTCTTTTTAAACGATGTTTCTTTAGGGAATGCCCACTTAGACTCTGCTTCTACAACGCCAGCCCAGACAGCGTGTTGTTGCACTTTTTCTAAAGTAAAATCCACCCTAGAAAACATTGCCTTGTTCTTGATCTTGCCTTTCTTATCTGCAACGGGCATGTAAAGAAAATCCTTTTGCCCGCTCCAATCTGTAGCAACAATTGGAAGTCCATAATATGCAGCCTCAAACATTGGAAGACCAAAACCTTCGCCGTGAGTCAAGCTTATAAGGGCTTTCACTTTGTCGTGTTGGTATAGAGCGCTCATTTCTTCATCTTTAAGATAACCGTGCAGCAAGTATACTTTACATTTTCTATCCGGAAACTTGTTTAATAGATTTTGCAACTTATTGGTGACAGTACGACGATCTAAGAGACAATTTTTAGCAAGATTGGTTTTCAATATCAAACCAACATTTTCTCTATTTTTAAATGCATCGACAAACCAAGAAACCATATTTTCTATATTCTTTCTTGGGCCCCACTGAACAATAGAAAGAAAATTAAAATCAGTAGTTAAGTTTAGGTCTATCTCTCCCGGATCAAATTGTCGAACTGGGTAGTGAACAATATCAACCGGAGCTTCACACTTAAGTTCTACTGGCATGCCAGTTTCTGGGTCGGAAACAGTATGCAGCGAGTTTAGAAAAACATCTCTTGCATGTTCAGAAATGGTTATAATTTTGTCCACAACACCAGTTTTAGACAGCCATTCTGCTGAGCATAGATCCGTCTCAATGCCAGCAGTGACACCTATATTAATAGGTGCAATCTTCTCCCATTCTCCTGGAATGGTGACCTGCAACGACATGTCGAACTGACCGCCGTTGTGAAGATAATGAATAGTCTTTTGTAAAAGACCATCAATCCATGCTCGCTCTTCTGTATCTTCCCAATGCCAGGACGTGTGTCCCCACTCTAGCGCATGAAGGTAAATATCAAATATATTTTCTTGTGATCTTAGTGCTCGAAGAACCAATCGACCATGTTCTCCGTAGCCAGATTGAGTTAATATAGGAGCCTTAACCAGTACTCTCTGTCTTTGCTTCATTTTCTTCCTCAAGTATAATGTCATTCTCTGTCAGAGGCTTATCCTGCACGAACACCCTTAGAAAAGTGTCTTCTATTCCCGGGTGCCATACAAATGTGAAAAACACTGCCCTATCATCAGAATCGATAGCGTCTTTCAGGTCTCCTTGCATCTCCTCATCCCTGCGGAGTTGATCAGATAAATATTGTCCAATGGCATCATGTACTCGCACTTGGCTAAAATCAAGATGGCCAAAAGTTCTTACACCCTCAGTGGGAGTATCAGTCTCGTTCATTTTTTATCTCCTTAATATGCCACGTCTCATAGTTTTTTCTAGTTTCCCATGAGCCATGCCTTTCGTTAATGTCCTTAAGAATAGCATCCCAGCTTTTGCAATAACGGCCAAAATTATAATTCTTTTCAACATGATTGCGACCTTTTAAACCAAGCTCGTGGCGCTCGTCCGCGGACATATTATAAATCTTAAGCAAGGCATCAACAAAATCTTTACCAGAGATCCTATCTTCATAAATGTAGGGTATGTCTTGCGAGCCAATCACACATTTTGATGCTGGCTCAATGCCGATGCCAAACCAATCTTCACCATCTGTAACTTGCTCTTGGAGGCCTCCGGTCATATTAACTATGATAGGGGTGCCGCACGACAGCGACTCAAGCGTAGAGAGACCAAATCCTTCAGCATCTGAAATATTTACGGTGACGTCTGATATATTATACAATACCGACATTTGCTCAAAATCAACTTTGTGAGTTGAAAACTTGACTTGGCCATCGTTAAGCTCAAGATTCTCGATAACAGAAACTAAATTTGGTCCGTTAGGGTCGTTTGGATCTGTATGCATTAACAATCTAGCTTTGTCGTGACCAACGATATCTAAGAATTCTTTAAACCAAAAAATTAAACTACCTGGCTGCTTTCTTCTTGCGTTCCGGTTATTCCAAAAGACAGTAAATTTTTCTCCATCATCAAACGCCTGAGCCTTGAAGTTTTTAATCTCGTCAGCGGCGAGAGGCTTAAAAACCTTATCGTCAATAGCATGTGGTAAATAAAAACTCTCTACGTTTGGAGCGACTGTCTTGACTATGTCGTGAGTAACTTTAGAAATACACCCAACAACATCTGTAGATGAATACCACTTTTCATTAAAGTCTGGATATGGATAATTATCCCAAACGTGATAATAAACCATAGGCATCAGAGATCTAACTTCATCCTCCATTTCCCATAGCCAAGGAAAAAATCTAGGGTCAGTCATAAACCACAAAATATCCGGTCGTTCTGTTCTTATAACAGAGCGAACAGCATCAGGTGTTCCGTACCCATCAACAGGATAAACAATTAAGTCTTCTCCGTGTTCTTTCGTTCTTACTGGCTCATAGCTTTTATGCTTTATCGCGCCGCCGAAGCACCTGAACGTGTAATCTCCAGTTGAAAGTAAACTTTCAATCATGTAGCGAGTCTGTGTTCCTACGCCAGATGGAGAAAAGGGGTGGTCCGCAATTGCGAAAACCTTAATTTTTTTGCTCATCTTTACCTACAATGTTTAGTCTTATAAAATTCGCACATGCCCCATGGGCTTTGGCAAGCCAAGCGATTCTTAAAAAATCTCTTATTTTGTATATTATACAGCGCTCTTTTTAGTAAGTTAAGGGCATTTTCTGTTTTCTTTTGACCAGAGGTGATTTTAAAAATCTCAACCTTGTTCTTCTTTGCAGTCCTTTTTAATAAGGCAAAGTGAGTTTCTATTTGACCCGGGTCGATCTCATGCTTGAGTGCAAAAAAATGTTTATAAAATGTTAACTGATAGCCTGTCATCCTATCGTTTTTTCTTTTCGAATCCCAACCCCAAGAACAGGTCTTCCAATCGATTACATGATACTTGCCATCAGGTGTTTTCAATACTAGATCGATAAACCCTTTGTAATTAAAATCTATGCCGTCGAGGGCTTCGTAAAGCTCCTCTTCTGCAGAGATAACTTCAAAAGTTTTAAAATGATCTTTAACTGCTGGTAAAATGTGCCCTACTAAGTCGCGGCCCTGGGCGCGCATGTCTTGCACTAGGCTTTTTCGAAGCTCGACGCCGGCCTTCTCTAAGTCAGTCAACTCGTTTAAAAAATTCTTTTCAAACATCTCTTGAGTATTGAACTTTTCTTCGCTAGTTAAGAGCTGCTCACAGACGTCATGAACGGCCTTGCCGAAAGCAGTGTGTTCATTGCCTACAAATTCTTTTAGTTCGTCTATGTAGGTGAGCTTGTGCTTAAGAGGGCACTCATTCCAAATCTTCAATTCAGAAAATGATATATGTGATCGCTGTGACATAAGATATTACTTTAATAATAGCAACACAATTTAGTTTGACTAGAAATTTTTATTTTGCCAATCTGGATCCGACAATAAAGAAATTTTCTCATACACGCTAGGGCTGATTTTTCTCAACTCGTCGCGGGATCCTAAATAATATTCTTCAAAGCCTATACTAAAATACTCTCGCAAAGAAGTAATCGAATAGGGACTTAAAAACAGACCCATTGATAAACTGGCTAATTTGTCATACCCGACTTCGTGAAAAAAATAAAAATCTAAATTTTTGTCAAACTTGGTATTCAAAAAATTTAACTCTGTGGTTCCATGATCTTCATAGTTAAGCAAGACTTCCAGCTTACTTCTTTTAGTTAGAAATTCATTCTCTATCTTGGAATCAGAATATATGTCATAATTTGCTTTTTCTTCTAGTGCGTGAGCAAACTCGTGAACAATATCGTCCAACATGTCCTCTTCGTTATCTTGATCATTTGATGTATATATCGCACCATCAGCATAAGTAGCGTTAACGGAATTGTCATCTAAAAACGGAAATTTTCCAACATAGACGATATCTACTAAATCAAGAAAATGATCAGGCAGTACAGAATTTAGTCGAGAAAAAACCGCCTCTTGATTAATTGGATTCGTCAAAGGATCTTTTACAAAAACATCTATATTGCCATATCTTTGCTGGCTAAAATTTTTTCTTCGCTGATGCATGTAATTAATTATTTTCTTCTTGTTTATCATTTTCTTGTTCAGACGCTATTTTTTCACCGAGTTCCACATCCGATAGGGCCTGGTGGTATCCTCTAATAAAATTCTCTTCGGCAACAACCATTAAAAACTCTGGAAATTCGTCAGCCATAACGCCAACAATCATCTCAACAGTCACACTTTGATCATCCGGATTTAGCTTTTCTCCAACATATTCAACAAGCATATTTTTTAAATCGTTTTCTGGATCAACTGTTTCGGTCGCGACCGGATTTGTATTATATTCTTCAGTACTAACTATTTCCATTTTAAAGCACCTTTGAGGCCAAAGTCGCAACTTTGGAACGCTCTCCTTTTATTAATGTCATGTGGCCAGAAATATCATGCGGTTTAAGTTTTTCAATCGCATAAGACAGCCCATTTGAGGTAGAATCCAAATACACGCTGTCTATTTGCTCGACATCTCCAGTTAAAACAATTTTAGTGTTTTCTCCAACTCTGGTAATTATAGTCTTTAATTCATGCGTTGTTAAATTTTGTGCCTCATCAACAATAATAAACGCGTTTGAAATTGAGCGACCCCGGATATAAGTGAGGGCCTCGACTTGAATTGTGTTGTCATCATATAGATGAGCAATATTGTTTGATTTTCCATTCAGCAAGAAATCCAGGTTGTCTTGAATGGGCATCAGCCATGGTTTCATTTTTTCTTCCATAGTGCCAGGCAAGTATCCAATGTCCTTGCCTAGTGGTTGCACCGGCCTGGTTACAACCAGTTTTTTATACGTTCCAGATTCTAGGATTTGATCCAAACCTGCGGCGAGAGCAAGGATGGTTTTTCCACAGCCGGCTTTTCCAATGAGCGTCACTATGGGAACTGACGGGTCTAAAAGAAGATCCAAGCCAAACATCTGCTCTTTGTTTCTCGGCTTAAGATTCCAAATGCCAGTTTTAAATTCATCAACTTTTTTTAATTTATCACCATAGCTAACAAAACGACCAAGGGCGCTTTTTTTCTCATTAGCGTTTGACACAAGCATGACAAACTGATTTGGAAAAAGGCGAACATCTTCTCTGTCTAAGAAAACATCTTCACCCGCATAAAATTGATCGATTGTTTGATCATCTACTAAGTGTTTAACAAACCCTTTATACAACTCATTTGTGCTAGAAATTATTTTATTTGGTACGTAGTCTTCGGTTGGTATACCTAAAGAGTCGCACTTTACTCGCATATTAATATCACGCGTTACGACAATTACTTTTTTTCTAGGATGTGAGTTTTTCTTTTCTGTTATAGCAGTACCAATTATTTCGTTGTCTGCAGAATCTAAATCACAGCCTGGGGGTATGTCTTCGATATCATACCCACGCACAGATAGAAGTCCCTTGCCTCGACCCAGACGCACACCTTTATGAAGGTTGCCCTTGCTTCTTAAACTGTCGAGTATTCTAATCGTTGTTCTGGCATTTAAGCCGACACCATCTTGTCTTTTTTTATGTTTATCAATTTCGTCCAAAACTTTTAGAGGGATTACTAAATCATTGTTTTTAAACTCAAAAATTGATTTTGCGTTGGTTAGAAATACGTTAGTATCTAACACATAAGTCTTTTTCATAAATTTCTCGGCTTCGTGGAGACTAGTTAAAGTATGATGACGAAATTAAAACTGGTAATTCTTTTAACATTAGTTGTTCCAATATTAAATAGTTGCGCTACACAAATGAGCCACACTAAGACAGTTGTAACAGCTAAAAAATCTTTTGTTAAGATCTTAACATCAGCAAGACTAAAAATTCCAGCTATCTGCGCAGAGGATGATAAAAAAGACTGTGAGAAGCCGCCGGCGCCGTGGATCTTATATGCTACGGGCTCAGGTTCAGTTGTTTATTATGAAAAAACAAAAGCAATATTAACTGCCGCTCATGTTTGTAACCCGGCAGCTTTTGGATATGTTTCGCCAGAAGTTGAGTTTCAGCTAGAGGCTGAAGAGCGCGATGGAAGCAAGCATGTTATTAATATTTTAAAGTTTGATGTAAGGCTGGACATTTGTTTACTAAGTGCATCGACAGTTTCCGGCCCGCCGCTTAAAATGAGCGTCAAGAAGCCAGAGTATGGCGATGAAGCATATAATATCTCTTCTCCTCTGGGCTTGGCTGATGGAGAAGTTGTGCCTTTGTTTAAGGGAAATTTTTTTGGGAACAGTAAAGATGGAGGCCGTGCTTTCTATAGCATTCCAACCATTGGGGGTTCGTCTGGTTCTCCAATTTTAAACACTAAAGGAGAATTAATAGGCATGATTCATTCTGTGCACGCGCGCTTTCATCATGTCGCTGTATCTGTTTCCTACTCGGAATTATGGAACTTTTTAGAAAGTTCGCGCACACATACGACAATAATGCAAATGTTGTGTCCACGCTTAGGTTGCGAACAAAGTCAGTTTGACAAACCTGAACCATACAATGAAGAACATCTAAAGCTTCCTGAACTAATCCTATACCGGAATCGCTTAAGGTAGGCAGTGTTTTGCCTGTGGGCTATTACGCACTATAAATTAGCTATCTTAAGATGATCCAGACAGTTCCCAAATTGCCGACATTGTGCAATCAGCCACTTTTGCATATGACTCTAAACTAAGTGCAATACATTGGCCTTGTAAAAAAGTATTTTTACCGTCGTCAGCAAAAGTAAAAGTCTGTGTTGTGTTTCTAGCTACACTAGCTGTAACGGCTGTAATTTGTGGTGGGTCTTGATCTTGAGCATTTGGCGATCTGTGAAAAGCAACAACTGTCGAGCCAGGGTCAATGCCGCCATAATTTGGCTCACCCTCAGCATTAACAAACACTTTTTTTAACTTTCCATTAAGCGGTGCCAGCCAAAAATGATAAAACAAAGCAGTTTGACTGTCGGTTGTGTTGCCTTGCCATGGAATATATCTTTTGTGAGTTCCGCTATAATTAAAAACATGCATTGTTACAGTTTCAAATCGCTGAGCTATTGACGCGGTGTTTAGATAATCCGAATCATGATTGTGTGAACCTACATAAGAGCTGTCATGATTGTGTCCTGATGCCGCATATACGCCAGTGTGATTGTGGCTTGTGCTTGAATAAGAACTATCATGGTCATGATCGCTGCCGTCAGAACCGCCACCGCCGCCTGAAGATATCGCAGAACCGTTTAAAAAAATAGATCCACTAACTTGCAAAGAGCCTGTTATAACAACATCATTATGCATCTGCACTTTGTTTTTAAACTCAGTGTTCCCATGATGTATGTGATGATTTGTTGTCTTTCTTGTCGACATACTATAAATATATTCTCAAATAAAAAAGGCAGCCACAATGGGCTGCCTTAGTTTATAAGCTATCAAGGTTTGTTGATTAAACGTCGGTGTTTGCTACTGGGGCAGCGCTGCCAATGTACTTAATGTACACAACAATCTTGCCTGTTTGAATAGCATCAGCAGTATTACTGCCGTCTGTGTTAATCAAGCATAAGTGAGTTCCGTCTCCACCGTCGACAAAGTTAGGGTTGCCAACCAAGCCCTGGCCTTGACCAAGTGCACCATTTGCGTTACTCTTAGCCTCAAAGGCTGTAATAAGCTGCACCACATCGCCTGTAATGGCAGTGTCAGCAGCGGACGGTGTCGTGCTTGTAATTACCAAATCCATACCTTTTTCATCGGTCGAATCAAACGCTTCTGTTGTTACCATAGCCGCGTCTAATACGGTACATTTTGCTGGTAATGTTGCGACAGTCTTAATAAGACCATTATCTGTGGTGGTAATTGTCGTATTACCACCGGTTGTTGCGCCGAACTTTAGCTCATATGCTACTTCATACACACCGTAACCAGCCGTACCATCCTTGGCCTTAACTGAGCGGGCGGCCATGAAGTCTGCTTGGGCCTTTTCTACTTTGCGATCTGCCATTTGTTTGTTCTCCTTAAAATAGCTTAAAAGCTTTCTCTCTAGTATATAGTTTGATTGAAGTGAAAATTCTCTATTTTGTTTGTTTTAATATTTTACTGCGTAGCCTTCACTGAGCATCACTTGATTGATATTTTTATCGTCTAAAATAATTTCTGCCAACAAGCGGTCATATTTTCCTTTTTTGTCTTTGTGAGTTTTTACAAAGACATCTTTATTTAGTACCATGCTTCTTAAAAAGTCGCGAGAAATCACGCCCTGGGGTTTGTCAGCGCCTCTCATCTCTGGCGCATTGATTCCCAAGAGCCTGAGGCGCCTTTTGAGAAATATTCCAAACCCTAAATCAATGTCTGCAGTAACTGTGTCACCGTCATATACTTTAACAATGTGGGCTTTGTACATATACATCTAATCTGCTAATACTAAATTTTTTCGACACCAGTGAAGTGTCTTGTACTGAACATTCTCAGTTCGAAGATTTTTAACTACTGCCATCCCAGCGCACGTAATCCTGAGAATCATTACTTTTTCTGTTAATTTAGACTTTTTACAATAAACAGAATTAAGATGTAAGGGCACATCTTTATATTTTTTAAATTCTTCAAAATAACGTTCTTCGCTACTCATGACACAGCCTATAATTGGTGGGATAGGTGGGACTCGAACCCACATGTAACCAGTTACTCTTTCTACGCTTTATAAGAACGAGGAGATACTATCCCATAATTAAATGGTAGGCACCTCATCGCTGTGCGTAAAGCTATCCTAGAATGAGCTTCTTATTTTTAGAAGAAGATTTTTCATTTAAATTAACTTCCTCTTGCATTTCTTCATACTGAAGTCGTGCTAAGTGAGGATATTTTTCAAACAACTGAGGAAGTGTCAGATTTTCCTGTCTCTGCAGCTTCTCTATTTCTTCTGCTATTTTTCCCACGTTTCTTCTTTCCTTTCTTTTTTTCTACTTTGACAGGTTCAAAGTCTGGATGTAATCTAGTCTTGACAACGAAGCGCTCAGCTAGTCTACGAACTTTAACTTGCATACCTTCGTAGATAGGATTATCACCCCAAAGCTTCAACAAACTTTGACGAGCTTGATCAGCCTCTGGAAAAGAAGAATGAAATGAATCATTGTTCCATTGTTTTCCAGTCATACCTTACTCTTTAGTGTCTGTATTGTGTCGCTCTTGAATAGTGCGAACAATATTTTGAACATCTTGAGTGACTGCAGTTCGAAAAGTGTCTAGATTGTTTCTCATCACAGCCATTTCATCAACAATCTTGCTTACTCTATTTTGAAGCTTAAGCAGGTTTTCTTTATTTTCATTTACTGACATTATTTTCTCCTTATAGTAAATCTTAGAAAATAATTTACTTAAAGCTATTATATAAACTATAAGAAATTTGTTAAGTATTATTTAGCTTTATTTTTATTCTTGTCACATTTGCAAGAATCACAGCCTTTACACTTACGTTCTTTTAAATTTAAATCCAACCTGGACTTATCGTCTGTCTGGTCATTGCTCATTAAGATCTTCTTCCTCTTCAGCTTCCTCAGTCGTAATTTCAATACCTAGTTCATCTGCTAAAGCCTCTAGTGCTTTAACTTTATCATCAAACTCTTCGTCTTGAAGATCTTCTAAGGCATCTTTAATCCAGGGATATTCGCCGTGGTCCACCATCTCACCTCCTCCAGGACCTACGTTACCATAATCACCTTGCTCAAAGTCGCCGCGATAGCGACGCATCTCAATGTCTTGTTCCATTCCGCCAGCAGTAGCATACTCTTCTTCATCGTAGGCTTCGTTGACGTTTTTCTTTTTATATTCAGCACATTCAGCCGCACAGTCTTTCTCAGCTTGATCTAGATCCAAGCCTAACTTTAAAGCACTGTTTATGCATCCATCGAAGCATTCTTGATAGGTGGGCGGTGGTAGATCTCCTTCCTTGTCGTCATCCTCATTAACGAACTTTCTCCAGCCCTCAAATAGTAGCTTGGTTTTCATTGTTCTAATCCTCCCATTAGGGTAATTGCAATAAGTCCCGGGAGATTATCCCTTACATAGACCCCAGAGAATAAGGTCTCTGAACGGCCGCCAACATAAGAAATTGCAGCGTCCATGTGCTGGCTAACTTCAGGATTGTTTGCCATTTCTGGTGTCACAACCAACAACAAGGCACCAATCTTGGACTTCTCCCTGACATCAGGACAAGGGGACCTTTTTAAGCAATTTTGCAGTATAACAGAGCCAAGATTCGACACATTGGGGTCTTTAATGACGGTGGTGCCAATAACCATTCTCTTGTCTGCCTTAAGACATCTTTCAAGATCTTTTGAGTCAAAAGACTGAATGGATGATTTCTCAGTCGCCAGCTTAAGAGTCTGTGTCAAGAGCTTTGCAAAAGCTGTATTTGCAGTCGGGAACAAATTCATCATTCCAACTTTTCCACGCAAAAACTTGACTTGCTTTTCATTGTCTAGTATAATATGTGGAGACTCTTTAACATCGTTGGCTAAAGATAAAGCATTTTTAGTTATCGTATTATTCAAAAGCTCTTGTGACGTCGGCCAGGTTGCGATATAAAATACCTTACCTTCTGCGTTAACTGAATTAAGGTATCGCTTAAAGACATCGTCGAGCGCATGACATGCAGAACCTGTTCCACCACCGCCTCCGGCAAGAACGAAAAGCCAATCGACTTTACCTAGCTTGGTTCGTAAAGCATCCTCGACAACAGATCCGTTTCTGTTGAAAACGTCTTTGCCAAACTGAACGTTTTTTGCAACGCCATCAGCATCTGGAATCAAAACCAAGTGTTCAGAATCAACGCCATCGGGCTGATCTTTTGGTGTGGTATTAATAAGAAGCGTCTTTTTAAAGCCTAGATCAAGAAAAGCTTTTGCGAGTTTTCCGCCTCCACCTCCAACGCCTACAAATGCACAGTTTAGCGCGCATTCAACTTCATTGGCGGGCAGTTCGTTAGATGGTCCAGCCTCTTCTACGTCACCGTAGTGATCTACAAAATCAAATTCACTCATTGTTTTTCTCCAATAATACTCGTGTAATCTCTTCTTCTATTATTTTTGTGATTTGTTCATTTATAACTAAAGTTCCCGGCCGATATTCCTGATCGGCTCTACTAGAGGCATATCCGGACCCGATTTGTTTCCAGGTATTAATAGCAACACGAAAGTGCCTGACGCCCAAGTCTTTCTGTTTTAGAAATCTTCTATCTCCAGCTTTAAAGGACTTCAGGCCTACTTTATATCGAGGATCTTTTTTTCTTAGTTTTTTAGATATTGCTCTTTTTGCCCTCTTGGCATGCCGTCTAACGAGATCTCTGAGCTTTTCCTTGTTTCTATATTCATCATAAAGCCTTTTTCCCTTTCTTCCTTTAAAGGCTTCTTCTCTTGTAGTGCCGGATGGGAGCTTTCCCACGTTTATCCAATATTCTAGCGCTCTCTGTCGACGTCGTTGTCCAAGCCAGTGTAGACGATTACTGTCAGATGAGTGCTTACCAACACCCCCGCTTCTTTGAACGGTTTGTTTATTTGGCAGGCTTTGCAGCATCCCCGTCCCAGGATCGGCACGATTCATTTGTACGTTCATGTGACCAACGGCTGTAAAACCTTGATTCTGTACTGTTTTTGCAGTAGAAAGCCAGCCGCGTTTCTTTTTGCCGCCATCTGCCACCGTTTTAGTATCCAACTGCAAACTCTTCAATAAGCTTCGAAGAGCCGATGCTTGCGCGCCAGTGTGAGTAGCCGGCTTTCCTGTTAAGTCGATTCCTACCGACGCTGTGTTAAAACCGGCGCCGTCAACGGTACCGCCAGTGTGTTTACACATTACACTGCGATCAAAATATTTGTATATTACACCACCAAAAGAAATTTCATAATGAGTCGATAATTTTTTTGCACCAAGCACGTCAGCTGTTTTCCATGGGCTTGAAGTTGTCGAACTGTGAATAATTGCAAAATCTCCATTGCCGCCACCTTTTCTTGCTTTGGTGCTCATTCTTCCGGCGCGAGATTTGTATCCTTGATGATAACTTTGTATGCCAGAACCACCTTTCTTATTTACAAGGCGTTTTATTGAATCCATCTGCTCAGGTGTTAAAGTTTCGATGTCAAACATGCCCCCACCGGACATTTTTACTCTAGCCCATGATGGCAGTAATCGCTCATGTTTGTATTTAGCATACCTCTTTAATTTGTTAATATCACGCATATTCCACATAGGCTTGTCGCCGTTAACAACCATCTGTCCTTCACAATTTCCGCTAGGACAATCTACAAGCCCCCCCGGGGCGGTTTTATCAGCGAGACTTAATCCGTATTTAGTTCTTAGCATCCAATCAGCTAGTTGTTGTAATAACCCAGAGGCAGCCTCGTCAGTAACACCACTCTCTGCACCGACTGTTTTTTTAGCTGGATATCTTCCGGTTTTTAAGTTGTCCTTGTACAGAACTATTACGTCTGCGAGCACATCTTGAATTGACATACTCCCAGCAAAAACTTGGTCAGCATATTGTTTGATAGTTTCATCAGGCAATGAGCCATAATCCTCCTTCCCGCCAGTCCAAAAGTTCCAGATCAATCGCCACCCAATATTATCTTTAGCTATTTCGGCACGAAGCCACGTTCGGCCGGCCTTCCCAGCGCTCCTGCGAATGCCTGTTAAAGGAGAAATGTTTGCTTGAACTGCGCTTTTAAATACATTGTATTCGTGTTGCTCTGCTCCGCGGCTACCCACACCGAAAACATCACACAAGAAAGTGTTGGATTTAACATTCCAAGCTCGCGCAGCGTTCTCAAGCTGTATCTTATATTTCTTTTTTACATTGGAGACAGGCCTGGCCGCTGGCCATTTTGCTTGTAATCCAGCTTTTTCTCGGCAAGGCCTGTCGATCCTGTCTTGAAATTTTTTCATAGTTCTTGAAGCAAGGGTGCCCTCAGCCAGCCACTCATCCCAGTTTTCGAACAAATCTTTCATTTTAGTTTCATCCATAGTAATAAATAGTACATAAACAGCTAAATAAACAGTTAACTTATTCCGCTAAAGCGCGCTTGGTTTTGCCAACTGGATCTTTAGTGTGTTTGGGTAAAGTAACGCCAGCGTCATTTAATGAAGCAACTTGATTCAACAAATCAACATTTTTTGAATTTAAAAAACTTTCTCGGCATTCTAAGTTTCTAATAAACATGTTCGCAATTCTTCCATCTTTTTGTCTAACGATGACTGGCCCCCAGCCGGTTTTTTTCAATACTTTTTCGGCCCACTTTATCTCTCCTTCAACCTTTTCCATCGCTTTCAAATTTTTCCTAGAAACTCTTTTTTGTTTCAACTTTTTTAATTTCGCATCATTCTTGTTTAAACGACAAACACGCTTCAGGTCCCTAAGAGTGACGTCGCCAACGGCTGAAAAAATTGCTTGTAGGTTCGCATACACTTCAGTTATATCGCGATGATATGGAACTCTATCTTTTCTCTCTTGGCCTCGAACATATTCATCGTGTTCGGCGCGCGCGACGTCTTCCGGACTGTAATACGTAACTATCTCGTACAAATTCTTGATTAATTCCGTTTGTGCGTCTGATAATGCATATTTTGAAATATCTGAAAATCCCCCTTGTTTTCTGGCTGGATCCATGCCCGGAATATTGCCTACGATTTGCCCCCACCACCAATCAGCAGCATGTGTAAGTTCGTGTATCATAGTCGATTGCAGCTTTCCAAGTCGGTCTGCACGTGTTCCAAACTCTTTTGGATCAACAAATCTCACGCTAAGCGTTATTGATCGGTTGCTTGGCTTCCAAAAACCGTAAGCCGTGCCTTTTTCGGTGACGCTAAATTTTATACTCTCAAAAAAACTTTTACATTGCGGATATATCCTTTTATCGTAAAAATCTTCGTAATGTTTTATTATCTTTGCGTATTCTTTAGCACCTTCTTGTTCCCCTGCATGTCGCTTTAATTCTTTTTCTAGTTCCGGAAGAGAAGCGTTGGGGTCTTCCCCCAGTCCAGACGCGTCTGTGTTGTGTATTATAAATCTAATCGCGTTCTTTCGCCGGCGACCGGACTCCCAAGACTTTAAATATTTTTCTTTAATAGCTTCTATATGACTTATAATAAGCGGATACAAGGGTGACTTTTCCGGAGCAAAACCGCTTTTCCAAGCATAAGGCTCTCCGAGAGACATTTTGTTCCCATGTTCATCTAACGCCCCTTGAGCGGCGCGCCAGTTTTCAAATATTTCTTGCATTTTGTTTTCATTGGTCTTACCTTGCTTCGTTATTGGACGCTGTCCTGGCCACTCCCCTTCAAAAGGCCAAGCACATCCAGGTTCCCAACATTCAGGCTCGCCGCGCTCCCGAAACATTTTTTGAATTTCAGGCCACTTTAAAAATTCTTTATCTCGCGTCCTAGAGTTTACATTAACGCCCCAAACTACTGGCGTGCCATCAGTTGTATGGCCGCGCTGTATTCGCTTTGCTGAGTACCATCTGGTTTGAAATCCCAATGACTCTGGTGTTTTTATTGAGCCCCATGTCAAATGTTCCTGGTGATTGTGTGCTAAGCCGAACTGATATCTTGCGCGGTCCGCCCAGAAAGACACATTGTCGTTAAACCACTCCGCCTCAGTTGGGTCTTCTGGTATTTCACTGCCGGCTTTAATGAATCTTTTTCTATTCAATATTGCTAATTTTTTTAATTCTTCCGGAAAATCAGACCATTTTAAGAAATCTGTTCCTGGTGCGTGGAGAGGGTCACTTTTACTGGCTTTTCTTATTGATACCGGCTTCTCAATAGGAGCCTGAGGCTCTGGATCCAGCATTCCGGTAGATTGAACCGGCTCTTCCGGCTTGTTTTTTTGCTGTGGCTCCAAAGTTTTAGGTTTTTCAGCCTCAGGCCCACCAGAAAGAGATATGCTACCCATGACTAAATCAAGCGCTTGCTTGTATTGTTCTCTAGATCTTGCACCAATTATCCTATCTACGACTTGACCGTTTTTAAATAATAGGACTGTTGGGATCCCTCGGCTCATAATTTCATATTTTCCAGTAGTTTCAGTAAAACTATGGTATTCTCCAACATCATGGAAGCCAAATTTTACAACACCACGATATTCTTGCGCCAAAGCTTGTATTTCGGGTTTCACACGACGGCATGGACCACACCAAGGCGCCCAAAAATCAACCAAAACAGGAATTTTTGACTCTAAAACCTCTTTAGCGAAGTTCTCATCAGTTAAAATTACAGGATCGCCCGGTTTTCTGCTAGATTTCTTCTTTTTTGGTCGTTTTTTTGATTGTTTAGGCTTCTTTTTTTCGTCTAAACTGTATTTTCGCCAATTTTCAAATAATTTCTGCATATTATTAAATAGTTGGTGGAGGTGCCGGGAGTCGAACCCGGGTCCTAAATATTTCTACTATAGCGTTCATTCACAAGGTTAGTCAGTTTACGAACTCTGACAAACTTCTCACCGAGCGCACCACCAAGTTTGTCCTATGGGCCTAACTTGGAAAAACCACTTGACCGCCTCTCCCTGGAGGGGAACCATCGGCGGGACTATCTTTGGTTAATAAGGCGTTGTCACTCCCCATGATTAAGCCGCTAGGGCGTAATCAAAGCTAACGTTATCGTTGGCGTTTAAAAAGTTGAGTGTTTTTACTGTGCCACACTCACACAGCCTTGCACGCTATATTTTCAATACTCAGTCGATACCAGTTCACCCCCATGTTATTGACAATTGCAATCCCATTTTCTCAAGGATTTATTAATTCTGCTATCCGGATCTCTTTTACCCTTAGCACCGGTATTTTTCTTCTTCATCCCGCACATCCTAGCACAAAATGATTTACGACGGCCGGCCGCTTTTCCGCCTTTACTTTTCTTAGCTTGTTTAGCAGAAACAGGAGCTTTTAAATCAGATCCAGGATTTGCTTTTTCGTATGACTTACGACCAGCAGCATTTAAACCACCTTCTTTATTTTTACCGGCCTTTCTCTGCCATGCGGGAGTTTTTGCTTCATCCATTTCCCCTCTTTGCAAAAATTCTTTACAAGAAACTTTTGTACGTGGGTCATCTAACAATTCTTGGATTAGATCTTCATCTAGGTCTTCAGCTGTAATCTTTTTCCATTCTTTTTCACTTGGATAATCTTTATCTCCAGGCTTGGCAGGTTTTTCGCCTCGTTTACGCTTAGCTCTCATATTATCAAAAAAATTAGATTCGTTTAAAACACTTGCTAACTCTTCTTGAATAATCTGCTTTAATTGTGATTTTGTGATTTTCATTAATTCATTTCCGTAATTATTTATAAGCCTTGCTTTTTTTCAGCCAGCCAGAAATAGCCAATCTCAGATTCATCTTATTGTTTGGTGCTTTGTCATACATTTGTTGCCAGGCAGCAATAAATTCGTCAAATGAATCTTCAAGCGGCTGTCCTTTCTTGATAGCTTGTGCGACAGTCATTTCGGAGCCATCTCTTGTTTTAATCTTGTGTGAATTTAGTTGAATTTTCAAAAATTTAATAAGCATAGGATGAATTTTTTTTTGTTCATCCAATACACCTTTTAACTCTTCTTTAATGATTTGTCTTAATTGTAGTTTTGTGACTTTCATTTAACAGCCTTCACAGCTCACACAACTACAGCACGCGCAACAAGCCTTGCAGCAGTTTTCAACACAACAACATGCCTTTCTGAATAAGTTTTTTAGTTTATTAAGTAATTGTTTCATTGGTTTATCTCCTTGTTAAATATTTTTCTCACTGCTAAAATCTCCCATTCTCTTACTTAAGATCGATTTTGCAGCTTCGTAATCATCTCTAAGGGCAGGATCATTTCTTCTTTCTTCTGCCTGACCTTCAGACTTAAAAGGTCCTAGAACTTTTTGACCACTTTCTGAATCAATAATATAGAAGCCGTTGCGCTCTTTTCTTAGCTCAAAGCCAGTTAAGTCTAGTCCCGAGCGAAGCTCAGCAGCATCATCTTCATTTGAATCCGGATCAGCTATAGGCTTTTCGTGGTAAGGTGAGTCAGGATTTGCCGGGTTATCCTGCCATTTACGGTCAGCTAGCTCGCCCTCGTCTATTGGCTTTTTTTGCGGTTTTTGTTTTTCAATTAGATCAAAAAGTTCATTTAAATCGTTTCCAACGCTCTCTACTAAACTTCTAAATCTTATAGGTATCGATCTCTCCATACCACTAGCACTTAAATTTTTATATCCAGAAGGACATTCATCGCACTTAATTTTCGCATCAACGTCCTGTGGTAATTTTTGAATCGCTTTTTGCAAATCACTTATTGCACTATTTCCCATTTGAAACCAATTTCTCCAAGCTTGAACAACATCACCTATCGCATCCTTGCTTGGCCATGTCGCAACCCGCTCATCAAGAACGTTATTCATTTCTTCTTCAATAATTTGCTCTAGTTCTGATTTGGTAACTTTCATGCTAACGCCCCTTTCCTGCTTTTGCCATGCAGCTTTTAACTGATTCACCTGGTTCGCAGATACCTTGTCTTACCGCCCAATGATCTGCAGGCATCGTCTCGTCAAACGTTCGCACAGCGCCTTCTTTTCCTCTTGTAACCGAACTGTGTTTATCGGCTGACGGCACAACTTCTGCCACCATGCCAGAATCCATGCCGGCTTGAGCAGTCTCGGGTTCTTTTTTGTAATTTTTATGATTTTTTTCAAGCCTAGCGAAATGAGATTTTTCTAGCTGACTAAGCGCGTCAGAACCGTCTGGGCCAGACCCAATCCCTTTATCGAGATCATTGATAAGCTCTCTTGCCATAGCATGAGCAAATTTGCAACCTCCATCTTTGAGACTATCAAAGAAACTTCTTGGCTCTCCACATGGGTCAAAAACAGAGTCTAGAAATTTAGAAAATCTTATTTTATCTTTAGGATCAAGATCTTTAAACCTTCCACTTCCAGCCTTGCCAGAATTAATTTGTGGCATTCTTAGTAAAGATTTTATTTTATCAGGAGAACTTCCAGCAAAACCGCCGGCTTCATCGGCACCCGTACCAGCCCCGCTTTCTTTGTCTGCTTTATTAGAAATCTTAATCAATGCTTGTTGCATTGTCTGAACCTCTACTCCTTTTTCTTTTAGACGTTCTCTAATATCCACGTTCATTTTTTTATTAACGTAGCGAAGAAAAATAACATCTGCGTTGGCGTTTTTAACAAGATTACCAACTTCTGTTTTATCAACAGCCGCGGCAGCGCGCTCCAGCCTTGCTGCTTGCTGGTCAGCCTGTTTTAATAGCTGCTGCAGACTCATAGCTTTGAGCTTTTTATGCATAGATTTCATATGCGCTTTTAAGTCAGGTTTTAATTTTGCTTTTTTCGGCACAACATTCTGAATACGTTTTCGTACTTTGTTTACCATCGCATCAAACCGCTTATCATCAGCCTCACGGTTCTTTTGTTGCAGCGCCAGCAATGTAGCCGCGGCCTCGGCTGCAGCCCTCTCATCCGCTACAACATCGCCGCCAAGAATTTCTTTCAGACCTTTTTTTGCATTCTTTTGGCCGGCTTTTGCGGCCCACTTTATTATTTGTTGATCATTTTTTAATGGAGCATATTTAAAAACTTCTCCAGGTTTGTTGATAATTTTTGCGAGCGCTTGTAAATCATTTGCTAACGCTTTGAGTGTCGAACCACTAAGAGATTTGCCAAGAGACTTTTTATCACCTACTTTAGTAATCTTCTGTTGTAGTTTTGGTATTTTTACAGGTACTGATTTTACTGGATGAAGTACTGAAACTTCAACATTTAATTGATTGCCCTCGTCAAAGATTGTAAAAAAAGCTGGCAACCTGGCAGCTTTAGTATCTGCAGCGGCTTTCCTGTCAGCTTTAACTTTATTTCTTGCTAGAAGGTCTGTTTTTGCTTTTATGGACTTCTTCTCTGCGGCTGCTTTTCTAGCGGCTAGTTTTTTAGCAGCTGCTTGTTTTTTTAGTTCTGCATCAGAATATGTTGCCGCTTTGACATCTTTTTCGATATCGTCCTTTGGCGCTTCGGCTAGATCTTTTATTTCACGTATTTTGATTTTCATCTTCTAGCTCCTACAGCTTTTCTCCACATTTTCTGCGCGCGCACAGGATCATATTTCTCACTTCCTGGAGTGGCGTATAATTTAAACGCACCTTCTGCGCTTTTTGCAACAGCTTTATAATCAATTGTTCGCTTCTTTCTACCTTTCAGCGCCTTAGTTGCCATGTTTTTTCGAGCAGTGCGCATTTCTTCTACAACTGCTTTGGCTGCTGGTTCTATAAACCGGTCAATCATATTCTTGGTTAATTTAGTGCCGCGGCCAAATTCATCAATAGCCAGCTCGCGAGCCTTATCTGTGACTTGTTTTCCTAAACTTGAGCCCCCGCCAGATCGCGCTAGTTTGGCTAGCCGCGCGTCAGCGCCATCGTCAAAAATCCAGGCCATTTTCTTTCCGGCTGTTTTTTTAGCCAGTTTAAGCACTTCTTCGTCTTTTGGCTTGTAAGTCTTCGACGCAGCCGCTCGATCAAGCTCCTCACCCTCACCTTCATCTCTAAGTTCTTGTTCGAGTTCCTTTCTTTTTTCCGGAGAAAGATCTTTTTTGTCTAACATCTTTCTGACATACTTGAGTCGTCGATCTGAGCCCGAGCCGGGTCCAAATTTTGAAAAGTATTTTTCATTAAATCTAATAGTGTCTTTGGTATACCAATCGTTTTTGACTAAAGCAGCAACGAACGCAGCAGCATCTTGGGCCGTAATCTTCCCTTGCTGAACGAGCTTTTTTATGTAATTCGGGCTTACGAGGGGCTCACTAATCTTTGGATTAGGCTTTCTGCTATACTGCTTAGCGCTCTTTGCAGAAAGTATACCCGCGGCTTGCATCTTTTTTAATATGTCATCGCCGCCTGCCTCTGCTTTTTTCTCCGCGGCCTTTTTCTCTGCTTCTGCTGCTTTCTTTTTATCCTCTGGTTTGCCAGTCTCAGCAGCTTTCTTTTTAGCTAATTCAGCTTCTTTTTCAGCCTTTGCTGCAGCGCCCCCAACCGCAGGTGTAGCGTCTTTTCCTTTATATTTTAGCTTACCTGCTTTTGCTAGCTCGACTTCCTGTGCGGTAAGACCAAACATTTCTGAGTTAGGATCCCACTCACCTTCGGCATTAGGGCGGACTCTAGCTTCAATCGGAACTATGCGGCTCCAGTTTATTCTGTTTTTCTTGGCTTGAGCAAAAAATCTGCCACTTTTACCTTTGGGAGCAGGGCCGACTTCTTCCATTAGAACTTGCCAATTAACAGTTGGCTTTTGGCTTTCGTTGTAAGGTCCTTTTTTAGTCATATAGTCTGAAAACGCATTGGGGTTTACTAAATTTCCTAGGTCGTCGACTGCGAACATTTTTTGCAGATCTGCAGCAGACATTCCAACATTAGGATCCCGCATGTGTTGATATTTTCGCTGTTCAACATGTTCTTTAGGAGTTAATCCACGCCAATATCTTTTAGCCTGGGCAACAGCCGCTTTGAGAGATTCAGGGGTTCTTTTAACACCAGGCTTGTTGAGCGCCTCTCCAGCCCTGTTCCACAATGGCTGATCAAATTGGCTTTCCGCAATTTTTAAAAACAAGGGCGACAATCTCCACTGTTCACTATCCAAGATTCTTATCTGTTCTCTCCAATCTGTCCACGGGAGCACGCGTGAATCAAACTTTTTACCTGTTCGGTTGTCCTTAAAGACGCCTGTTTTGATCCAAGCGTCTCTATCTAATTGCGGATTCAAGACAAAGTGATATCCTTCTGGTTTCCTATACTTTGTCTTTGTTTGAGGGTTGTACGACCCGGGTCTCCGACTAGTACTTCTCGGTGGTTGATATTTGCCATTTTTTTCAATAAGCCTACCCCAGGCATCGACGCGAGCCTGTTCATCTTTTCCATAAGGCCGAAGTGGTGTACCTACTTGTGCTTTACTCCTTTGCCTTTCTTTTTCTCTAACTATAGCAGGGTTCACGCGACGAATCATCTCTGTATTCAGATTATCCGAAACATGAACGTATTTTGACATCATATACATCCAAAAAGGCGGAACCAAATACCGAGCAGCTCCGCTTCCGGTACCACGCGCGACAGACTTAAGTCTCTTCATTTCTGCAGCACTTTCTTTGTGCGTTTGAAAGTATTTTTGAAATTCAGCTGCGTGTTTTCTCCGCGCTATGTCGGTATCCCCTTGCACTGGTCCTATTTTTTCTATAGCTTCATAATACCATTTTGCTCGCTCACCAGACAAAATGTGTCTAGCAAATTTATCAGCCCATGGAAATTCAGATTCGTATATTTCAACATATTTTGCATAAAGAGGCTTGGCCGCCCATTCGCGAAAGCCGGGTACCTGGACCCAAGCTTGGTATTTTCGCCCATCGCCAAACATGGGGACTTTTTCTTGTCCCGACTTTTTCATCAGCCACCATTTAGCAGTACTTAGCCACTCCGCCAACTCTCCAGGCTTGGGCTCTCTCATCCATTCCCATGTCCAGACAGCCACCACGCCCTGGTCGCGACCCCGATACTCCTTTTTCAACCTCCCAGGCTTTTCCGGATTCCAAACCAAACCTGGAAGTGTGCTCAATGCCATTTTTGCCCTTTCAATCGATATGCCAGTTGTTTTATCCAGGTTTTTGGCCGCCCCTTGCGGAGGGAAGAATGCATCACCGGGCTTCCATGGCCGTAAAGTACCAGGACTCTTAACGTCTCCTGCCCAAAATAAGTTTAAATATCCTTCTAATTTACCGTTGAAATCTTTCAACTTGGCAACGTTGATTCTATTCATTGCCTCGTTGTCTTGCAACGCACACTCTTCTTCTTCTGTCAGGCCTAGCTTTGTCCCAAAAATTTCAACGTTGTGCATAATCCAAAACGCGCTATGACAGTTTGGACCAGCTTTAACCTCTATAATTGCTGCAGCAATTTCTGTGATTGCAGCGAACCACCCAATGGGGCCTGTTCCTGCTAAAGTTGCAACTCTTGCCATTCTGGCACCGGCCCAAGCAGTGGTTCGAAGAAGTCCTTTTACAGCGGTACCGACAACTCCTCGCACAAACTTAGTTAACCAAAGGTTAGCAATTTTTTTGCCATATCCTTGAACTAACGCGTTAAGGAATCTCATCTTAAGACGAGTATCTTTCATGAGCGGCAATCTATACAACTCATCGAAACTAAATCTAGTTCTTATACCAGCGCTTAATTTATCGCATCTATTTTTAAAAGACTCGAAGCCTCTAGAATCACTCCAAATCTCGATCGGCACTCTCATCTTTGCGCCGCCGGGTGTAGTGTAGTCCCAACTTTTAGCTAGCCTCGTGGGTGATTTGGGCCTATCAGGCGCATCTTTCATGCCACCCGGATGGTTCTGACCACCTTTTTTGATTCTACTTACATCATCTGCATCCCCTGCATCTACCCCACCCGGAGTGGGCTTGCGCGTCGGAGCGTCCGGTTGCCCTGTAGGCTTAACCCGGGCGGCTTTGGCCTTTTTAATATTATTGTTATGTAGATCTCGGTAGCGCTTTAATTCTTCTTTGGGGAAGGGAAGACGACAGCCTTTTCCTGCTTTTTCAAGCAAAAGAAATTGAGGGTACTCTAAGACATCTTTTTCCTCTCTCATGGGATAGGGAGACCTCGGCGTGACTTTCACCGGTTCTTTGCTATAACATTTTTTCCCTTTAGGGTCGATTAGCTTTGCAGCAATTGAATTTTCTTCGGCATCCGCGGAACCCTTGCCAAACTTAATGTATCCATCTATTTCTCTTTCAAGCCATTCAGCATTAAACACTTTCGCGTTCGCCCCGCCTTTGTATTTAAAACCACTGCCATGGGGCACTTTTTTCCAAGTTTCTTGGTTGTTTCGATCACCACCGACCGGATGCATCCAGTATTGAGCCGCGCGAACTGCATCTTCTCGTTCATCAAACGCGTCACCCGGATTTCCTTCTGGAGTTTTAAAAGGCCAATAGACTTGTTGTTTTCCTTCAAGCGCATCGTTTAAATCAAATTTTGCAGCATAAAAGGCCTGATTGCTTTCCATATCGTCGGGGTCAGCTATCGGCCAGTCTTTGGGAGAGCCATAATTTTCGCGCTTAAAAATACCACCTGCATCGCCAACGAGATCTTTAACGCTCATATTTTTCAAAAACCACAATCTTTTGTTTTTCGGAAGTTTTTTGAACATTCCAGCTAGCGTTTTTCTAATTACAAAATCTGAGCCTTCAAACTTCGAGCCGGCTTTTCCGAGACATCCGCCTGCCTTAAAAGCTCTTCTGTCACGCTCTGCTGTTCGAATTTTTTCATTATCGTCGCCGGCAAATTTTCCTTCGAGCAAGCCTTTGATCGTACATGCTGTTTTGAACATGTTTACAAGTGAAGTGTTTAGGCTTTTGCCCTTTTGACTAATCTTGTCTAGATCAACGCCTTCATCTTCCATCACCTTTTTCATTCTTTTAATGATTGCTTCTTCCGTAGGTTTTGCATCACAGCCCCCACCCATAGCCGCTATTACTGTCGAAGCTTTTAAGACTTTGTCATAGTTTGGAAAATCATACTCTTCATTCCAGGTTCCATCTTCATTCCATTTTTTATCGTCAAGTACCCAGTTGATTGATTCTGGATCATTTGGATCTTCAGACATCCAGCCGGTCAATCCGTCCCACAAGTTTTTGGTGGCCTGGCCGAACGTTCCTTGTCCGCTCATGACCACACTTACCTCGTAGCCGGCCCACGCGATGCCCCCGCCTATCGCGGACATTTTCGCCAAGGCTTTGAGATTCTCGCCGCACCATCCGGTGAACTTTCGCGCCACATCGCCGCCAATTTGACCAGCTGTCCTTGCAGCACGCTTCGCAATGCTTTTTGTTGTATCTGCTAACAGTTGAAGCCTTTTTAATACCCTGTCCATTTTTTCGACGTACGTGCCGGCAATTTTTTCCAGTTTAGCCGCGGCTTTTTTATAGGGATTAGGGCTGTCGGGCGTATCTGGTCCTGACAATAGATGTCTCATATCATCTCGCAAAGCTTGCATTTCGTTGCTCAAAGAACCGGACATGTTCGTCACATCCCCAAGCCCTTGAGTGCTTGCCCGCACATTTCTTAGGTATTCTTCGAACTCGGCGTCGCTCAGGCCCTTAACCCAGCCTCTCAGGCCATCATCTTTAATCCAATTAGTTCCAGGCTGATCAATCCCTGGCCAGGCATCCGGACCGGAAACACCAGATTGCCCGGGCCTGAACTGCTTGCGCATCGAGGTATCGACTTCTACTATGGCATTGTTTGCCCCCTCAAGTTTTCTTACCAGCGAGTCGTGCACGTTATCGCCCAGATTACCTAGCTCGTTGCGTCTTAATTCGACTATTTCGTTGATAATAGGCACGCCCTTATTTTTTAATTCTTCAAGCTGAGCCCATGCCTCTCTAAACGCGCGCTGATGTTCAACAATCAGCTTTATTCTGTTATTAAGCGCTGTATCTGCTTCGTTTAGTAAAACGTTCTTTGATTCAGCAATTTTGATTGTAATTTTCTTATCGTTAGACATGTGAAAACGTTCCTAGGGTTTACTAAAATAATTAGTAATATTGTATTTCTTTAGCAATCTTTTAAGCATAGACTTGTTTATACCTAAAAAACTAGCCATCTCGCCTTGCGTACGCGCACTTGAGTAAACATATTTTAGCACACCATCACGCACTATATCTTGCATTGAGTGCCACAAATCCAAGCCATATAATTTATAGTTAACAGACTTTGCAGCCAATTCCAAGCGCAGACCAATAATTTCTTCTAAAGTTAAAGTTGAGAGCATAATTTCAAACCTTTCATCGATCAACCCTTCAGATTTTAGTTTATTGGAGATGCTATAATAGTCTTGTTCTGGTCTTTTAAAACGACTACGCTTTTTCTCCCACATTATGCACCGCCCAGCGCGTCAGCTAGTGCTGCGTCGACATCACCACCCGCGGCTGGTTCATCCTCACCTTCAGTTCCGCCAGCGGCCTCTTCAGCCTCTGGTGCAACTTTGGCACCCTCAGGTCTTGGAATTACGGTTTTTGAGACATCCCAAGCCGGCTCTTGCCCCATCTGAGCTGCGAGTTCTTTTTCATATATATTAAACCAAACATTCGCATTGTAGAGCAAGTATTCTTCAAGATCATTAATCTCGTTGTCAGGGTCATCTTCACCAAACATTTTAATTTTTTCTTTAATGGCGCTTTCGACTGCAGAATTTTCTAAAGATTTATAAGCATGGCGCGCTCCGACAGGGTTTGATCCTTCAACTTTAAAAGCCTGGAAAGCAGCTTCCTCTTCTTCCTCGGCCTCTTCGGCCTTGGTCTTCTTGGGCTCTTCGGCTGTTTCTTCCTCATCTCCACCAAGCTCGTCTGTACCAACAACATCCGGATCTTCTATCGCCGCATCAACGATATCAATATCAACAGCTTCAGCCAATGCGTCAGCTTCTTTCTGCCTTATGTCACCAATGTCAATTCCGCCTGCACGCACGCCCGAGAAAATAGACTGAAGGCCGCGGAGCATATTATCTCTAAAAGATTCACGCTGTTCGCCTTTGCTTGTTAGCTTTCTTAAATTCCTTTCCATGACATCTTTTAATACGTCTAGAATATCATCCAAAAAGTTAACCGCGGTAGAGCTGTGAGGAGCCGGCTCAGTATCTTCCTTTGCTTCTTTTAAGAGCGCACGAATTACAGTTCGAAGCTTTTCTTCTTCTTGTAGCGCGCGCACGCTTTCGCTTCTCCGCTTGGATTCTCTAAGCTTGATAGCTTTGCGGACTAGCCTTCTTAATTTCATTTCTTGTAAGATTTCTTCTTTTGTTGCCATTTTATGATCTCCTCATTTTTTCTGGCCATGGCGATCCGCCGCCTTCCACTGCACCACTAGCCATTGAGATTTCGTCTAAAGCTCCATCATCGCTTAATTTTTCGTTTTTGTCTTCCTGATCTTGTTGTAGAAGATTTAAAATAAGTTCTTCTATTTCGCTCATTGCCTCTTCGGTCGTGTCCGCAGACAACGGCGCCGCAGCCACGGCGGCACGAGCCCCTAATGCTGCTTGCTTTTCAATATTGGGATTCTCCTCCTCATTAGAAGTAAATAGGCCACTATCACCTAATTCTTCTGCAATATTCTCTTTCTTTTTGACACTTTTGACACATCTTTCATACTTTGCTTTATCTTCTCTGCCGACAGAAGCGGTGCAAATTGCCCATGGATTGTTTTCTTTCTCTTCAAGTAAAATGTCAACCAAAGAAAATAGGGAGTGCATCGTTAAAAAATTTTCCTCAAGGACACCTCCTTGCAAAACGTTTACAACATCATTTCTAAGAGACGGATGCGGAAGAAACTTGTCAAACTCTTTCCACATCGCCTCAGGATCTTGTCCGGGCGGAGGGTTTGGATTACTAGCCGCAGCTAAAGCTGCGCGCATCCGCGACGCACTCGCAGGCTTGCCATCAATTTCATAAGCAGGTGCCGCATCATGTCCAGTTACTTCAACTTTTGCTACTTCTGGCCTTTGTTGAAAATATTTTACAAATTGAGAAATTCTTGCTTCGTCTCTGTCTTTATCACTAGCTCCAATAGAAAAAATAGCTTTTCCAAATTGTTTTACAATTTCTGGATATCTCTCACCTGTTATGATCTTGTAGCATGTTGTAAGCGGGGTTTTATCTTCAGATGGGGAATCTTTAAACTCTACTTTGCCTGAAAAGCCGCCATATAATTTAAATATTTTTTCGCTGTGCGCCTTCGTCACGCCATCTCTTCCTGAGAATACGCCTTTTTGTTTGGGATCCTCAGCACCCAGGCCAGACAAGACATACACTTTTACAACATCTGGATCCTGCTCATAATGCTTAATCAAATTATAATGTCCAACTGTTGGTGGTTTAAACCCGCCTGGAATTAAAATAACAAGCTTATCGTCACCAACAGACTCTGTGAGTTTCATTGGTGGAATGCCTTTCCGCCCATATTTAAACATGCCCAGGATTTGGTTGACAGGCGCAAAATTGCCAGTCATCTTGTAAGTGTGGCCGTCAAAATCAAAAACAAAACCTTCAGCTGGAGTATTAATTCCTTTTAAAGTCTTTAGCTTTTTCATTTGCTGCTTGAGAATGGCCATGGCATCTTCATTGCCTGAATTCTCAATGGCGGTTATCGCTTGCCCTACTTCATCTCTCAATCTTTGAATTTCTTTCTTCTGATCTAAAACAAAAATACTTTGTAGATTTTCTAACATCGCTACAGCAAAATCGTGAACAACGTTTTCTAATGGCTCAATGGCTTCGAGCTTTAAACGCTTGCCATCGTCCAGGATTTCTTTTACTTTTTGAAATTGGTGTGGATCAAGCTTGCGCTTCAGAGCATTTAAGTGGAACTCGGGCCCTTTCGCACCAAGGAGTCTTTTTAAAACAAGCTTCTCAACTTGTTGAGGAAGATCTACTTGTTCTCGTATCATTGGCACAAGACGCGCAATCAAATATTCTCCAATGGTTTGACTATCAGAAATACCTACTTCTCTCGTTAATGACTCAACACCCTGCAGAGCATCCTTGAGGGCTTTCTTATCCGTCAACCCAGCCAGATTTCTCACTGCGTTAACTTGAATTCTGAAATCTTGCTGCTCAATATTATGCTGAATTGTTTCTAGCGCGTTTTGTAGCGCTTCAAAATTCTCTGCTGCGCTATGATCTTCAGCAGTACCCGTTTCTTTACTAAATTTAGAATGCCCAACCCTGTGAATGTTTAGGGTTTTTGTATCATAATTGATAACATTCGCATTTCTTGGATCTTGAATTTCTGAATTGTAATAAATATCAGCATCTTGGCCGAAGATATCTATCTGAGTTTCTTGAGGCAATCCGCGCACAGCTTTCTCAAACGCAGAGAATGCGTCGTTAAATGCAGCTTCTACTGATCCTCTGTTGGAAAACTTTTTAGCCAATTCAGAAGCGGACATGCCGCCTGACTTAAGATTTCCCTTATTTCTTGCAGCAACGGCCATGCCGCGCTGAACAGAGTAAGAAAGATACAGATTTTGTCCATCTGTCTTTTCTGTTCCTTCGAGCCTGCCGTCTGCTGCAGCAACGAAAATCTTTTTTAAGTTTGAAAAAGTAAGCTCATAATTATCATACAGATGATCCATATGAGACTTACCAGCAACGCCAAGAGCACCTTCTGTTAATAAAACAGGTGTTGCCATGGTCTACTCCTCGCTTTTTTCAGCTTTTGCTTTTGGAGCGGCCTTTTTAGGCGCAGCTTTCTTACGCGCCGGCTTAGGTTTGGGCTTGGGTGCTACTTTTTCAACGACTTCTTCTACGGCTTCGACGACGTCTTCAACAGCTTCGACAACCTTTTCGACAACAGTGTTAACAACGCCACCAGCTTGCTCGCGGCGTAACTTTCTCTTAAGTCTTCTTCTTCTTGGGCTAGGCATAGTGTTTCTCCTTTATTTACACCATTTGTTTTTTAAGCGCTCAAAGAGCAGCTCTTCTTTGTTGCCTCGCGTCCAATGAGACTCAGCAACACGAATTCTTCTACCACCGGCTGCACGGCCAGCATGTCGATCATTGTGATCTGGTGTGGAAGCTTCGTCTACTTGTTCAGCTTCATCTTCCAGCCGTTTTCTAAAATCTTGTGCAGATTCGCCCGGGCGCCGTTTAGGAATTCCCTTTATCTTTTTCATCTTGCGTGGGTCCGGGTCTTCTTGCGGTCGACTTAAATCGAAATCTTCAGCTTTCGCCGGGAAACCTTCCTCAAGACCGTCATCCATTAAAGGATCCTCCATGGGCAGCTCCTCACCAGGTAGTTCTCCTGGCAAAGGAGGCATAGGTGGATCGCTTGGGTCTGGGTCCATGGGCATGTCTGGGTCCATGGGCATGTCCGGATCTGCTGGTAGTACATCATCCATAGGGCTTGCTAATGCATCATCAGCTGTAGCTTGCGCATCGGCCATATCTGTATCATAATCATCGTATTCTTCTCTCATCATTTCTTCATCATGAGAATAATCTTCGCGTTGAAGCTGGTGTTCGTGAAGACCTTCTTTTAAAACTGTAAGCGCATTAACGGGAATGTTTTCAATTATAACATCTTTAAATTCAACAGTGTAGTGCGAAACATGTCCGGACTCGCTAAGTGTGTGATTAATGCATCGTCCGCGACGACCTGTGATGTTTTCTTTCACATGTGACGCGCACTTGTGCTTTACCTTTTTTCCTTTCTTGCCCTTTTTTCCTTCGGTCAACACAACCTTAATTCTCTTCATGGAACTCATTGTTTTCTTCTCCTTTTTGGACGATGTCCGCTTTAATAAATAGGTACTTATCATTCCTTCAGTTAATTTAAATTGATCTTCCCAATCTCTAACTAAAAATCCGCCGCCTACCTTATATGCTTCTTCCTCGCAGGCGCGCAAGTGAGGGTCATTTTGAGCATAACCCGGCTCGGTACTAAATTCTCTGTCAAAATCGCCTCTACAATTTTGAGCATGGTGCACTAACTCATGCCCGAGAGATCTTAAAATATCTTTCGGGTGCCGGCTATCTACAAAAAGAGTAATCTTCATATTTTGTGGATCGTAGTAGGCAGTCTTACCTAGCGGATCTTTAGCATTTTCAGGGTCTGAGACTAGCTCTAAACCAACAGGTTTGTCGTATCCTAAATAATCTTGAGCATAGGGCATAAAATCATCTGCAAGTTGCTTGAAAATAGAATGATCGTCTTTTGTTAGATTGTTCAATTCGTACATTTTAAACAGAACCTCCGAATCCCGCCGGCGCGCTCGGTGATCTTTTACCAGCGATATCATCCGCTGTGAGCCCCAAAGTCAATCGCTTAAGCCGGTCGTGTTTATTAGCTACCCGTCGTTGAAAGTTTTCTATTTCAGTGAGTTTATCAAAACCGCCTCTTGCAGTTTCTTTATCTTGAGAAATAAAAATTTTAAATTTCTTTTCGTAATCGCCGTTTAAAGACATCATTTTATCATATGCCGCTGTTCTTAGATCGTTTAAAAATTTAATATACTCGTTGCTTCTTAAGTATTTAAAAGTAAGATTTTCTAACGAATATTCTCCGCCGGCTTCTAATCCTGCCTTGCGAAAGTTTTTAATTTTATCAAATAATTGTTTAGCAAAATCATAAGCTTTTTCATATTCCTTGCCAATGTAAAGATCATCAGCGCGCTCAATCATGTCAACAAAAACGTTAGCTTTCTTTCTTAGAGATTCAGCATCAACATTTACTTCTTTTCTTTGCGGCTCGACAATCCAATCATCGCTTTTCAAAGAGTAGACGCCGGAACTATGATGTGGCTCATCCTTGTTTTGAATGTAAATTTCCACCTCGTGAGCAAACAATTTTATTTTATGAGTCCTGTTCCAGTTAGAAGTTTTTGCACGAAAATATTCTCCCACTAGATCGGTGTTTGAATCAACCAAGCTAAAGTCCACAATCAAATGCAGGTCGATATCAGAAAATTTTGTCCAGTTAAAATTAGCTAATGAGCCTGTAACTGTTACGTCTTCCAAAGACTCTTCAGGTAGATCCAGGCCTTCAAAAAATGACATAGCAATTTTCATTAATTTTCTACGAGCCTGCGGATTGATCTTGTCGCTAAACCACAAGTTCTGATGCAGCGTTTGTTTATTCTGCACCAACTCATCTGCTTTCATGGAAGTGTTCATTATAATTAAATAGTTCCTGTCTTTACTAATTCTAGTTATGCTATTATATTATTAGTGAGGTAAGACGATGACTACTTTATACAACATTTTTAAAAATTTGTTCACAGTTCTTTTGTTTATTCTTGGCGCAGTCTTGGCTGTTTGCTTGTGGGTGTTGGGCCTAGCATTTGGATCTATGAACGATCGCCTTGAGGCAGATATTATTGCAACAAGGGCTGAATGGTTCGATGACAGATATGACGGTTCTTTTGGGCGCTCTAGCTAGTCGCTATCTAGCTTGCCTTCAAGTCGGCCAATAATTCTGAGAATCTCATTGTTGTTTGTCTGAATTTTATCAATGTCAGACCGCAGCCTTGAGATCTGAGATTCGACTTTTTCAAATTTAGAGTCGCTGCTGGTCTGAACCCAGAAGATAACAGCAGCGACAGTTGCCATAACAGCAGCAATAAAAGAAAACCAATCTTTTAAAGACTCTATACTGATCCCTTGCTGGGAATTATTGTCGTTTTGTCCGGCCATGCCCTTATATCCTGTTTTTCTTTTCTCTACGTAGTTTCCTACGTTTAAATTTTGTCTCTATACGTTCAAGTCGGGTCATTATTTTTTCTTGCTGAACTTGTACATTTTCTAAAGAACATGGCTTTCGAGCTTCTTTGACTTTTACTTGGCTAGCTTTTGAATTTATAAGAGAGTCGCAACATATTGTACTTACGAGCAAAAAGATAGAGATTAATAAAAATTTAAATAATTTTGATTTACAAGGTAGACTCATTAAAACATTTCCCCGTCGTCTATCATTTAACTAGTAACAAAAAGCAAGACATGTCAAAAATTGAAATAGGAGACCTCGTTACTTTAAGAGGTATGAAGAAACAAAAAGAGAAACCTATTGGAATGGTTAAGAGAATTTGGGCAACAAAAGATTTAGAAATTTTTTGGCTTAACGAAGATATGGCTAATCGTTTTGCTCTTGTTAAGATCTTAGACGCTAAAAAATTAGAAGTCGTCAGCAAAGCTCATCAATGATTTTCTTCAACTCCAAGCCAGCACAATCAATCTTGCCTCTAGTTAAATGATAGTGACATACAACGCCTTTGAACCGGCCGCTTCTAGCTGATGAGTCGACTCGCGTCAAAAGCTTTCCATTTTCGTCTTCTGGTACTTTAAATGGAATGTTATAATGGTCTCCAAGAGCTTTAACTAATCTAGCATATGCCTCTAGTTGAACCTTGTAATAGCCTAAATGTGGTTTTAGTTTCACGCCATGAACCCGACTATCTTTTAATACTGGCCTAGGCGGCAGGCCTCTCTTTTCATAAATTCTGTTGTATTTTTCATAATAAGCGTTACTGAAGTCAATTCCGATTGACGCATTATTAACACGACGTATCCCGGCGTGCCAACCAATATCGTTTGTGTCTAGTAATTGAAAAATAACACCGTCATTATCAATACAAAAATGAGTTGAAATATTTCTCGCCTCTAAGACCCTCTTGCAGGATTTTGCAGAAGTGCAAGCATCCCAGTGAGTAACCATCATTGTTGGTTTACGTACACTAGAAACTTTTTTAAAGGCGCCTGGCTTAATTAAATCTATTTTAACATCCCAGCTAATTGGAATCTGATCTCCGTTAATTAAGATAAAATTACCAACCCTGTCTTCCAAAGACTCTCTATGGGTCAGCAAACGCCTAAACGTTACAGGGCCGACATATCCGTCAGTCTTTAGATCATGTTTGGCTTGAAATGCCTTGACGTATAGTGTTAGCTCGTCATTAAAGGCATTCAAGTGAGATGCAAACCAGCTTGGGTGCCATCCATGCTTCTTAGCAGATTTTTTATTATAATTATTTTGTCTCCATCCCATTTTTTATAATCTCCTCTATTGTTTCCCCATACTTGCTAATTCTCGCGTCGATTTTAATATCTGGGTAGCGCCTTTTGAGTGCTGCTACCGCGTCGATGTTTTTACCAGAATCATCCAGAAACAGGATGTCTGTCGCACCGTCAACAATTTTATTTTCAATCCAGTTTGCCTTAGCTGCTGGATCGGGACTAGCTAGCCCAATTACATTAATTTTTGATATATCGATACCGATTGACTCTAGCCATTCTTCAATTGCAGCTTGAGCCTTGGGGTCCCTGGCTGTTAAAATAATTATTTCGCGATCACCCGCAGCCTTTGTTACATTTCTTAAAATATCAGTAACCTGTCTGATTTCCCTAGGGTTGATCACTTTATTGAAGTCACTAAAATCATAATCGTTTTTATCGTTCATTTGATGTTGAGAAAATTCGGCAGGTGTCATCTCAACTTGCTTGCCGGTATCAGAGGTCATCCTAACCATTGCGTCTGTCTTAACTAAAGTGTCATCAAAATCAAAAATTCTCAACTTTGATTCTTTAAGAAACTTTCTCCAATCACGCCCTTCAGCCATGGCCGTCATTGTTGGTTTTTTATCAACTTGTGCAAGATCACGTAACGCTTTGGCAACCCCCGCAGGATTTGTACAGTCGATTGCTTTAACATATTCAGTGTCGAGCAGGAGCTTTTCTGCCTGGGTTCTCCCTGCTGCCTGGTTACCTTTATTCTTGCATAAAAATTTAATATAAGCCGGCGTTATTTGTTTGCCCATGTCGTCTATCATGCTTTGTAGTTTTTTGTAATCAGCATAAGATTCAGCATGGCCAGCCGGATTCTCGCCCCCCATGATGGTGCGCAAAGACTGACGAGTTTTTATATTTGTTGAAAATAAGTTTTTTATATTTGGGAAGACATCAACTAAGTGGTCGTCGACAGAATGAAAAAACTCATGCCTTAGGTCTAAGGCTATCGTCTGTCCAAGCGCTTTTTTCATTCGAGCTTGAATATCCGGTGCGCTCCCAAAGTCCGCGAACGCGGCATAAGCATCACTAAAATATACAACAGACAGTGAAATGTAAGCGCCTTTTTTGCCTCCCTTCCTGTTGTAATAGGCCTCCGTCGGGTGTCCGTGGCTTATTTCAAGTCTTTGCTTGGTTATGTTGACTTTTATTTTTAAAGCTTTCTTTATTTGTGGCAACACTCTTCTTTTATAAATTTTATCAACGTTGCTGATGTTAGTCTGACCCTTCATCCAGTTCAAGAGCCTTTGTTTGCCCGGGCCGTTGACATAAGAATTAAGAAGTTTTTTTCTAGTTTTGCTAATAATGCCCTCGACCCATGTTACATATTCGCTCCATTGATCGCTACTTCTCTCTTCTTTGAGAAAACTCTTCCATTTTACATTATCCATCGTATACACCTGTCAAGCAAGCAATTACTATTTTTCGATAGTGTGGACTAATATCAGGTAGATTTTTTACTTGTTCTAAGTTAAAGAACCCATACTCACTATGCTCGTCGCTTAAGATGATGTCGTCTCTTGGAAACTCACCCTCATAAAATTCTTTATTTTTGTGCGTTATATGTAAATCAACCACTTGATCTATCATCAGGCCTGTTTCTTCATATATTTCTCTTTGTAGGCCTTCCAGCGCCCCTTCGTCAGTTTTTATATGACCTCCTGGCAAATCCCAGCCTTTTTCGTTTTTTAAAAGAAGGGCAACGCCATTTCTATGAAGAACTGCTTTGACTGATTTTGTACCGTCATCGCCAGTTGAAGTATAGTTTTTAAAATTATGCATTATTGTAGCCATGTCATTGCCGCGCTTAGCATTGATTTCATTGCCGCCGATATCATTTTCTGATAATCTTTTTTTGTTTTCTGTAAAATATTTGCTAGTAGCTGTAGCTTCTGGATCAAACCGGCCAGTGATATAGTCAACTGCAGCTTGTGTTGAAAAATCTGGATTAAGATACAGCATAATAGAATCATACAGATTGTTAAACTTACCAGTAGGCATTTGAATTATCTCGTTCATGACATACCAGGTATTAAGTTCTGAAAACTTTGAATCTGCATATGCTTTTGGAGGTTTTGGTCTTGGTTCACCTGCGGGCTTCTTTGCGCGCACAGCCTTGGGTTTGGCAACCGGCGCCTCAGGTGTTGGGTAATATTTGTAAGCTGAGCCCTTCTTTCCGCGAGACGTAAGCGATCTTACACCAGGAACCGTGACTTTTCCTTTTTCGTTTTTGACACCAAGAAGAAACTTGCCTGCCTCTTCAAAACCTTTTCCATCAATTTCGTCAAACAAGGTACCAAGCCAGCTTTTTTCCTCAAATTCTCTTTCGATGTCAGCAAGGTCTTGATTGATCTGCTTGATGTTTCTTATAGAATCTTTAATCTGGTTGATGGCAAACTCGGTTGTAACGCCGAGACCCGGGTCGCCGGTTTGTCTAACTTGCATTGAGACCCACACGATTGCTTGTAACTCGTGTGGCAATAAGCCAAGCTTTTTTGCCTCTT